AAAGTGTCTTATCGCCCCCGGATTCTCCCATCCTCTACATTATATTTGGCTTATTTTGGATGGGGGTGAGGGGGGGTGAAAATTTGGGGGGTTAGGGTTAGGGTTAGGGTTAGGGTTAGGGTTAGGGTTAGGGTTAGGGTTAGGGTTAGGGTTCAGGGTTAGGGTTAGGGTTAGGGTTAGGGTTAGGGTTAGGGTTAGGGTTAGGGTTAGGGTTAGGGTTAGGGTTAGGGTTAGGGTTAGGGTTAGGGTTAGGGTTAGGGTTAGGGTTAGGGTTAGGGTTAGGCCTAGGGTTCAGGCCTAGGGTTAGGGTTAGGGTTAGGGTTAGGGTTAGGGTTAGGGTTAGGGTTAGGGTTAGGGTTCAGGCCTAGGGTTAGGGTTAGGGTTAGGGTTAGGGTTAGGGTTAGGGTTAGGGTTAGGGTTAGGGTTCAGGCCTAGGGTTAGGGTTAGGGTTCAGGCCTAGGGTTAGGGATCGGTTGGCCGCTAGGGGTTCGACGAAATTTTTTTTTTATACAGTGTGTGGCCGCGAGAGGGTTAGAGGGCGCGTGCGCAGTCGGAGTTTTCCTATTTTCGGCCCCGCGCATGCGCGGTCATGTAGAGGGCGCGTGCGCAGTCGGAGTTTTCCTATTTTCGGCCCCGCGCATGCGCGGTCATGTAGAGGGCGCGTGCGCAGTCGGAGTTTTCCTATTTTCGGCCCCGCGCATGCGCGGTCATGTAGAGGGCGCGTGCGCAGTCGGAGTTTTCCTATTTTCGGCCCCGCGCATGCGCGGTCATGTAGAGGGCGCGTGCGCAGTCGGAGTTTTCCTATTTTCGGCCCCGCGCATGCGCGGTCATGTAGAGGGCGCGTGCGCAGTCGGAGTTTTCCTATTTTCGGCCCCGCGCATGCGCGGTCATGTAGAGGGCGCGTGCGCAGTCGGAGTTTTCCTATTTTCGGCCCCGCGCATGCGCGGTCATGTAGAGGGCGCGTTCCTGATTTCCTTCCGCTACCCGTGCGTTTGGCACAAGTTTGGCGGCAGCTCCAGCATCCGTTTTTGGAACTCGATTCCGATTACCGCAGGTCTCTCGGACTAGTTGAGAGGGTAAGTGTTTTGTTTTTGTTTTATTAATTTGTTCTGTGTTTCCTTCTCCCTATACAAACGTGTTTGTTAATTTATAGGCTTGTATGCCCCGCTTCATTTCACTCATTATGTAGGCGTTACACTGACCTTTGCACTGCGTCGGGGATCTATGGGTTTCTGTGTGCTTACTACGATTTTAAACTTGTTATTTTACGGTTTGAATTTTTAATACTTGTCCTCGTTGAATAGATGATAGCCTGTTAATAGATTTGAGTCAGGCATTGCGGAGTTATATGTTACGCGGTTCCCAGCCTATAAGAATCGTGGTGTTGGCGCCAAAAAATGCGCGCCAACAAAAAGGCGCCAAAAAATTGCGCGCCATTGTTTGGCGCCTTTTTCTGCGCCGTTTTCAAAATCGCGCCATACCAATTTCAAAGTTCCCGCCATTTGGCCAACACGCTATTATCCCTGCATGATCTTCTTTAATTGGACGACATTCCTCGATTCCCGATCCACATATCCAGTGACAGGAGTTCGGAATAAACGTTGTGATACGCGATCGAGTTTTCGTGGCATATTCCTACGGAAACCTATTGTTCTGTGGTTGGTTTCGATCTATCGTTCTCGTACTGCGTGACCTCTACGGAACAATAGTTTTCCAGGAGATTTCCCGGTTTCGACTGCCGAAGCATGGAAACGTCCTGGGAAAATCTGTTGTTCCGTAGTGTTCTCGTGACACTAACTCGAGATCCCTGCGAAATGACAGTTTTCTCTGGGAATTACATCGTCCTGATTGTCGCGACATGGAATGGAAGCCTCATAGGAAGAACTCGATGTGATGATGCTCTCTAGCCAAGAGAGCCGCGAACGCTCCAAGGAGAACTGTTATCTCGGGGAGATCCCGATCTCTCCTACCAGCAACTCGAGATCTCTACGAGATTACAGTTTTTGGGGGAAATGTGTCCTCAGAACTGCTTAATCGTAGAAGCTTCCTAGTGGATGGCGTTGTCTCGTAGAGGTCCAGATCTCTCCTGTTGGCAACTCGAAATCTCTACGAGATAACAGTTTGTCTAGGAAACTTTCCTCCCAACTAAAGAGCGATGACTTAGGAAGTAAACGTGCCCTCATCACCGCCCTTACACACTGCTAGTCATTCATGTACATTGCGATTGTGCCTTGGTGCGGGGCGGTTCCTAGGCACCATTTATCTTGTATTCCTGTACATCCCCTCCTTAATACTTTAATTGGAGCCACATCGTTTTGCCATGTTGATCTGTTTCCTTTCCCTGTAACAATGGTTACATTCTAAACGAACTAACTTGCTTTGAAGAAATCTACGAATTGATAGACTGTATATGCGCCCCTTTTCTTTATTAAAAACGCTTAACAAGGTAACAATATACGTAACATTCGAACAAGTACCAAGATAACTATATAACGGCTTATATAACTATCTTTTTTATTTAGACAAGTCACAACTATGTTCTTTTTTTTTATCACTGTGTTCTCGGTCCGGAGATCATTGTCGTTCCAGGTGCATGTGGTTCGTCCGATAGATCGTAGCGTGGCGAAAGCACCGGAGCAGTCTCAGGAATTACAATGCGCCTGTAAAACCGGCTAGGCTTCCGACATAGACGCGGTGGTCTGTCCCCCGAGTGCCATTCTTCTGGATCTGATGCAGCGCAATGTTCTTTTGCGTCTGCCGACGGGCGAGCTCGGTCAACGTAAGTGTCATTAACGGCCTGTGTTGACCCGCTGTCGTGGCGTAAAAACGAACATGGTTCATTCTCCTGTTTTACAGGAGTAAGGGATATTCCCGACATAGGGGACGGTGTACAGAGTTTCAGCAGTAGTATCGCTTCCGTCCTAGTAATGAAAATTTTTTGTGCTCACCCTTTAATTTATCATCCCTTTAGCCATTCTTGACAAATTCGAATTTGACAACACATATTCACCAACTTCTAAGGTTTTTACACCTCATAGCATGTACACAATATACAAATGTGATGATCTCAGTGAAATGCTATGACTAAAATGGAGGGAAATGTACATGGGATGGATGTGTACAGGACAATGTAAAGGAAGTACTATATATACAGATTGGAGGGCGAATTGAGTGATTCATACTAGTTCGACACTTGTCTAAATTGTTATGAGGTTTGGGGACAATATTTATTGACTAGTCTGTAAAGGTCGTGTCCCGATTCCCTATGTTTAATGGAGACATGTATGGAGGTTTAGTGGGGGGTCGAACTTTCATTGCCCGAATGTCCGAATTTTCCTGGGCTGTGGTTTCCGGACCACCTTCCTCATGCTGTCCCCAGGTAATACAACTGCTTCGAATTGAGGCTACCATATCTTCTGCTAGAGCGGAACATGTTCCCTCGGGAATGTGAACAACAACCGGCCTGGCCTCTGGATCTGGAGGTAATATTACAGACCGACAAAGATTACGAGCCGTCGGATGTAAGAAAGAGGGGGAAACGATCGCATTCATTTTAGATTCAATCACATATATGGGTCTCAGGGGGGCACATAAACCCCATTTTCGTGCAGCTCGGTTAGAATATGTCTCGCCGCAGAGAAAGTCTGGCCTCACGTGTTTAACTGCAGCAAAATAAAAGAGGGGAGTAGTAGGAACGCAAGATACGTCTTCCAGGCGCGTTTCGACTGTATACCGGACATTGCCGGTACAACATAGATTGATGGTACTGTCCTCTATCCCAATTTCACAGTAATAATACTGTTCTAGATCCATGAGAGTTAATGGGCCGACAACATCCCGCGAGGTTATAATAGTGGTCCCGAAATCGAGAAGGCCGGGCCAGCGGACACAGCACTGACTACGGGGTGAAATTATACATTTCATGTAACGTGTCGCTTCTTCAATGATACATGGACCGTTTGGTAGTCTATATCGATCTTCTACCGTATCCATGATTATAAGTTTCTTTTTACGTTTCATACATTGACGTTGTAGGTATTCCACAGCACCCTGATAGCCCAAATCCTCTGTTGATAAAAACAGGACTCCCATCCGAGTCAGTGGAGATATATCGGGTGCTGCTTTCCATCGGCCAGCCCACGCACTGCTCTTGGGTAAGCATAATCGGTTAGAAAATGCAGCAAGGAGGAATGATAATCCTCCTCGCTTATTATCAAACTTCAGCCCTCCCGGGGGAGTATCTGGAGCGGGTACGCAAAACAGGTGTTCGCCTGGGAGGGGTGAGTATAAAACAACGATAGACACATCATCGGGAGATTCTTGTTGGTATCGCATCCAAGCAGTCCTTGCTCTAAGCTTTGAAGTGGCTGTGTGAAATGCCTCAGATGCAGCGCTAGTTATAATTTCGTTACTATTATATTTTCCAGGTAACGCATTTGCGACACGAGCGATGTCTGCCATAGCCTCGGGAGAATAGCGCAACACCTCTTGCCATGGTTCGGGGATTCTGGCAAACTCTACTAGTTCCACAAATGCCCCGTTGGGGCAGTATGCGTTCAGAACAGATTGGGGAGGGGTTTGACCGATCACCGTTCCAACCGGGAATTGCCTGAATGCGGCACGGTCCTGACGTCCCCGTGGGCCTACTAAGGCCCCGGTCATAATATCGGTAGGACTATAGCAGGACGGGTGGTATGGGCGTTTGGATGGGGACGGGCTGCTACTGCAAGAGCGGTTTGGAAGGGAACTTGATAGAATATCGTGGGTTGTGGTGGTAGGGTCAAGCAGTGTTTGTCCGACCGACGGTTCCGGCATTGGGAGTGGTGTCTGCAAACCCTGTTTGTATTGCTCGGGAGCTGACTTGCGCTTACGGGAAACTCCACCAATATCAGAAGGGGTACTAGACTGGGCAGATCTGCGTCGCTCCTTGCTAGAAACGGCGGGTCCAGTGTATAAGTTCTTTCGTTCCAGAGAGGATGATTGGTCCATAGCCGAGGGATGGGCGGTGCTAGTTTCTGGCAATGTCTCATCCGTCTGTGCTTTAGCCGAGGCTTTAATCCGAGTCTTTGTCGGATCTTTTAGCGAAATAGTATCACTAGAAGTTTTATTCCCTTTTTTAGCCGGGGTTGGAGTAGAGCTGCAACTGTGCCCATTTGCCGCAGGCTGTACTGGGCCGGACATTGTGTTCTCGTGTGGCGTTCCGGCAGGGTCCCTTTCGGGTCTTGGGGTGCTTATCGGTATTGGATCGCTTGTATGTCGGTGGGTGGATTTAATGGGAGATTTATCAGACGCAGACTGGGATGATGAAGTGGAGCGTCGGGGACGCCCAGGACCTCGAAACAGCTGATCGGGTCTCCGTGGTGGAGCAAATACCCCATAAGTGCCCTTTGAACTCCGCCCATCGTTAAGCAACTCCGCTGTGCGGCGCAGGTGCTTGGCCTTTACAAGGCCAGGATCACCATCGTTCGTTCCGCGCCAGTCTCGTAGTAAGAGAGAAGTAATGTCCCTTGACCCCATGCGCACCCACGCTCGATCTGGGTCTTGTCTAACCAAAGGTCCGATAGTTTCTGCAATCAGTGATACCACGCGAGCTGCAAGAGCACGCTCATCGAGATGTTGAGAGGTAGGCGTGTTTCCATACGCGCCATAAACAGCTGCTCTGAGATCCGATAATTCATGGTACCAGGAGACGAGGAGAATACGGCATTTCTCCCATTGTTGCAAATCGGGAACGTGCGGTGTAATACGCGAGTCGTAAAAAGATAACATTTTAGCTACTCTATGCGGCCCGTCTGGACCACATAGGAGCGCGGCCACTACACTATCGCAGGCCAAAACACAAGCATCTGCGAGTTCTTCCAAGGGTCTGGCTGCGTCGAATTCTTCGACAAGGCAGTCGGGACGTGTGCATCCCGCAAAACTAAATTCGGGGTCATCAAGAGATCCGTCCGCCAGACACCTACTCAAGTCCACAACACTTTGGTATACGCGTCCATGGATTGCCGTCACATCAATTTTAGGGGCATGTGGGGGTGCGGTTGTTTGGGTAGATGTGGTTATCAAAACCGATGGCGACGTTGAGGGTTTAGATGAGATTCCCTTTTCCGTTTCGGAAGAGTTATCTGGAAAAGCCATTGATGCATATGCTTTCTTAAGGGAACGGAACAGAAAGGTTTTTTGGTCTTTGCAATACCTGCGTGTCATAGCTATACTCGCGGCTATATGCGGAAACGCCCATAATAATTTTCTCTCTTTCATGGCACCAGCTATGTGAGGGATGCATCTGTTAACTGTGCCAGTTACAGCCGCTCCGGGCGAATCGTATGAACTCTGGAATTTCTGAACATATATGTGGTTTAGGGCAGCATCGGCGGGAGACAGCTTCCCGTGGTGCATCCAGTTCAGAGGATTTACTTTCATGCTTTTGTGAAACAAAGAGTTTACGAGAGCGTCGTATTGTTTGGCATAATCTTTCATTTCCTCTACATAGACGGGAACTGGGCCATGGGATGTGTTGAATCTGTGGATAGCTTCTACTATCTCTGGACTATCCGTAAGTGCTTGTCGATGCCCACCAAGGCCACCGAACCAGCACCGGCCAGGCGGTGGCAACGGAACCTCCCACCATACGCTTCCGCAGAGGTCATAGGGGGACGTGTCCGCAAGGCCAGAGGAGGATGTCACCTGAATATCATTGCGTTGGACGGCTCGGCCGGACTTGGGAGGACGCCCACGTGGGCGTCCTCCCCCACGCCTGTTTGCGGTTTCTTGGGGTAAGTAGTCCTCATCTTCCAGTTTACGCGTTCGGGGCGATGTTTTTCTCCCCTTAGACTGCGGTCCGGATCGCCCACCACGATTACTACCTCTGCCCCGACGCGGGCGGCTCGAACAATCAGCCCGCGGTCTGGGGGGCGACGGAGATGGTGACCTAGATGATGAAGGTGAAGACGGGACGATTAGAGAAGATGATGACGGTGAGGATGATGAAGAGGAGGAAGATGAAGAGGATGGCGATCTGGAAACATGTCCGACGTTCCGGTGAGTAGTATTGGATGGGGGATTCCGGGGAGGGGATATAATAATGTGCTCATTTGACGGTGAAGTCTCAGGGCCGCGTGGTCTGGGGGAACTTCGTGGAGATGAGGTTGTGTGAGGCAGTTCGCTCATTCTGCCAGAAGATGGAGTAGTCAGCCGTGGACCTGAGGTGAGTGGTGCAGGTAAGTCTCCACAGAAATCTTTCTTTGGCCCAGAACGAGGGGGACTTGGGCGCCAGTCTGTGGACGGATTATTCCAATCTGGAACGGGAAGAGGGGGGAACATGGGCTGCCCGTCATCGTCCATATTGGCGTTGCAACGGAGCTGCTGGAACCGCCGTCGGGCTGCTAATGTTACGGCAGCACGCCAGTCGCATAAAGCTTTGTATAGGGGCCGGACTCGCTTTTCGATGGCGGGACCGTACGCCGGGAACCCCAACTCGACCATCGCGATAGCGAGTTGTTGGACCATAAAGGCATAGGAAACTTTGGAGTCCCGGTGTTCTCCAGACTCGCTTCCATCTCCAGTCTGTATATTATTTCTATTCCTAAGCTCAACTCTAGCTTCGCGAATGGCCGCGGAGAGCGCAGGAGGCAGCGTGGTAGATGGTTGTGGCATCTCAAAAGTAACTTCGCAGCCAGGTATTACAGAGTTTTCTGTAAGGTAATTCTCGGGGGCCATCACAAACCCCTTACGTACATTATAAAAAAGGTATCTGTAATGCAGGCATTTAAAGTCTTTCCATGCCAAACCGGTCCAGGGATTGGTGCTTCCATCTCGGCCGTCCACCCAGGTAATCTCGGTGAGTACGGGGCAATAATTGTCGGAGTAGAATTGGCCGCAATGCCTAAGGCGGTCGGGAATAGTAGGACACCTAGTAGCGGGAATCCCATACCAATCCTCATCCAGAGGAGTGCCTGCACCTGGTGGGGGTGCACATGCCGGAAAACACGGCAGGCCCTGAGCTGCTTGCAGCTGATATGAAAAATCTTGTGTAAGGATGTACGCCATATACTGGACACGTCTAAGACAACGGAGCCGGTCCAACAAACGGTAGGAAAGGCGTGGAACCTTAAACACAAATTCGGGGGTAACACGAAGCCCCAGAAATCGAAGAAAAGCTGATATAATATATGCATACTTGGGAATTTGGAGGGCGGGAGTAGGGAGCCGCGCAGCTGCTTCCCACACACATGATGGGAGAGTTACCATACCCGGGGGAGGTACCGGGCATTCGCTTCTAGGGCCCCAACCACAGCCACGAGACCCCAGGACGTTCTCATGACTCTCGGAATGCAGTGCATCATCGAGCACAGAAAGCACGAGTCGGGAACAGTGTGAGAACAACCAGATTTTACAGCCCACCCAGTCCTTCGATAGTTCACATATAGGTTCTGGGAAGTCTGGAAGGGGAGGTGCATAATTGCACTCCACATCCCAATCAAACGGTTTATAATCGCCGTCAAGCAGAGGGGGTTCCCTCGGCAGTTCGATTATCCGGGGACATTTCTGGGGGGAGCTAGTATGGGGTGGGGGTAGAATCTCCCTTAATAAAGCTTCCGTTGCCAAACAATCCCAGTAGGCAGAGCAGCGGTGGGTATCTGGCAGTGTTAGGAGAAAGCTTCTCATGTTTTGTCTCCCTGCCCGTTTTAGTTCCTCGGGCAAGGGGCTGAATCCATCGGGATCATGGAGCCACAATTTAGCATAACTACCAGGCAAATGTTTTATCAGTTCGACTTCTTCTCTGGGGGGAGATGGGATTGCAACGGAAGTTGACAGGCGATACACATACCGAAAGCCGGCCCCCCGTACTCGGGGGGCTGCAACTTCCCGTCTGAAATCTGCGCTCCGACCTAAACTAGGGACGGGACAACTCTGCGGCTGGGATGAGATAGAATGACGAGGGGGGTCCGGGCTTGGAGCAAGTTCTCCGGGAGACAAAGGAGGTGGGGACGATGGGGGTGATACGGGGGCGGGGGACAATTGTGGAGGAGAAGAGAGGGGAGAAGAGGAGAGGGGAGAAGGTGCAAGGTGCGAGGGGGAACAAGAACTGGAGGAATGCGCAGGCGGAGACGGAGCCTGGGGAGGGCTCGGGGGGGATTGGGGCTGTATAAATTCGACCGGAGTTATTGGAGAAAATATCAAGGGGAGGAGCGCTGGGGGCTGGACGGGAGAGGAAATGGGGGCAGGTGAGGGAAGGCATGCTGGGGGCTGAGTGGGAGATGGAATGGGAGCAGGTGAGGTGGAAGTAGGGGGGGTAGGCGAATTTGTGTGCAAGATTTGGGCAGAAGCAGTGGACGTTTCCGGGCAGAGTGGATCAGAGTTTGACTGGTTCGCGGGAGCTAAATGCGGGTATCGACTATCGAAAGCTGACCAGAAAACGGGAGAGGGTGCCCTCAAGGCGCTCGCCGCCGTATCTGCCAATTGCCTCTCCGAGGCCCTATTGACCGACTGGGGACTCAACAAAACTAGGAGTTCATCTATGTCCTCTGAAGTAGTGGGGCTTATTTCATCCATTCCATAGAAATAAGCCTTGAACCTGGGATCGGCTCTCAGATAGTAATCGGGATCTAGCGCCTTGGTGTCCTCACCAAAATCGGCTGCCAGGATCTCCAGTAGAGGAGGACTGGATGTCCCGCCGCTTCCGGAAGCGGACTCGATGTCCCCGGATTCGGGGGAACCGTCAACAGATGAACGATAGGAACTAACGCGATCGGGGTCGCAGTAGCTATCGCAGGGGCTATAAGAAGGGGAACGGTCACTGGAACTCTCACCAGATTCATCTGCGCCGTTTGAGGAGTTACGACCGCCGGGGCGATTGCTGGAAGTATCGGTGGTGGGGCCCGCGGTATCGCAGACTGCTCGGGTGGCTGCGGGAGGGGCAGCGGCGGCAACGCCGTTGGACGTCGAGTGCTGTCCAGGCCGACCGGAGCGTGGGCTATGGGCAGCGGGGACGGGGCCGCTGGAAAGCGAGCGCTGTCCATGGTAACTGGAGTGGGGGCGGTATGTACCCGATTGTCCGGCTAGCGATGGTACGGGGACACAGGGTGTTTGCAGCGAGACGCCTTGATAAGGGTCCCCCGGAGTGGCTGGCGTATGTGGAAAAATCCCCACGTCTTCGTCAAAAGCTGCCAACAAGCTGTCGAAATCAGGCGGGTTGTCCATTTTTAGGGTTTAGGAGGGGCGCAAATAGATGGTGGGTGGGCCGATGTGAGGGGAATACGGAAGGCGTAGCTGTCTATGACTCCCTTTGGGGGTCTCGTGGAAATGGCCCTCCCATGCTAGACCACAAGATGTGGGGGGAGGGAAGCTACGGTTCAAGTGCGGAAATTTCGATGTGCTGAAAGTCGAAACATAAATGTAGGTGTCAGCTGCGGATATAATCCCGAACAGCTAGCATCTGGTTTTGTATTTAGGCCATGCTCCAATACCAGGCCCGCTCCACAGCATTGTTATACGTATCTGATTGCTGCCCGAGATGGATGTCGCGGCTAATGTTCTCGATCCCCCCCCCCCCCAATTGCAAAGTGCGGTATCAGGTTTGTACCCGCGCCGGTGTACTTCAAATAGTTTAAATGCCAGCATTGCATTTCTAGCACACAAACTAGACCGGCCCACCGAGTCAAATTGTGTCCTGCTGAACGATTGCATAGTTTGAGATGGCCATGCCCAGTAAACAAATACTTGAATACCATCGACTAAGCACAAAAGGCTCTTATCATCTACTAGCAGAGTTGTGAAGTAGATGAGCGATTGTGGGGCCCAGCCGACCAAAGCCCTGTAGGCAAACATTCCTGTACTGCCGGTTAAGCAGATTAAACACTCATCGCTAGAGCCGCAAATTATTTCCCGATGACAACTTTATGCGGCGGCTGCGGTTTGTTTTAATTAATACCTAATGGGCAAATATTCACGCTCCCACAAAATAAACACAAATCACCCAGTGTTCCCACATCAAAAATCGCCATGTAGGGAAGATGGATTTGAAGATCGCAGACTCGACAGGGAACGCGCTCAAAAAAAAAAAAAAAAAAAAAAACGGAGGGATGGGTCTTTATTCAAAGAAGTGTAAAAGGTAATGCGACCACTCGAGCAGCAAACATTAACCGCGCGCTTATGGATACTACGAGCTAGCACCGGGAAAGGCAGTGCATGAGTCCCGTTGATGAATATGGGGGGAGGGGGGAATAGGTCGGTAAAACTTGTGCCCGCAGACCTCCGACATGAACAGTAGACTGTTTAATGTAGAACGAAATCGAGGAGCCATACCGGATACATTTTGCGGGCAAGTTCGCCATCCGGTTTTCAGAAAAATCAGACTTTTGCTGAACATCGAGAGTATTATTCATCACAAATTAAAAACTCGGGCATGTCTGATCCTTCATGAGCTGGCCAAGAGGCGACAGTAAAAAAAAAAAAATCGAAGGGGGGGAAACATTGCTCGATAATCGCGTAGCCAGACCGCACCATATTCTCCCCCTCCCGCAAATTCAGAATTGTATAAGAGAACGTAGGAAAAAAAAAGGAATATACATACCACACACTTTGATATTTTGGATGTGTCCCAGGGCAATGGGAACAGCAATCACTTTCGAATTCCTTCAGCCCAAAGCACAACCGCGGGTCCACCGGGACTCTCCGACATAGCTCGAGCCAAAAGGGAATTGTAGCCCAGGCAAGTGCAATGTTTTAATTTGTTCTTCTCCCTCCCCCACATAAAAAAACCACTGGATCGTACAAGTATACGAGTATATGGGTGGGGTGCCGTTTTATATAAACACAGCTTAGTTTGTTTGCCACGTCAAGGAAGGGCGGTGCATATCTGCAAGTAAACAAAACTCGGGGTTCTGTACGATTGGCCGGGGTCTTACATGCTCGCCGAATTGGATTTGAGAATCAATCTTCCGACGGGTTTCCTGACTTGAACAGGGGAAAGGGGGAGGGGGAGTGTGTTATCTTGTCGCGAACCAATAAAATAGATTTGTGGCCTAACGAGTTCTCTTTTTTTTTATATCGCAAGTGTTAACGAAGCTATGGGACTAGTCTTTTCGTACAAGTCTCAGACAAACCGCGACCAAAAAAGCGCGGCCCTGTCGAAGAGGAAATACTGAATCGACGAGCTAACCACAGCGTGTCTCCTGATGTTGTAGGGGGAAAAAAAAAGAGGAACCGTGCCTTTCTCTACGCAGATGGGTCCCCCCCCCCCCAAAAAAAAAAGGAACCGTGCCTTCCTCCGCGCAAATAGGTGCCCCACGAGGCCTCGGGGTCCGCGGGGCGGAGAGGGGAAAAAGAGTACGGTTCAGGGGATATGAGAACAGCTGCGTATTTTCCCCGTGCATCTCATACCGCCCATTTTTGGGTAGAGGTATATTTTTATTAGCCAAATCGTATTCCTGGAAGTTTGACAAAACCTGTCAAACTGACACGGTCCAAGCGAAACTCGAAAAAAAAGGGGGGGGGGGGGGAGAATATTCTGTAGGACCGGCAGAACTTCTCAAGGCAGAGGAAAGATACACATTATTTTTTTGTTAGATTTAGGCAAGTTTTGCAGAACCTGCAGGGAATGTATACACCATCAAATCTACTCGACTTATTGCTTGAGTCCAATTTAACAGAAATTAAAATATATTGATGTTGCGACATATGCATCCTCGCATATGGGGGTGGGACACAGGACGATTATATCCCCAGACATGAACCTCAAACTGCCATTTTGATCCCATCATTGGAGAGACAAATTCGCATACATCCTACTTATCGCACACATTGGATGTCGGTCTTTATTCAGGCCATATCAGCTTTCACGGGGGCAAATTCGTATTCATAGATCCGTCATCGATGCAGCGCCAAACCGGACATATGGAAGACAAAAAGAGAACCGGTTTGGAATCGCAGGGGACCGAGAATGCTTTTTCAGATGGCAGAGATGGCAAAGATGGATTGTTACATGAAGGAATTAATGAGCCCATTTTGATTCCGTCTACCATCGCAGATCTCGAGGGGATTCGTGAATTGGTCCGAAAATTCCGTGGTCGTCTACTGCCCTTTGAAAAGTGTCCCGATTTTTGTCTGAGAATTGGGGGTTTGGAGGCCAGCTTTCATAAAGGGCAGGAGGAGCTGTTAGAGTATTGTGAAGCACTTTATTTACCACAACCTGTTAAGATGGAAATAGTAGGCATTGTAGACGATGTGCCGGGAGGGGAGAATTTACCATGTAGCATTGCGGTAGATACTATAAAAAGCAGACACCATGGATCCTTGCTCACATTCTTCTCCCATTATCATTGAATGATTTACAGTTTATTTTAACATGAAGCTGTCCTGGTTACTTCTGCTTGTCATCATAGTTGTATGTTCGACGAATTAAGCTCGATGTAAGTAATTCAATTTTAGCTATGTGCTGACGAAAATTAACTTGGATAAATAAACTATAACTCTTCCAACTCCAGGGGACATGGATCCATGCGTGAAATGTATCGCGATTGCCCGTCCCTGGCCGTTGAAGAGAAATTGGCTTTTGTCTGCAAGGCTTCTAAGGAGGATGGAAAATCTCCGTGCAGTTTTAAGGAAGAGTTCTATGAGATATATTTCGAAGGCTGCGGAAGTAGATCGCCAACTGCTCGGAGGCAATGGTTCAACTATTCTTTCCGGAAATCGATAAACCACATGTTGCAGTGGTGCTAGAACATGCTTATTTGCATGATATATTTTCGGATCTCAATAAAATATGATCGGCCATGCATATTTATTTTCTCCCCTTAATATGAGTGTTATGTCAGTATTGTTATATAATGGGGAATTTAATAGCAAGAGTGGATGTGTTGAATGAGCTTGTGCGAGTGGTTTGTCCCAATATAAAGCACAATATAGATCAGCTTCATTTGCAGTGTCAGTTTATTTACTCTCGTCATATAGACGTCCATATACTATATCCCATTAAGTTTAAATATGTACATATCAGTGGTATAAATCTAAGCGTTTCCTAATTTTCGGCATATCATTTTTTAGCCAAGCGGTATAACCCGAACCCATTCTTTTCATTTTAGCCGACTTTTCTTGATAATATTCAACTTGGTTACCAGAGCATGTATTATCATACGGTACATTCATGCCCCCCAGATCGTTTCCTGGTAGCGTCATATATTTGGGATATTCATCGAATAACCCCCTCGTGCGACGTCGTCTCCTACGCCTAATTAATATGGCAATACAAACACCCCCTACTATGACGATAATAATCGCCCCAATTGATAGCGATGTGAGTAAAATATCATAAATGATAGTACCATTATTTCTCCGTTTAATGGACGAGCTGGACCAATCGCTAGCCTCATTTTCGTCGACGATACTACTGTTCTGTAGAAATGATTTATACCCAAATCCCGGCTTGTGGTAGTTTTCATATACATTAAGATATGTTTCCACCGTTGACAAATAAATGTAAGTCCATGCACTTGGACGTCCATTGTATAAAGCCACAACCACATACAATCCAGCATCGTCTACCTGGACATCTTTCATTTTAAAGGAAGGAATTCCTGGTTCTATGAATGTTAATCTGGCCTGCACAGATTCATCGATAGCCGTGTCATAAATACATCTACGATACCCTGTGCTACAATTTTCAGAACGTGCGGCGGCTATCTGCAGAATGTCAATGTTGGATGCGAAATGACATACCGATTGTTCTGCAGTAGTAATACACTCTGGTTCTTTGGGGTGAAATATACAAGGTTCATAAATCGTGACGAACTTGCACGTTGGATTATAACGGAGGAACAACACCCTAAATTCCAATGTGAATATCTCCGGAGAAGGTCCTAGTATAACCGCCGTCGAGACATTGATAGTATCTCCCACGTGATATACTAATGCTTTAAAGTTTTTTAATGACAACTTGATATCGGCGTGGGATGAGATCATAGGACTGGACATTTGGGGTAGGCGATCCCTTGCTTGACCCAAAACGCCAACCACAACAACATCCAGCTTTGCAGTCCTCGTCCCATTTCTAGAATACCGAATGTAGATACCCGCATTTTGTAGGCTAGCATTTAGTATCTCCAACTTGTTACTTGCTTTCGTAGATAGGAATATATTCGGAACTCCATTCAGACTTAGCGATTCTATTTGTTTAATGGATCCCGCATCGACAATAAATTTATCAGTTCGTAAGACGATTTCATCCGCATACCTCATGCAGGATACTCCTAATATCAAATCGGTAAAACAGTGAGCACTTTCCAGACATACATAGCCTGTTGCCGTTTCGTTGCAGTGATTGGGAATCCATGTCCACGTCTCGGTGTAAAGGGTCCCATCGACAACTGGTGGATATCGCGGGATCGTCGTTGTAGCAGAATGTCCTGCAGGAACGTCTATATGATTTATGTTGGCCGTTCCAGCTACTTTGATCGTCGTCACTATTATCAGGATTTGGAAAACACACATTATGACGCTGACTCGCAGACATGCACAAAATTCACATATAAAACTTACTGCCTTGTGTTCGTGTCTTTAAAACAAGAAACGGCTCCTCCCCTTATACTAAGCTAACAGGTACCACCTACCTATAATAGTTTCTCAAACCTATACACATTCTTCTCTTTCCAACAATTCGACTTTCTTCTTCAGTTTTTCCATCAACTCCTTTTCAATAACATCTGAAGGAGTTTCCTTTACATTATAATCATATTGAAATGATTCGTTAACTGCAGAAGTGATGAGTGGGGCCTCATCAGATCTTGGTTCACCGATGTATATCCTACGATGGGGAGAGCGGCACCTTTCACAGACCAAATAAATTGCCAATGCTATTATACATAGTACAATCATCGTAGAAAAGTAAATAAGCCTTGGAAGGGTATATTTTAAAACGGTATTCCACATACCAGTCGAATTCATTGCATCGACATGGGAATTGTTATTAAACAAATTAAAAACCGTAGGTGAATAAATTGTTCCCGAATTATCGTAAAATGGAGTCGTTATAATATTAATATCTGTGGAAATGGATTGGGGAGTAATATTATAAATTGCATGCAATTCCGAGTCACTGTCCAGCAAATTGCCTACATGTCCAATCAGATAATTTTCAAAGGCCATACGGTCGACATAGCGAATACATTTATGGGCCTGAAATGAACTAGCAGAGTGATTACAGGCCCAAGATTTGCTACTCCTTATAATAACAGCCATTCTAAATATATCGCTCATATTTCTTCCAGCGAGAGCTACACGTATGTAATAGCTGCCTGTATCTGATACTCTGGGTTCGACAATTCTCAACAATGTTCCCTTTTCGGGAAAAGGTTGTACTCTATCATGAGGTTGAGCATATACCACAGCGTCTCTACAGCCTCTGAATACCGTGGCGTCTATAGCAGGACAATCCATATATGATGTCGCATGTAGAACGGAATAGCATTTATATTCTTCATCCCATTTCAAGATTTCCGTCGTTCCTGTATAAGAACTGGTCCGAGTCTGGTCGCCCAGGAATAAAAGTTGGCCGCGTACATTCACCATTTTATCTAATCCGCAGAACGCAACAAGAGCAGATTGGTCCGTTGATAACGTAACAGATGTTCCAGTATAAACTATAGACCAGATGCCTCGAAAGAGGCGGATCCAAAATAATAATTGTAGTAGATACATCGCAATCACACACGCCGTCTATCTGACCAAAGAAGCTATATAATGTCATTGATCAATGTAGTCAACTTCTTATGCACTATAGCGACACGCCCATACCAAACACGTGTTATAGGCGGGAATATGCCCGTCTTGATGGACGACGTCTATCATACATCACCGTTTTGCGGTGTTTGCGAAGGATCCATATACCAGACCCGATTACAATGAAACAAAACATGACGCATAGAACAACTAGTGAAATTATTATTTGCGTTCGGGATTTTTTTTCTGTTGATATTTTAGGTGATTGACTGGATGCCTCCTCGACAGAGATTATCGGTCGTTTAGTTATGTATGGTGCTTTCTCAAAGTCCTCGGGCCGATTAGTGAGTCCAGTGTAACCATCCACGGAGGTGGTAATGTTATTAGTAGTGGCCGATGTCATTTTGACGTCATCATATTTATCGTCGTCAGGTGATTTGAAATATGAATCTCTAAAACTTCTCGGCAAATTTGAGACTTGTTGCATAGATGTTTCGACGACGATTGGTAGATGTTTACCACCAATTCGTTCAAGCCACTGCTTCACATTTTCTTCATGAGCTCTCGGGGTTCCTGTTCCCACCATGTCTAACAGCCGTGTTGTACCATTGACAAAAAAACTGAACGGTTTGCATAGTTTGTTATCCTTTATCCCCCGTCTCGAAAAACTACATGTTTCTTTAACAGTCAGTAATATGTCACTCGAAATGGGTTCTCCATTAATTATTATTAAACGCGTATATAATCCACTTAGCTCACGACTGGGTGCTGCAATAATCAATTTCAATTCATCTCGATCGATATAACTCGTCATTGCATATCTTCTATCCCACCATCCTAGGGACTTTAATTTACAAGTTCCAAATGGTTCATTAGTAGAGCAGTTGGCATATTCACGTAAATAAATTGGTCTCCCACATGCTCTGCCCAAGACAAACCATGCGACTAGAGCATCATATTTGCGTCGTCCCATCAACAGTAAACTGAGAAGCGTATATTTCGGATCGCCAAATGGATTCAAAACAGCAAAACTGCAATTATCCGTATATATTACGTGTTTTGTCTCATATGAATTGTCAAGTGTATCAAACAGTGGAGACGGGATTTTGTATTCATTGAGAGTAGCCCGGAGGTTTTCATTACCTTTCGGATGTAATGTGGGAATGATCGGAGAATTGTCTTTCTTAAGTCCCATTGCGGACATGTCCCCAATTCCCAAAAGTAGACAGATTATAAGAATCATTCTCGTGGATGAGATATATCTAAAAAAAATACTTTCATATCTGTATCTATTCATACCGAAGCTCTAAAAGGTGCCAATATAACAGTTATAGGAGACGCTATATATATTTTTATTTCCGTTATGTTCGACGTTAAGCAGTTGTTTCTTGTAACTTAGTATACGTTAGTCATATCCCGACGATGAAAATAAGTATATAAGAAACGATCTGATATATTATAATGTTAGAAAAATGAGAATGAAATTTTTATTCCGTTACCAGCGCCAATTGATTCACATTTCAAAGATACCTTAAATATCTCGGGATTCTTCCATCGCCTCTTAGAGGAACGTATATATTTTTCACGACGTAGACCACTATTGCCATGGGAGTTCAGATTTTGCCATGAAAAATCACGACTTCGGTCAGGCTTACGAACTTTATAAAAAACACTTTTAGGGTCCTCTGCCTGCATCGAAGGTCCATTTATTAATGGATATTCTTCCGAATCGTTCATTACAGACATGCTTGAAGTAACATTGGATTGTGCTAAGGAGTTATGTATGTCTGAACATCTATCATCTACCTTACTCTCATCGTTTAGAGTATATCTCATGCAATCCAAAAATGTTCCATAATGCTTTATTTGCGGTCTGTGGGAATATGGCGTAGGTCCCGAAGGTGCCATTCGCAAAAAAGGTCTGCGAATCTTCAAAGACTTCGAATGTTGTCATTATTGCAGGTAACGCGTAGTATATATTATAAAATGAATCATTGAAGTTATTTTTGACGGGTGTTTACATATGAGCGGCAGTTATCGTGTATAATGCGTCAGCGGGTTCTTTAGTAAAAAGAGGCAACATTAAAATATCTTGGGCAGATGGTCTAAACTCCTGATCGAATGTGAGCATTTTTGCAATAGCATATTCAAGATCCATCGTCATACCACTCTTTCGTATAATCTGAGGGATTGCATATGGATGTCGTAACTGAATCGCGTACTGCTTGAAGTGTTTGCATAAGTTTGTAGAATTGTTCTGTGGAAATTCCAACGGATGGACTTGCAGGCATCTAATTATGGATCTCAGCTGAGAACCTGAGCCGTTTACTTGTTTGCCAAAAAAGGTTATATTTTTTACTGACATCTCAAACAGAACTAATCCTGCACTCCATATATCAGTTTTTGTACAGTATGGATCAAGTGCAAGCAGTTCAGGCGAATTGGTTTCCAGAGTTCCACTCCATCCATAACATTTGGGTTTATCTGTATGTTCATCTAATTTACATGCTGCCCCAAAGTCCCCCAATACTACATTTTCAGGTTTGTCCAAAAATATATTTTCAGTTTTTACATCACGATGTATTATACCCTTTTCGTGGATATATGCCAATGCTCCAAGCAAACCCCGTTCTATCGTAATTATTTGATTTAGTGGCAATGGTCCCATGATATCTATGTACGTAAACAAGTCGCATTTGTATTTAGGCATTACCATACAAACTGTCGATTTCCATCTATAAGCATGAACTAATCTAATTATGGAGCGGTGAGACATTTTTTTTAATATATCAATTTCACTCCCAAGGGTTTTGCCACCAGTCACAGCTTTCACAATGACTTTTCTCTTGGTATTATCCCCACGCTTTGTACAAACATAGATATACCCTTCAGATCCGGGCGATAACGATGAAACAATGTTATACTGCATTCGCACAGCTGAAACTGCATCAATGTCCGTCACCGTTTCGGGGGATTCATTTCCATCGTTCCCAAAAGGTGACAAATCTTCAGATTGGGACTCGGGAGAGCTCTCAGTCTTCACATCGTCCACATCCCCCGTCACTTCCGCGTTATCGGTACTGTCGGGAAAAGTATCAAACAACGTCGTATCCGTACCATTGATGCTGTTATGTATAATTCCGTAGGTAGTATTAGTTTTAGAGTCGTGTACTTTCGACGAAGAAATGCCGCATTCCATCGTTTCTGCCTCCGGACTCGAAGACATCCAGTCTATTACCTAGTTTTAACCCTGTTTCATATTCTACCAGAGTATAAGATTTGGAGATCAGACCGGCCCAGTTATTAACAATAAAAAAGATTATTGGTGGAGGTGAAGATGGGTGTGTCCATGATAACTATAGTCACACTTCTAGATGAATGCGATCGATTGCCAGGAAGATCTAGAGATGCTGCATCTACTTTATGGATATTCCTTATAAAGCAATGTATGGAACAAATACAGGATGATGTGGGTGTGCCCATAATCGTCAGAGCTGCAGACCTATTCCGTTTTGCCAAACCCATGTTAATTCTTCCTCGGCAACATCGACCGATAGTAAGGACAAAGCCACCAGATGGAACTGGAGTTCGTGGTACCGGATTGGCCGGAACTAGGGATTCGTTTATAGTGCGGCTATTTGAAGATGTTGCAGGATGTTCCACAGAATGGCAGGATGTTCTATCTGGATATTTGATGTTGGAATCTGAAGTTTCTGGTAATGCTCCACATAGCTTATGGATAGTTGGGGCGGCAGATATATGTCGCATTGCGCTCGAATGTATTCCTTTGCCAAAAAGGTTACTTGCAATCAAAGTGTCTGGGACCTGGTCCGGTATGCCGTGGGCCATTCCCGACAATATTCAAACTCTCTTGACATCTACATGGGAACCGAAGTTCGACACCCCAGAAGATAGAGCGCATTTTTGCGACAGTGATATGGTATGTGTATACAAAATCCTCGGGTCCCCACCCAATCCTCTAAAACCTCCGGAAATCGAACCACCTCAAATGAGTAGTACACCCGGCAGATTATTCTGTTGTGGAAAATGTTGCAAGAAAGAAGATAGAGATGCGATTGCAATTCCGGTTCGTTACACTGCGACAGGAAAGTCACGAATACAGAAAAAATGTAGAGCCGGTAGTCATTAGCTGTTATTCGACAGACCTACTTGCTACCAATTAGATATAATTACATGATGGGGCGTATACACATTACGATTAGGTGCATCGCTACAACCGTCGCTATAGTGTCACGTATAATTTGTATATTAGTGCAATAACAAACCCTTCTAGATCACTTATGTATCCAGGCTATCTTCCATATACTTCTAACATCAGGAGAGATTCAACAATCGAGCGCATTTGAAAGACAACGATGAGCAGAGTCAATGCTACAATGTTCGATGATATGGATATACCAAGAGGACGATTTGGTAAGCCACCGAGAAAGATTACTAATGTAAATTTTTGGCATGTGGTTGTTGATGAATTCACAGAAGGAATCGTTCAATGTATGGAAGCCCGAGAGAGATTAGGCCTTTTATGTACCATATCTACTAACGAGGGATCTATTACATCGTTTGATATACACAAGGATATGTGGTGTCAAATGGTTATCTGGTCTGCCTATAGATTTTTTGCCATGATGGACAAAATGTTTTCGATTGAAACTATCACAAATTTTACAGAAACTGATCTTACCGAAACTGGTCAGTGGAGAATATTCTATAGAACTTGGGATGTGAGAGATGCATTGAAGATGAAACAGGTGGGACCATTTTTGCCCGCATTGTTTTCATTTCATCTGGAAAACTGGACCACAATGCTTTCCATAGGAATCAACAAGGGTTATGATCGACACAATACACGAAATATGTTCATGACAATACAGTCTGCAAGAAATGTCCTTAGCGGGGCAATGGAGGTAGCTCGATATGCCGTGGTTCTTGCTCTACCTGTGTGCGAGTATAGAACACCCTTAGGCCTGCCGGATGATAGCATAGGAAATGCCATCAAGACATGCTGCACGCAAATGCAAGCGAATCGATTGACAGAAACTGGAATATCCAAGGACAGTGGACATAAAATAAATGATTCTTCTGAAGAGGAGTTGTATTATAGAACCATACATGATCTTATCAAACCTAACCGGGAACATTGCATATCATGCAATATTGAGAATAGCATGGATATAGATCCCACTATTCACCATCGATCTTCTAATGTCATAACTTTACAAGGTACATCAACATATCCATTTGGACGCAGGCCGATGAGTCGAATGGATGTTGGAGGTCTTATGTACCAGCACCCCTACATTTGCCGCAATCTCCATTTACGTCCGCCTCGATCCAGACTAATGAATAGTAAAATCCTACAGACATTTAGACAAAGTTTCAATCGAAGTAATCCTCATGCATACCCCATATAATACATACAATCATGACAACACTGTAATGCCTTATTGAAAATAAAATTTTATTATTTAAACAACGTTAGTAGCAGTTTTTCCTAAAATCCTATTAATAATTGTGCGATTAGTTATAAGTAGGATTCCCCGTCTCCTGTTGGCGATTCCCGAAGATTTGTCAGATAATGTGCCAATTCAGCATCATCACCGATTGCTGCATTCCCCTTAGTAGCGACGGCACGACATAAAGGTTTCCAATAAGACTCTATTTCGGGGAGTGGACTTATTCCACAGCCCGTTGCCGAACCTACTATGTCCATAAGACGGACATTCTTCTCATATAAGCGCGAAACAGTACAGTATCCAGCATGTCCAAGACAACACCAATACATCATGATAGTAAACCGAGTGTCCATTTCTTCGTGTGTAAGAGGAGCACGTTCAATACACCGTAAAGCCCGGCCTACAATTTTTCTCGTCGGGTCTGTCGGGTGGAATGGCGAAGCAGAAATATCATATTCGTTAAGCGTGACAGTCATTCTGTCGAATATCTCACCCCACAAACGAGACGATGGTGGTTTTCCAGCTTTCATAGCAGCCTGGGAGATCGTAGCGGCGGTTAATATGGTCCTGGCTAGACTGCGTACAGATTTAGGCAATAGCGCAACATGTTCCCCGCCGGCAGAAAGTATATCATAACTCTGTTCTTTTGGAGAATCTACCCGGAGTTGCACACTCCTGCTAGATTTGCGCCGTAGAGACCACATGGCCATACCTCTCCAATATGTTTTAATCTTACACGGCGCTCGTCTCCAGTATTCAAACACGTTCTCCTCTCATTAGGCTCAACGCCACATTAAATATCTTCATATACAACAAAAAGGCAACACGTTATTTGACACGCCCCTTCATGGATGGGGGGGGTCAGCGTTTGTTGCAACAGATCATGACAAATAAATCCAAAATCTATTATTTTATCTCATTAGATAGATCAAAGAATGTCGGCTCTATGTCTAACAATTAAAATTATATAATAAGAGCTTTCTCTTCAAGTCTGGATAGTTAATGCAATTTACTGTCTACCGACAAATCGTTCATTCCTTTTACATCGCAGTCTGAAGAAATAGTTCCCGAGGACGCAGCGATTGGGTGAAAAATGCTATCGGAGGCATATATATCGGATATAGGATGGGCGCTTCGACTATCAGCATCCCTCAGAGTCCTGCGCAGATGTAGACTTTGGCGTGGGGTCAAATTCATGATAGTTTCCCATTCGGCTTGTTTTAGTCGATATCCCATTCGACCAATCATATGAATATCGAATAGTGCTCTCCGAAGAGCATCGTGGAACGGACCGCTATTTAGTCGACATCGAATAAAACATCGAAATAGTTTGTTTGTATCCGCACATAACCGAGCGACATCGGGTTTCCATGGTAGAGGACAAAATTTGCCCACATTATTAAGTTCAAAGTCTTGATCGGACGAGTCACTGCCATATTCCGGATGTGAATGTGGCAGTTGATAATCTTCGTCGTCGCTCTCATTATCTGACGATGATAATCGTGTATCGGGTCTGGCTCGATCTCGATCACGACTCATGTTGCCTCCGATGGAGCCGAAAGCAGGTTTTCTGCTCAAGTGTAATTTGGAGACTTTGGCCTGTATTATATAGCTACCAGCTTTTATCTTCTGCTAGGAACAATAATTGCTAGAATTTACATCACGTGATATCCGGTCAAAAATTACTTGGTCTTTAACCCAGCCCCTAATGTACTACTTGCTCTATATATTCTCCACAATGGTAAACCTCCCTCCCTAAAGATTTCACTCCAATTTCAAGGAATTCGGAAAAACTCGTGGCTAACTTATGCAGAGTATCTTCTTCATAGGCATATACCTCTCCCCCCTCGGCAACAAGAATGAGTAATTGCATCCCCGTTGCCAGACATGGCACATCGTCTACAATGCCTACTATTTCCATCTTAACAGGTTGTGGTAAATAAAGTGCTTCACAATACTCTAACAGCTCCTCCTGCCCTTTATGAAAGCTGGCCTCCAAACCCCCAATTCTCAGACAAAAATCGGGACACTTTTCAAAGGGCAGTAGACGACCACGGAATTTTCGGACCAATTCACGAATCCCCTCGAGATCTGCGATGGTAGACGGAATCAAAATGGGCTCATTAATTCCTTCATGTAACAATCCATCTTTGCCATCTCTGCCATCTGAAAAAGCATTCTCGGTCCCCTGCGATTCCAAACCGGTTCTCTTTTTGTCTTCCATATGTCCGGTTTGGCGCTGCATCGATGACGGATCTATGAATACGAATTTGCCCCCGTGAAAGCTGATATGGCCTGAATAAAGACCGACATCCAATGTGTGCGATAAGTAGGATGTATGCGAATTTGTCTCTCCAATGATGGGATCAAAATGGCAGTTTGAGGTTCATGTCTGGGGATATAATCGTCCTGTGTCCCACCCCCATATGCGAGGATGCATATGTCGCAACATCAATATATTTTAATTTCTGTTAAATTGGACTCAAGCAATAAGTCGAGTAGATTTGATGGTGTATACATTCCCTGCAGGTTCTGCAAAACTTGCCTAAATCTAACAAAAAAATAATGTGTATCTTTCCTCTGCCTTGAGAAGTTCTGCCGGTCCTACAGAATATTCTCCCCCCCCCCCCCCTTTTTTTTCGAGTTTCGCTTGGACCGTGTCAGTTTGACAGGTTTTGTCAAACTTCCAGGAATACGATTTGGCTAATAAAAATATACCTCTACCCAAAAATGGGCGGTATGAGATGCACGGGGAAAATACGCAGCTGTTCTCATATCCCCTGAACCGTACTCTTTTTCCCCTCTCCGCCCCGCGGACCCCGAGGCCTCGTGGGGCACCTATTTGCGCGGAGGAAGGCACGGTTCCTTTTTTTTTTGGGGGGGGGGGGACCCATCTGCGTAGAGAAAGGCACGGTTCCTCTTTTTTTTTCCCCCTACAACATCAGGAGACACGCTGTGGTTAGCTCGTCGATTCAGTATTTCCTCTTCGACAGGGCCGCGCTTTTTTGGTCGCGGTTTGTCTGAGACTTGTACGAAAAGACTAGTCCCATAGCTTCGTTAACACTTGCGATATAAAAAAAAAGAGAACTCGTTAGGCCACAAATCTATTTTATTGGTTCGCGACAAGATAACACACTCCCCCTCCCCCTTTCCCCTGTTCAAGTCAGGAAACCCGTCGGAAGATTGATTCTCAAATCCAATTCGGCGAGCATGTAAGACCCCGGCCAATCGTACAGAACCCCGAGTTTTGTTTACTTGCAGATATGCACCGCCCTTCCTTGACGTGGCAAACAAACTAAGCTGTGTTTATATAAAACGGCACCCCACCCATATACTCGTATACTTGTACGATCCAGTGGTTTTTTTATGTGGGGGAGGGAGAAGAACAAATTAAAACATTGCACTTGCCTGGGCTACAATTCCCTTTTGGCTCGAGCTATGTCGGAGAGTCCCGGTGGACCCGCGGTTGTGCTTTGGGCTGAAGGAATTCGAAAGTGATTGCTGTTCCCATTGCCCTGGGACACATCCAAAATATCAAAGTGTGTGGTATGTATATTCCTTTTTTTTTCCTACGTTCTCTTATACAATTCTGAATTTGCGGGAGGGGGAGAATATGGTGCGGTCTGGCTACGCGATTATCGAGCAATGTTTCCCCCCCTTCGATTTTTTTTTTTTTACTGTCGCCTCTTGGCCAGCTCATGAAGGATCAGACATGCCCGAGTTTTTAATTTGTGATGAATAATACTCTCGATGTTCAGCAAAAGTCTGATTTTTCTGAAAACCGGATGGCGAACTTGCCCGCAAAATGTATCCGGTATGGCTCCTCGATTTCGTTCTACATTAAACAGTCTACTGTTCATGTCGGAGGTCTGCGGGCACAAGTTTTACCGACCTATTCCCCCCTCCCCCCATATTCATCAACGGGACTCATGCACTGCCTTTCCCGGTGCTAGCTCGTAGTATCCATAAGCGCGCGGTTAATGTTTGCTGCTCGAGTGGTCGCATTACCTTTTACACTTCTTTGAATAAAGACCCATCCCTCCGTTTTTTTTTTTTTTTTTTTTTTTGAGCGCGTTCCCTGTCGAGTCTGCGATCTTCAAATCCATCTTCCCTACATGGCGATTTTTGATGTGGGAACACTGGGTGATTTGTGTTTATTTTGTGGGAGCGTGAATATTTGCCCATTAGGTATTAATTAAAACAAACCGCAGCCGCCGCATAAAGTTGTCATCGGGAAATAATTTGCGGCTCTAGCGATGAGTGTTTAATCTGCTTAACCGGCAGTACAGGAATGTTTGCCTACAGGGCTTTGGTCGGCTGGGCCCCACAATCGCTCATCTACTTCACAACTCTGCTAGTAGATGATAAGAGCCTTTTGTGCTTAGTCGATGGTATTCAAGTATTTGTTTACTGGGCATGGCCATCTCAAACTATGCAATCGTTCAGCAGGACACAATTTGACTCGGTGGGCCGGTCTAGTTTGTGTGCTAGAAATGCAATGCTGGCATTTAAACTATTTGAAGTACACCGGCGCGGGTACAAACCTGATACCGCACTTTGCAATTGGGGGGGGGGGGGATCGAGAACATTAGCCGCGACATCCATCTCGGGCAGCAATCAGATACGTATAACAATGCTGTGGAGCGGGCCTGGTATTGGAGCATGGCCTAAATACAAAACCAGATGCTAGCTGTTCGGGATTATATCCGCAGCTGACACCTACATTTATGTTTCGACTTTCAGCACATCGAAATTTCCGCACTTGAACCGTAGCTTCCCTCCCCCCACATCTTGTGGTCTAGCATGGGAGGGCCATTTCCACGAGACCCCCAAAGGGAGTCATAGACAGCTACGCCTTCCGTATTCCCCTCACATCGGCCCACCCACCATCTATTTGCGCCCCTCCTAAACCCTAAAAATGGACAACCCGCCTGATTTCGACAGCTTGTTGGCAGCTTTTGACGAAGACGTGGGGATTTTTCCACATACGCCAGCCACTCCGGGGGACCCTTATCAAGGCGTCTCGCTGCAAACACCCTGTGTCCCCGTACCATCGCTAGCCGGACAATCGGGTACATACCGCCCCCACTCCAGTTACCATGGACAGCGCTCGCTTTCCAGCGGCCCCGTCCCCGCTGCCCATAGCCCACGCTCCGGTCGGCCTGGACAGCACTCGACGTCCAACGGCGTTGCCGCCGCTGCCCCTCCCGCAGCCACCCGAGCAGTCTGCGATACCGCGGGCCCCACCACCGATACTTCCAGCAATCGCCCCGGCGGTCGTAACTCCTCAAACGGCGCAGATGAATCTGGTGAGAGTTCCAGTGACCGTTCCCCTTCTTATAGCCCCTGCGATAGCTACTGCGACCCCGATCGCGTTAGTTCCTATCGTTCATCTGTTGACGGTTCCCCCGAATCCGGGGACATCGAGTCCGCTTCCGGAAGCGGCGGGACATCCAGTCCTCCTCTACTGGAGATCCTGGCAGCCGATTTTGGTGAGGACACCAAGGCGCTAGATCCCGATTACTATCTGAGAGCCGATCCCAGGTTCAAGGCTTATTTCTATGGAATGGATGAAATAAGCCCCACTACTTCAGAGGACATAGATGAACTCCTAGTTTTGTTGAGTCCCCAGTCGGTCAATAGGGCCTCGGAGAGGCAATTGGCAGATACGGCGGCGAGCGCCTTGAGGGCACCCTCTCCCGTTTTCTGGTCAGCTTTCGATAGTCGATACCCGCATTTAGCTCCCGCGAACCAGTCAAACTCTGATCCACTCTGCCCGGAAACGTCCACTGCTTCTGCCCAAATCTTGCACACAAATTCGCCTACCCCCCCTACTTCCACCTCACCTGCTCCCATTCCATCTCCCACTCAGCCCCCAGCATGCCTTCCCTCACCTGCCCCCATTTCCTCTCCCGTCCAGCCCCCAGCGCTCCTCCCCTTGATATTTTCTCCAATAACTCCGGTCGAATTTATACAGCCCCAATCCCCCCCGAGCCCTCCCCAGGCTCCGTCTCCGCCTGCGCATTCCTCCAGTTCTTGTTCCCCCTCGCACCTTGCACCTTCTCCCCTCTCCTCTTCTCCCCTCTCTTCTCCTCCACAATTGTCCCCCGCCCCCGTATCACCCCCATCGTCCCCACCTCCTTTGTCTCCCGGAGAACTTGCTCCAAGCCCGGACCCCCCTCGTCATTCTATCTCATCCCAGCCGCAGAGTTGTCCCGTCCCTAGTTTAGGTCGGAGCGCAGATTTCAGACGGGAAGTTGCAGCCCCCCGAGTACGGGGGGCCGGCTTTCGGTATGTGTATCGCCTGTCAACTTCCGTTGCAATCCCATCTCCCCCCAGAGAAGAAGTCGAACTGATAAAACATTTGCCTGGTAGTTATGCTAAATTGTGGCTCCATGATCCCGATGGATTCAGCCCCTTGCCCGAGGAACTAAAACGGGCAGGGAGACAAAACATGAGAAGCTTTCTCCTAACACTGCCAGATACCCACCGCTGCTCTGCCTACTGGGATTGTTTGGCAACGGAAGCTTTATTAAGGGAGATTCTACCCCCACCCCATACTAGCTCCCCCCAGAAATGTCCCCGGATAATCGAACTGCCGAGGGAACCCCCTCTGCTTGACGGCGATTATAAACCGTTTGATTGGGATGTGGAGTGCAATTATGCACCTCCCCTTCCAGACTTCCCAGAACCTATATGTGAACTATCGAAGGACTGGGTGGGCTGTAAAATCTGGTTGTTCTCACACTGTTCCCGACTCGTGCTTTCTGTGCTCGATGATGCACTGCATTCCGAGAGTCATGAGAACGTCCTGGGGTCTCGTGGCTGTGGTTGGGGCCCTAGAAGCGAATGCCCGGTACCTCCCCCGGGTATGGTAACTCTCCCATCATGTGTGTGGGAAGCAGCTGCGCGGCTCCCTACTCCCGCCCTCCAAATTCCCAAGTATGCATATATTATATCAGCTTTTCTTCGATTTCTGGGGCTTCGTGTTACCCCCGAATTTGTGTTTAAGGTTCCACGCCTTTCCTACCGTTTGTTGGACCGGCTCCGTTGTCTTAGACGTGTCCAGTATATGGCGTACATCCTTACACAAGATTTTTCATATCAGCTGCAAGCAGCTCAGGGCCTGCCGTGTTTTCCGGCATGTGCACCCCCACCAGGTGCAGGCACTCCTCTGGATGAGGATTGGTATGGGATTCCCGCTACTAGGTGTCCTACTATTCCCGACCGCCTTAGGCATTGCGGCCAATTCTACTCCGACAATTATTGCCCCGTACTCACCGAGATTACCTGGGTGGACGGCCGAGATGGAAGCACCAATCCCTGGACCGGTTTGGCATGGAAAGACTTTAAATGCCTGCATTACAGATACCTTTTTTATAATGTACGTAAGGGGTTTGTGATGGCCCCCGAGAATTACCTTACAGAAAACTCTGTAATACCTGGCTGCGAAGTTACTTTTGAGATGCCACAACCATCTACCACGCTGCCTCCTGCGCTCTCCGCGGCCATTCGCGAAGCTAGAGTTGAGCTTAGGAATAGAAATAATATACAGACTGGAGATGGAAGCGAGTCTGGAGAACACCGGGACTCCAAAGTTTCCTATGCCTTTATGGTCCAACAACTCGCTATCGCGATGGTCGAGTTGGGGTTCCCGGCGTACGGTCCCGCCATCGAAAAGCGAGTCCGGCCCCTATACAAAGCTTTATGCGACTGGCGTGCTGCCGTAACATTAGCAGCCCGACGGCGGTTCCAGCAGCTCCGTTGCAACGCCAATATGGACGATGACGGGCAGCCCATGTTCCCCCCTCTTCCCGTTCCAGATTGGAATAATCCGTCCACAGACTGGCGCCCAAGTCCCCCTCGTTCTGGGCCAAAGAAAGATTTCTGTGGAGACTTACCTGCACCACTCACCTCAGGTCCACGGCTGACTACTCCATCTTCTGGCAGAATGAGCGAACTGCCTCACACAACCTCATCTCCACGAAGTTCCCCCAGACCACGCGGCCCTGAGACTTCACCGTCAAATGAGCACATTATTATATCCCCTCCCCGGAATCCCCCATCCAATACTACTCACCGGAACGTCGGACATGTTTCCAGATCGCCATCCTCTTCATCTTCCTCCTCTTCATCATCCTCACCGTCATCATCTTCTCTAATCGTCCCGTCTTCACCTTCATCATCTAGGTCACCATCTCCGTCGCCCCCCAGACCGCGGGCTGATTGTTCGAGCCGCCCGCGTCGGGGCAGAGGTAGTAATCGTGGTGGGCGATCCGGACCGCAGTCTAAGGGGAGAAAAACATCGCCCCGAACGCGTAAACTGGAAGATGAGGACTACTTACCCCAAGAAACCGCAAACAGGCGTGGGGGAGGACGCCCACGTGGGCGTCCTCCCAAGTCCGGCCGAGCCGTCCAACGCAATGATATTCAGGTGACATCCTCCTCTGGCCTTGCGGACACGTCCCCCTATGACCTCTGCGGAAGCGTATGGTGGGAGGTTCCGTTGCCACCGCCTGGCCGGTGCTGGTTCGGTGGCCTTGGTGGGCATCGACAAGCACTTACGGATAGTCCAGAGATAGTAGAAGCTATCCACAGATTCAACACATCCCATGGCCCAGTTCCCGTCTATGTAGAGGAAATGAAAGATTATGCCAAACAATACGACGCTCTCGTAAACTCTTTGTTTCACAAAAGCATGAAAGTAAATCCTCTGAACTGGATGCACCACGGGAAGCTGTCTCCCGCCGATGCTGCCCTAAACCACATATATGTTCAGAAATTCCAGAGTTCATACGATTCGCCCGGAGCGGCTGTAACTGGCACAGTTAACAGATGCATCCCTCACATAGCTGGTGCCATGAAAGAGAGAAAATTATTATGGGCGTTTCCGCATATAGCCGCGAGTATAGCTATGACACGCAGGTATTGCAAAGACCAAAAAACCTTTCTGTTCCGTTCCCTTAAGAAAGCATATGCATCAATGGCTTTTCCAGATAACTCTTCCGAAACGGAAAAGGGAATCTCATCTAAACCCTCAACGTCGCCATCGGTTTTGATAACCACATCTACCCAAACAACCGCACCCCCACATGCCCCTAAAATTGATGTGACGGCAATCCATGGACGCGTATACCAAAGTGTTGTGGACTTGAGTAGGTGTCTGGCGGACGGATCTCTTGATGACCCCGAATTTAGTTTTGCGGGATGCACACGTCCCGACTGCCTTGTCGAAGAATTCGACGCAGCCAGACCCTTGGAAGAACTCGCAGATGCTTGTGTTTTGGCCTGCGATAGTGTAGTGGCCGCGCTCCTATGTGGTCCAGACGGGCCGCATAGAGTAGCTAAAATGTTATCTTTTTACGACTCGCGTATTACACCGCACGTTCCCGATTTGCAACAATGGGAGAAATGCCGTATTCTCCTCGTCTCCTGGTACCATGAATTATCGGATCTCAGAGCAGCTGTTTATGGCGCGTATGGAAACACGCCTACCTCTCAACATCTCGATGAGCGTGCTCTTGCAGCTCGCGTGGTATCACTGATTGCAGAAACTATCGGACCTTTGGTTAGACAAGACCCAGATCGAGCGTGGGTGCGCATGGGGTCAAGGGACATTACTTCTCTCTTACTACGAGACTGGCGCGGAACGAACGATGGTGATCCTGGCCTTGTAAAGGCCAAGCACCTGCGCCGCACAGCGGAGTTGCTTAACGATGGGCGGAGTTCAAAGGGCACTTATGGGGTATTTGCTCCACCACGGAGACCCGATCAGCTGTTTCGAGGTCCTGGGCGTCCCCGACGCTCCACTTCATCATCCCAGTCTGCGTCTGATAAATCTCCCATTAAATCCACCCACCGACATACAAGCGATCCAATACCGATAAGCACCCCAAGACCCGAAAGGGACCCTGCCGGAACGCCACACGAGAACACAATGTCCGGCCCAGTACAGCCTGCGGCAAATGGGCACAGTTGCAGCTCTACTCCAACCCCGGCTAAAAAAGGGAATAAAACTTCTAGTGATACTATTTCGCTAAAAGATCCGACAAAGACTCGGATTAAAGCCTCGGCTAAAGCACAGACGGATGAGACATTGCCAGAAACTAGCACCGCCCATCCCTCGGCTATGGACCAATCATCCTCTCTGGAACGAAAGAACTTATACACTGGACCCGCCGTTTCTAGCAAGGAGCGACGCAGATCTGCCCAGTCTAGTACCCCTTCTGATATTGGTGGAGTTTCCCGTAAGCGCAAGTCAGCTCCCGAGCAATACAAACAGGGTTTGCAGACACCACTCCCAATGCCGGAACCGTCGGTCGGACAAACACTGCTTGACCCTACCACCACAACCCACGATATTCTATCAAGTTCCCTTCCAAACCGCTCTTGCAGTAGCAGCCCGTCCCCATCCAAACGCCCATACCACCCGTCCTGCTATAGTCCTACCGATATTATGACCGGGGCCTTAGTAGGCCCACGGGGACGTCAGGACCGTGCCGCATTCAGGCAATTCCCGGTTGGAACGGTGATCGGTCAAACCCCTCCCCAATCTGTTCTGAACGCATACTGCCCCAACGGGGCATTTGTGGAACTAGTAGAGTTTGCCAGAATCCCCGAACCATGGCAAGAGGTGTTGCGCTATTCTCCCGAGGCTATGGCAGACATCGCTCGTGTCGCAAATGCGTTACCTGGAAAATATAATAGTAACGAAATTATAACTAGCGCTGCATCTGAGGCATTTCACACAGCCACTTCAAAGCTTAGAGCAAGGACTGCTTGGATGCGATACCAACAAGAATCTCCCGATGATGTGTCTATCGTTGTTTTATACTCACCCCTCCCAGGCGAACACCTGTTTTGCGTACCCGCTCCAGATACTCCCCCGGGAGGGCTGAAGTTTGATAATAAGCGAGGAGGATTATCATTCCTCCTTGCTGCATTTTCTAACCGATTATGCTTACCCAAGAGCAGTGCGTGGGCTGGCCGATGGAAAGCAGCACCCGATATATCTCCACTGACTCGGATGGGAGTCCTGTTTTTATCAACAGAGGATTTGGGCTATCAGGGTGCTGTGGAATACCTACAACGTCAATGTATGAAACGTAAAAAGAAACTTATAATCATGGATACGGTAGAAGATCGATATAGACTACCAAACGGTCCATGTATCATTGAAGAAGCGACACGTTACATGAAATGTATAATTTCACCCCGTAGTCAGTGCTGTGTCCGCTGGCCCGGCCTTCTCGATTTCGGGACCACTATTATAACCTCGCGGGATGTTGTCGGCCCATTAACTCTCATGGATCTAGAACAGTATTATTACTGTGAAATTGGGATAGAGGACAGTACCATCAATCTATGTTGTACCGGCAATGTCCGGTATACAGTCGAAACGCGCCTGGAAGACGTATCTTGCGTTCCTACTACTCCCCTCTTTTATTTTGCTGCAGTTAAACACGTGAGGCCAGACTTTCTCTGCGGCGAGACATATTCTAACCGAGCTGCACGAAAATGGGGTTTATGTGCCCCCCTGAGACCCATATATGTGATTGAATCTAAAATGAATGCGATCGTTTCCCCCTCTTTCTTACATCCGACGGCTCGTAATCTTTGTCGGTCTGTAATATTACCTCCAGATCCAGAGGCCAGGCCGGTTGTTGTTCACATTCCCGAGGGAACATGTTCCGCTCTAGCAGAAGATATGGTAGCCTCAATTCGAAGCAGTTGTATTACCTGGGGACAGCATGAGGAAGGTGGTCCGGAAACCACAGCCCAGGAAAATTCGGACATTCGGGCAATGAAAGTTCGACCCCCCACTAAACCTCCATACATGTCTCCATTAAACATAGGGAATCGGGACACGACCTTTACAGACTAGTCAATAAATATTGTCCCCAAACCTCATAACAATTTAGACAAGTGTCGAACTAGTATGAATCACTCAATTCGCCCTCCAATCTGTATATATAGTACTTCCTTTACATTGTCCTGTACACATCCATCCCATGTACATTTCCCTCCATTTTAGTCATAGCATTTCACTGAGATCATCACATTTGTATATTGTGTACATGCTATGAGGTGTAAAAACCTTAGAAGTTGGTGAATATGTGTTGTCAAATTCGAATTTGTCAAGAATGGCTAAAGGGATGATAAATTAAAGGGTGAGCACAAAAAATTTTCATTACTAGGACGGAAGCGATACTACTGCTGAAACTCTGTACACCGTCCCCTATGTCGGGAATATCCCTTACTCCTGTAAAACAGGAGAATGAACCATGTTCGTTTTTACGCCACGACAGCGGGTCAACACAGGCCGTTAATGACACTTACGTTGACCGAGCTCGCCCGTCGGCAGACGCAAAAGAACATTGCGCTGCATCAGATCCAGAAGAATGGCACTCGGGGGACAGACCACCGCGTCTATGTCGGAAGCCTAGCCGGTTTTACAGGCGCATTGTAATTCCTGAGACTGCTCCGGTGCTTTCGCCACGCTACGATCTATCGGACGAACCACATGCACCTGGAACGACAATGATCTCCGGACCGAGAACACAGTGATAAAAAAAAAGAACATAGTTGTGACTTGTCTAAATAAAAAAGATAGTTATATAAGCCGTTATATAGTTATCTTGGTACTTGTTCGAATGTTACGTATATTGTTACCTTGTTAAGCGTTTTTAATAAAGAAAAGGGGCGCATATACAGTCTATCAATTCGTAGATTTCTTCAAAGCAAGTTAGTTCGTTTAGAATGTAACCATTGTTACAGGGAAAGGAAACAGATCAACATGGCAAAACGATGTGGCTCCAATTAAAGTATTAAGGAGGGGATGTACAGGAATACAAGATAAATGGTGCCTAGGAACCGCCCCGCACCAAGGCACAATCGCAATGTACATGAATGACTAGCAGTGTGTAAGGGCGGTGATGAGGGCACGTTTACTTCCTAAGTCATCGCTCTTTAGTTGGGAGGAAAGTTTCCTAGACAAACTGTTATCTCGTAGAGATTTCGAGTTGCCAACAGGAGAGATCTGGACCTCTACGAGACAACGCCATCCACTAGGAAGCTTCTACGATTAAGCAGTTCTGAGGACACATTTCCCCCAAAAACTGTAATCTCGTAGAGATCTCGAGTTGCTGGTAGGAGAGATCGGGATCTCCCCGAGATAACAGTTCTCCTTGGAGCGTTCGCGGCTCTCTTGGCTAGAGAGCATCATCACATCGAGTTCTTCCTATGAGGCTTCCATTCCATGTCGCGACAATCAGGACGATGTAATTCCCAGAGAAAACTGTCATTTCGCAGGGATCTCGAGTTAGTGTCACGAGAACACTACGGAACAACAGATTTTCCCAGGACGTTTCCATGCTTCGGCAGTCGAAACCGGGAAATCTCCTGGAAAACTATTGTTCCGTAGAGGTCACGCAGTACGAGAACGATAGATCGAAACCAACCACAGAACAATAGGTTTCCGTAGGAATATGCCACGAAAACTCGATCGCGTATCACAACGTTTATTCCGAACTCCTGTCACTGGATATGTGGATCGGGAATCGAGGAATGTCGTCCAATTAAAGAAGATCATGCAGGGATAATAGCGTGTTGGCCAAATGGCGGGAACTTTGAAATTGGTATGGCGCGATTTTGAAAACGGCGCAGAAAAAGGCGCCAAACAATGGCGCGCAATTTTTTGGCGCCTTTTTGTTGGCGCGCATTTTTTGGCGCCAACACCACGATTCTTATAGGCTGGGAACCGCGTAACATATAACTCCGCAATGCCTGACTCAAATCTATTAACAGGCTATCATCTATTCAACGAGGACAAGTATTAAAAATTCAAACCGTAAAATAACAAGTTTAAAATCGTAGTAAGCACACAGAAACCCATAGATCCCCGACGCAGTGCAAAGGTCAGTGTAACGCCTACATAATGAGTGAAATGAAGCGGGGCATACAAGCCTATAAATTAACAAACACGTTTGTATAGGGAGAAGGAAACACAGAACAAATTAATAAAACAAAAACAAAACACTTACCCTCTCAACTAGTCCGAGAGACCTGCGGTAATCGGAATCGAGTTCCAAAAACGGATGCTGGAGCTGCCGCCAAACTTGTGCCAAACGCACGGGTAGCGGAAGGAAATCAGGAACGCGCCCTCTACATGACCGCGCATGCGCGGGGCCGAAAATAGGAAAACTCCGACTGCGCACGCGCCCTCTACATGACCGCGCATGCGCGGGGCCGAAAATAGGAAAACTCCGACTGCGCACGCGCCCTCTACATGACCGCGCATGCGCGGGGCCGAAAATAGGAAAACTCCGACTGCGCACGCGCCCTCTACATGACCGCGCATGCGCGGGGCCGAAAATAGGAAAACTCCGACTGCGCACGCGCCCTCTACATGACCGCGCATGCGCGGGGCCGAAAATAGGAAAACTCCGACTGCGCACGCGCCCTCTACATGACCGCGCATGCGCGGGGCCGAAAATAGGAAAACTCCGACTGCGCACGCGCCCTCTACATGACCGCGCATGCGCGGGGCCGAAAATAGGAAAACTCCGACTGCGCACGCGCCCTCTAACCCTCTCGCGGCCACACACTGTATAAAAAAAAAATTTCGTCGAACCCCTAGCGGCCAACCGATCCCTAACCCTAGGCCTGAACCCTAACCCTAACCCTAGGCCTGAACCCTAACCCTAACCCTAACCCTAACCCTAACCCTAACCCTAACCCTAACCCTAACCCTAGGCCTGAACCCTAACCCTAACCCTAACCCTAACCCTAACCCTAACCCTAACCCTAACCCTAACCCTAGGCCTGAACCCTAGGCCTAACCCTAACCCTAACCCTAACCCTAACCCTAACCCTAACCCTAACCCTAACCCTAACCCTAACCCTAACCCTAACCCTAACCCTAACCCTAACCCTAACCCTAACCCTAACCCTAACCCTAACCCTGAACCCTAACCCTAACCCTAACCCTAACCCTAACCCTAACCCTAACCCTAACCCTAACCCTAACCCCCCAAATTTTCACCCCCCCTCACCCCCATCCAAAATAAGCCAAATATAATGTAGAGGATGGGAGAATCCGGGGGCGATAAGACACTTTCCCACTCATACTGAAGATGTCTTAACCGTGAACCTAGTCTCGATCCCGAGCTCAAAGCACGGAAATCCACACTGGAACCGGCACATACCACCTGTGATGTGACGCAAACTTGGATTATGCAAGTGGTGACTCCGTGGTGTGAAATTAGACCCCCCCTGTTTCTCGACCCCCCACCCTAACCCTAACCCTAACCCTAACCCTAACCCTAACCCCCAAAAACCTCTCGCGGCCGACAGGCAGTTGTACACCTGCCTGCACTACTACATCCGGTCCGTAGACCACATCCCTGCTCCATCCAATAACTCGAACGCTCTTCCTATAGGTAGATACAGGACATGTTTTAACGAGGTTCTGCGCTAAATCCAGGGCGGGAAAGCTCAGCCCGCATCTCGCAGCCCCCGGATCCGATCCCGCAGACCCCGGCCCACAGGAAGGGGCGGGGCACGTGCATGGGGCGTGGCGGGAGATGAATGACCGCGGAGTTCCAAACTCCCGCACCGGCCCCTCTCTGCTCGCTCTCCTCCCCGCCGCCAATAGCTACGCGGCAGCGTACAGCCCGGCCAATAGGCGCGCGGTGGGCGTAGGCGGAGGAAGCTACAAGAGCCCCACGCGGGGTTCCCCCGGCACACGTGGCGGGTGGAAGGCTCCGCTGTGTCTAACCCTAATCGGAGGTATTGATGGTACTGTCGCCGCGCTCCCTCCGCCCGCTGTTTACTCGCTGACTTTCAGCGGGCTAGGGGAGCCGCCCCAGGGGGCGCCGCGGCGGGGAGGGGGTGGGGCGGACGCGGGAGAAAGGACCGAAAGGGGCTCCACGGCAAACAAAAAAAAACGTCAGCGAGGGGTCCTCTCGCCCCCATCCGCCCTGGGGTCCTCGCCCGCAGGCCGCGGTCGGCCGGCACCCGCCATTGCCGCCGCGAAGAGTTCGCCTCTGTCAGCCTCGGCGGCGCCCGGGAGATGCGGCGCGCGGCCCCGCGCCCCCAGCAGAGCAACACGGGAGCGGCGCCCCCGGGGCAACCCCCGCGCCCCCCTGCGCCGTGGGGCGCGCGGACGGCGTCGCTCCCACACGCGCGGCCCCGCGCGCACGACCGTTGGAGCCGTTGAGCCGCGCGCGGGGCTCTGTGAGTAGACCGAACGGGCCCCCCGCGGAGGTGGGCGCTCGAGCCCGGTCCCTGCGCAGGTGGTGCCCGCTGGGCGCCGCTCGGGGCTACCGGGGTCCGTCCGCGGCCGTGCCGGGCGCCCAGGCGCCGAGTCCTGGCCTGGACGTGTGGCGGTGCGCAGCGCGGAGCCCTGTCCCGGCAGGAGCCGTCCTCTGCCTCGGCACGCTCCGCAATAAGCGTGGGCAAACGTGTGGGCCGTGCAGGGCATGAGCGTGCACAAAGACGTGGCCCTGGGGCTTGGGCTGAGCGCAGTGCGATGCCCCCGGGTCATCACCCGTCCCGCAGATCCCCGTGCACGGGGTCAGTGCCATCTTGTGGTCTCGGCTTTCTTTTTTCCCCCTTTTGCACGAAGAGTCAGTGAACTTGGGGTACTTAATCGTGCTTTAATTGCGCGATGGAGAACCGTTGCTAGAATATGTGGGGATAGAGAAGTCCGATACCCTCAGAAATGTGCGAGTCCTGCGGGTAGAATCGGCGCAGCACTGAATAAACCCGCGGGGCCCTAAAACCTCTCGCGGCCGACAGACAGTTGTACACCTGCCTGCATTACTACATCCAGTTCGTAGACCGTATCCCTGCTCCATCCAATAGCTACATTATCGATATATGTACGAGGAGTCAAAATCGGAAAAAAAAGTGCCTTCTTTTAATTACAGGAGGTAGCAATTAATCAAAGACAGATATGGGAACCAATAGTAGGAGGTGTGGGCTCAATTGTGTTTTTTACCGGTCCCACGGTCGATTTGCCACCATCTTCTCCAACCATCAGATTTTCCTTCCTTGTGCGATGCTGTCGTTCTAGTTTTTTAATAAACTGCTGTACCCAAGGCGCCTCAGGGTCCACACATACCTTCCTGTTCTTCTTGAGAGCAAAGCTACAAAAGGGAAAACCTTAACCAAATTAGCTTTACAGCCAGACACTACACCTAAGATGACAACCCCATATTTTGGCCAAGTAATAGAGCTTACTTACATAATTTCAGTCCTCCTGCAGTGTATACCCGGTGGTATCACGTCAACAGCGATAATAGGCCCCAAGCCAGTAGGCCGATTAGTGACTTTCACGCACTTGCACCTCTTGTCGACAGCGAGACTCTCCAGTGATATGCCTACATTATTAAGAGCATGCATTTATCAGAACAACACCATCCCCCGTGCTACCTTTCCTTATACCACCATTGCTGGACATGCCAGAGACGAAACCCCTCAGCTTTTACGAGTACTGGTTACATCAGTATAGCGTATTCCACAACCTCCAGTCTAGAGTTCTCTTCCCCTACTTACCATTTCCAGGCAACAAATAGATCTGTACTATGAATAGAACCAATACTAGCAACAACGCCTGCATTTTTGCCGCCCCAACTGCTCATCAAACCCACACCCCCTGCATTATATATCCATGGAACCGTACCCGTAATGCCTCGGGCGATTTCCCTGTTATTGGGTCTCCACCAACACGTGATATTGGAGACCCCCAACTTAAAATTCCACGACCGTGAGATGCATTTTGTTTATTGAAAATTTCCATTCGATGGGGCATAAACTATAGCATCGAAACACTAAAATGAACAGGAGTTTGCATCAAAAGGTGATAATACTGGAACACAAGACTATGAGGACCCTTAAATGTATATGAGAAAATTCCCACGACCCCTGCATAGCAGAAAACCAGGACCACAATAAATTTTGCAGTACGCATGCGCCCTCTACACACGACCCGCATGCGCTGACCACTTACTGCAGTACGCATGCGCCCTCTACACACAAAACGCATGCGCAGTCCAAAACGCATGCGCAGACCGCTTACGGCAGTACGCATGCGCCCTCTACACACAAAACGCATGCGCAGACCAATTACCCAAAACAAGCATGCGCCGTAAGTATGGTTATCTGCGCATGCCTGGTTTTCGACACACGCGCATGCGCAGATACACTCCACCGTACGCATGCGCGTCATGCATAACTGGCGCATGCGTGAACGCCTTACCCGAACCAGCCCTGCGCGCTTGCGCTATATACGCCCTGCGCACTCATCGCGCATGCGCACAGACGTTCAAATAATGGCGGACATTTCCGTCAACAAACGCACTAAGGTAAAAAAAAAAACCACGAACCGTTAGTTTTTAGGAGCTACGATTTAATTTTCATGCTCTGCTTTATCAAGACTCGAAATGCGTTACAGCTTCCCCCCGTACCGGCACCGACAGTTCTTTACGTAAGCCCTTCCCGTTCACTCTTTCACGCGCGGCACTATCGGTACAACAGTGGCACACATCAAACAAAGTAAAAGGGGAAGGGAATTGAATTTCTACAAAAGATCTAAATTTTACGTAATGGATCCCGTCCCGATCGTCCCCTCACACGTGGCACTGCCGCGTAAACAATGCCACATCGTAGAGAAAGCATAAGGGGGAGGCCATCGGGAGATTATCCCGAGAATTCAAACTATTCTTGTAATGTCGTACGAGCCTCGTTCCGTTCGCTCTTTCATGCGCAGCATTACCGGTGTAAATGTAATAATGCCGCACAGTGAACAAGCAAAAGGGGAAGAGAGTCTCCGGATAGCCGTTACAATCCAGTAACGACTTAACGCAGATTACTCCTGCATAAGCGTCTCTGCGATGAGGTATTTTCCATATGTTCCTGGAGGTCCGTGCCTGTATATTCGTTAATGTCGACATCTGCCTATGTGCCTGTGTATCGGTGCATAGGAGTATGTCTGTGCATCCCTGTATATATTATCTGTGCATATTTGCATAATTCATAAACGAATATTTAATTACAGTAGTGTTGCGCGAGCCCCGATCCATTGATCTGCTCACGACTGTAGCACTTAGAATCGCACAGTGCACAGCCAGTGAGCTGGCCACAGGAGAGGGACATAGGCCTGATTGCTGGGACGCGGATGAGAGATCAATCGTGTTGTTCCTTACGATAACCTAATCAGCACCACCGAATTATACGAGACTGCATTAACTCACATCTGCTAAAGGTTTCGCTTATTCCTTTTACATCCGAATGTCCATCCTGTTATCTTTAATATTCCTTAATGTGCGATGTCCATATCCCTTCTTAAAAAAAAAACAGCCAGGCATAGTTTTTGAGCCTGGAAAACTTACCGCAGGCTTCATAGAAGCCATATCCCGAATAATACTCCATATACCCCCCCTCCCCTTCCCCAACCGTTCTGTATAGAACGAGAATTTGCCATTTAAGCAGTCTGGGGCCGAGAGATGTTGCCCCAGAAGTTTTCCACATAGCTAAGTTTATCTCATACTTCGGAACTCCTGGAGCCAACAAATCCCCTGACCATGTAACTCAAAATAGTTCTTCCGAGTCTAAGCTACACGGTAAGGAAAATTTGTTACCCCAGAGGATTTTTTTATGTCAGTAAATCGATAAATAATGCCTTTAACCCTTTCCTTTATGTTGATCTTCCCGAAACTATGAAAACTATTATATATAACTAGGGGAGAAGAAACATGGGGCATAGACGATGTGCTGCTGAGAGTCACAATGCGGATCATCAGGGTCTCCCGTCACCTGGAAACCACCAGACCGTAGACTGAGTATCCGAGGGAAACTGAGTATAAATCTGGCCCGAATACAAGGAATCCTGTTCGGGATCCTCGGTAAGACGAGCATAAAGCCTCTCCGGCTCCGGAGCCGGATGTGGGGGAGATGGGGTAAAAAGGGGAACCTGGCCAACAGGACAAAGCTGAGCGTAAACCGTCCCCGGCGATGGAGGGGTACACGGCTCGGTAACAGGACACAATGCAGGGAAGATGCCCTCCGGAGATGGAGGCTGGGGAGGGCAGAAGAGGGAATGGGGAGTACAGATGGGAGGTGGTGGGGTCGAGCAGAGCTGGGCGCAAAGCTCCTCCGCATCGGGAGGAGCGGGGGTACAGATAGGAGGTTGGAGGGGGGAAGGCCCCGGAGCGTAGATAATATGGGGAGTAGAGATGGGAGGTGGTGGGGTCGAGCAGAGCTGGGCGCAAAGTTCCTCCGTATCGGGAGGAGGGGGGGTACAGATAGGAGGTTGGGAACCGGAGCAATGTGGAGCGTTAGGTTCATCCGGTGAGGGAGGTGGAGGAGTGCAAATGGGAGGTTCAGGAACGGGATCGTGCGGGGTGGTAAGCAGTCCAAGGGTCACCGTTAGGGGTACCGCCATAGGGCAAACTGGCTCATGACAAGCCAACTGTACACGCAGGGACGTGCACTCAGTCCTTAGATCTCGAATTTCCTTACGTAGGTGTTCATTGGCCCTCTGCAGCTCTTCACATGCTTCATGGAGTTTGTCTACATAGTCCGTCTGCTTCCTGCGTCTTCTCCGAGCGGCGTCACGATTCCTTTTTCTCCTCCTTTCCAGCTTCTGTTTCTCCTCCTCAGATAGGCCGTCAGGGAAGGGGTGTTTGGAGGGGCTGTTGGGGATGTCGTGACTTTTCCTTTTTTTCCGTCTCGAAGTCGACCCGAGAGAAAGATCGAGGGGGGACGGATCGTCAGCGGGACTGTAGGGCATAGCGCCCGGCTCTGGCTCCTGAGACATCTCTTTACACCTGTACCGTGCCCGCCTTCTCCCTGGTATACACCTGCAAGAGACGCCTGCCTAGGAATCAGTGTGCGGAATTTATTCTTAACATTCCAGCACCAACCTCCCCGAACCAAAATAATAATTAAAAAAGCAACACCCACAGACCCGAAAGTATTGAAGAATTACACGTTCGCGAACGGTCACAATTCACCTGTCATTTTATAAAGGAGCAATAGTTTATTTAAGAGGTAGGTATAAATCGATCATTTCCCCCCCCCCCGTCTCCGTATCACTCCCGAACCATTAGATATCAGTCGATCCAGCCCCCCACGTCATGCATGACTATCGTCTTTATATCACCGAATTCGGTTATTCCAAATCCGATTCAATATTACATCACTTCAACGGTGTATAGACGTTCTACGATGGTTTTCCAGCGATCATTTCCCCCAGAAAGGTCATGCTGTCAGAACCATTCGTGGTCACCGAACGAAGGGTTCCGATACAGCATTAAACTTCACAGGGGACATTCAAAACAAGCCCAGAGCCGTCACGTGGAACACGTCTCGAGTCGATCGCTCCCCTCAAGAAAGCTATTCTGCGGCAGTCCGTTCCAAGACCTTACAAACGGACTACCGGGCAGAATACAACTTTCTTTTAGGAGAATATACAAAGTACAATGCGGCCGTCGGATCGCTCTCGCGATACGCGGTGTCACGAAGACCGATACACTACATACAACTTAAAAATGTGAACCCCCCAGCAGATTCTATTTCTAGCGGGAGAGGTTTCACATTTTCATGCCGCCTGTAGTGAATCCTGATCAAGAACAATGCAGACGACAGGTACTAAATTCGTCAGTACGTGGCCACAGTAAGTCTGGCTCATATCATCGCTAAGGACTTTTGGCCTCGCGTACGATCGGCCACTCGGATCAGAACCCTCCGTATTATGCAAACCTTTGGACATTTACATTATACGGAGGGCCTTGATCGGCGAGGGCATTATCCCCTCTCCATTAATTATACCGCCAGGCCTTGATCATTTTCCCATCCTGCTCACCCACCGTCCCATATCTCAAACAACGCGAATTTGTAACACGGGGGGGGGGGGAAGAAAATAATGTATCGATTGTATTTATCGCACCAACTATTCTTTTATCCTAACAACAACTATGTCTGAAACCCTGAAGATGTTTCAATACCACCACAAACAGTAGACGACCACGATACACACGTATGTATTTTAAACCGTGTCAATGTGATCGCATACGGTTCATGACAGTTGATAAACTTTTAAAAGGCTCGAGTCCGTCTCCCCCCTCTTTTTTTTTTCACGTTCTCCTAATATTGGTTACAACCGACTGCTCACACACATACAACCCCCCTCCCCCACGATGCTCATTAGCCTTCAAAAATTATATTTTGAAGTATGTGAGTCGGGGCACTTTTTCCTGCCCTCGGAGTTTACAACGTACGATACAGTGAACTCCGGGGGGAAGGAGAAAAACCGCTCCGGCACAAATTATATATCCGAATGAGAATTATCTCGTGCATCGCCCGCGTACGGAAATGTATATGAGTAGACTAGAAAAAGTTTAAAATCTACTTTCCCATTTTGTTTGGCCCACTTCATTAGATCTACCCGATATGTTACACTCCCGGAGATCAGGTCTCTTAGTTATCCGGGAATGATTACCTTACCCGCACTTTGGTTCTAAATGTCACGATCGAAAAGCCGGCTGGTAGAGGGATCGGGCGAAAAGATCGGGGAGCGGACGGACTGAGCCTTAAGTAGAATAACTGGCGCGCAGCCAGATCCTGTATGAAAGGTATGTATTAGAAATTCGATTGGCCGAACAGGGCAATTCGCGCACGATTATGCGTAATCAAGCCCACAGATCGCACCTTCAACCGATAAGAGTCTCTAGATGACAAATCGACAGTTAGTTGGAAAGTGTTCGGGGGCGGTAAAATTTACAGGGCCTCTCGACATAAAGGCCTCTAAAGTATAATTCGCTGGTTCTGCTAATTAGGAAGAGCGGTTCTGAGTAATCGTCACACCGATCGCATATTTATGCTGAGGCGAGGGGTAATGAGATGATAAATCAGCACTTAAGAAAGGGCATCTGTCTATCAGGGCCCCAGACATCAAAGGCACTGCACTATAAGGTGATTCACTTAAGCTAAAATTCCGGGCATCAGCTATGAGTAAGCAATATCAGTTATCAAAAATTTCTCATGGGAACAGCGACTTAAAAAAAAACTTATAATAAAAGGAAATACCTTCAATACCCAATGACGTTATAAACAATTCCGTATAAATCCTGAGGAGCTGCCGCAAAAAAAAACTACCCCATTTCGCGCCATTGGAACGTATAGAATAACAACAACAAAAATAAAAACGCAGTCGGCACGGTTTCATAATTCCAGGATCAAACCCGGCCGAACGCTCTCGAAATATAACACACCCCCTCCCCCGCCGCTACTGGTCCGGAAATCATTGAGTTTAGTGGCAAACGACAAACAGACAAAAATTGTAGATGCCGCCAGCTAGTTGAGAAGCGCACAGAACATATATCGAGACGCATGAAGCAACCGACACCGCAAGTTAATTTACGGCGGTTACTGTACATTTGCAGTAACTTTTTTTAACCTTGATCGTACCGTACGCGAAGGGGAGTATACGAAAGATAAAATGAACACGCATACAGTGAACCAATATCCGTAACCTTTTAATGCTCGACCGATTTACAGGATGAGGCTGAAAAATATACATACATTCAAAATAATTAGAAAAACAAAGACAATGAACGTCCCCGCTACACGTCCGCGTTCGTCTCGGCGACCGCCGTACTTCCGCAATCGTTTACAGAAGCGTCATATCCGTTCTATTTCCGCAAACAAAGACTTTGAGACAGGATTTCCGTGTTGTCGTGTCCGGTCATACATTCTATGTAAACAAGGAAGTTATCCCCTTTGCTTCCGTATTATCGATAATCGGCTCCGATCCCGATTCCGCGGACCAAGCATTGGCTGCAAACTATATCGGAATGCGCCAGACCTTCTTTGCGCGTCTCCAGACACTTCTGCGATCGCAGACGAAGAAGCCTGACGTAGGTATGATTTTTCCTATTACCTATATTTCCCACCGCCGAATGATACAAATGGGGCGAGATACTTCTTTTTAGAGTTAACAGTTCCATTTTTCTTACATGCTCAAACCTAAACATGACGTCACACCGAACAGGCGGACGGCAAACTTTCGCCATGTGTACTGCTTGTATGCTACAACGGCCAATCGTGTTCCACATGCATGCGACTGCATGTTTAGGTCTCACCCCTCTCGAACCCTACAACATCTCCGCTCCATGTGATCCGAAGGGAGATCGAAGATCGTAGACTCTCTACATACACCGGCCTCAATATACCACGACCGACAGAGAAAGTTGGGGAAGGGTAAGCGAATCGCATACACACTTTTCCGGTAGATGTCAATGTGCAAAAAAAAAAGCCTCGAGAAATTGAGATGCCAATTATTCCTGCTAATTCTAGGTATACTCAAATTTCATACCGTTGAACTTCAATAAACAGTGATCTGTACGAAGCATTACATTCTTACAGACTTATATGTTCGTGCGTATATACAGACGTATTCTAAGAATACATAACTATACGCAGCGTCTTTCTGCAGTTATCTAATGCGTAGCTTTGATAATGTGCAAACAGCGACTCATTATCCCGCCTAGCTACTATTTATACTGGATTCAGAGGGTCGATTCCACTTCTTTCTCTTGTGGAATCTCTGCCAGAACCTCACAGCTCTCGTTTCTACTACGCCATGTTACAAAGTTGGAAATTAAGGAGCGAGCCCTCTCACAAAAACTTCTGATGCGATCACCAAAACTTGATGTTCCGTTCCTAGTTGTCGCAGTATCCGTTTCGAGATGGAAAGTGGGTCCGCAGTCAATGCATCCGGGGTCTGCAACGATATCACAGCTGTAATCAACACGGATGGTAGGTACACCGGCACACTTTGTTAGTAGAACTTAATAGTTTTTTTTTTCAGTCCTGCTTCATATACACGTTCTTAATTCTCACTCACAAAATCCAACAAAGTAGATATGTTCTTCCTGAGGCATAGAAAAGTCCACATTGCCACCACAAATAGATCACGCATGGATATTTACCTCTGCGAAAATTGGGATCCCCCAAAGCATAATCCCGGATGATGAATCGAGCTCCGTTCGAAGCAGTGATTATTCTTTCTGGGGGGGCACTACCTGGGTAACCAAACCTCATTTTTTTTTTGAGGGGAGAGTGAAATTCAAGCTTCCCGACACACTTACTAAGTCAGGTAGAGACCCCAACCAAAATCGGGTGTAGGGAAAGTCCCAGAATGAACTTGGGATTATATAGATTGCAGGAGTCTCTGCAAACATGGGGCGAAGCCACGAGGGAGGAGTTGTCGATGATGAGACAAATCTACTGTCTCATGAAACATACCCCTTCCCCCGCTTCCTATCTCAGCAGAAAAACTCATATAGCCTTCCATACTACCGTAGTATAAAAACTATAGATAATCCCCTCTTCTGAGTCTAACAGTGACATTACCTCATAAAAAAAAAAACATATACACCTGAGTATGATCACGATACGATTTATTCTCAGTTGTTAAGGTTCATTGTGCCAACATTTTCAGACTTTGCCCCCTCAGCTAAATCCTTTGAAGCAATATTATCGTTGTTACGTCGTACATTAATCTCACCTCATTAGTACACATTCAATCAACATGTTACATATCTATAGCCTGATGATACATCTCAAATTAATCCCACCTCATTAGTACACATTCAATCAACATGTTACATATCTATAACTTGATTATATCAGAGGTGTCAACAGCTCTTGTACAGACATATCCAATACAGGCCTCCTACACCTGCAGTCTCAAAACTATTATATCAGCAATACACACTCGGTCATTCCATACTAAATCAAATCTGTCATGGCATACCGTTCCCACCCAGAGCCGTGTCAATCGACAACTGAGAAGGGTTTCTTTCTGCCGTAGTATTTATCATGTACAAAGACGGAAGCGCGGGGACGTTGATGGAGGAGTTGCAAACCTGACGTCACAAAACAGCTACGCAGCAAAAGCAGGTAAAGTATAACCATAATCGTGCAACAACGCCCAAATAGTTTAAATGGTGCAATTCGTCAATAAATGAAAGTTTCATGTCGTGTATTTATTGCATCATATCTTAACAAGGGAGATTAAATCAAAAAAAAAAAGAGATTGCTAGGTCGAAAGCACTACCGAAGTCGCATTTAGCCATGCTCCTTATAAGACAGTTTTTTTTTGTTTTTTTTTTTGGGGGGGGGGGGGCAACTCGTAAGGCTTCCCGTCACTCAAAGGAATTACTGGACTCGAATTTAAGGAGATCCTCGTAAGGTGTAATATAAGGGCACCTAAAACAGTTTCTAATCGAAAGCGTTACCGAACTTGTCTTTAATGAGAATCCCTATGAGAAAGCGCTTGAATGTGGAAGTAGACATAAAAACTTGTTTCGGCAGATCGTAAGCATTGCCGAACTCACATTTAATAAGGCGAGGCTCGTGTGAAGAACCCTAGCAAGGGCAGTTACAGAACATGCTCGCCGAGCACCACCCCCTTGTGGAAGTAGACATAAAAACTTGTTTCGGCAGATCGTAAGCATTGCCGAACTCACATTTAATAAGGCGAGGCTCGTGTGAAGAACCCTAGCAAGGGCAGTTACAGAACATGCTCGCCGAGCACCACCCCCTTATTCCTCCATAGCACTTTCATCGCATTTTTTTTAAAATATTAACGTCTCAATCTATATAGGAAGTAATACCGAACTCCAACTACATTTAAAATCGACATACTTTCTCCCACACATACATATTTTTCCATGTAATCAACATTCGCAGAATAAACCTTCCCATTTTAATGATCGCGGTCCTATATTGTGGAACTGTCCCCCCAACAAAAAAAATATCGGATTATATCAGCCCATCCTTTCTACATTGCACGACCCAGCCGCGTCGCTCATTCCTCCGATAAAAGACCATAACATGAGCAAATGAGACCATACAGAAACGACACCCATGGGTCTGCCCAGCAGGCTCATCCCGGGTCGATGTTGACGGTGGTCTGCGGTCCCGGATCGTCGGGACTGACCGACGAACCGCTTCATCATCAAATATCGCCGTAAATAAAAAATCGCCGTTCTATTAATTGAGATCCTTTTTTTTATTTGCTTATCGAATGCTAGTAATTTTATTACTTATTTGATGAAGGGAGAAATTCAGCTCGTTCGTCGCCTAGCGTAGCGTTCCTTACAGGAAATATATCGGGGATCGGCCGTGCCATTCTGAGAGAGCATCGCGAAGAGAGAAGGAACCTCGCAACCGCCGCTCTTTTATACACAAGAGCCGAGCCGCCCCCACATGTACCCCCAACACTCAAGTGCGAATTTGGGGCGGTACATGTCACGTGATAACATATCGCCATATCCGATTGGCTCACCTCGGCGTTCGCACCAGAGTCCAATAATATAATATAATATAATATATTATTGGTTCGCAGTGCGAACGCTGACGCGTTCGCACTGCTCATTTGCATACACATCACGTGATAGTTCGAGTAGGCGGTACGCCCACCCGTATAAGAATCGTAATTTCTTGTGGCCTCGAGTGGCGGTGCGACTTGCTCTCGTCGGACGGAAGGCGGCGGTATAGGATAAGAGATCACAAAAAAGCGAGACCTGGATCGAACGGCAACGTCTCGTCCCGGTTGTTAATCGTTTGGAACTTCTTCGCCTGATCGGTGGTGTAACCGTGTAGGTATTTTTAGTTTTTATGTACCATTTCGGTTGCTTTATTATATTTCCCACCCATCGTTTTTCTTTATAACATAGTTTGACCCTCTCGGCATCACAGATGGCACCCTCCCTCCACTCATGACCCACAACCGCGATTTGTTTTTCATCTTCAACCCACAGCCATCCTTGTCTTTCTGCCCGCACCGCACGCTTTGCTCGTCCCCGCGTGCAAGATCGGCAGGGGGTGATGGAATTCGAAGCAGAACACGAAGGGCTGACGGCGTCTTGGGTCGCCCCCGCTCCCCAGGGTGGAAAAGGGGCGGAGGGCCGCGCAGGGGTCGCCGACGAGGCAGGGCATGGGAAAACAGAAGCGGAATGCGCCGAGGACGGCGAGAAATGCGGGGACGCCGAGATGAGCGCTTTGGATCGGGTCCAGAGGGACCGGTGGAGATTCAGTTCTCCGCCCCCTCACTCTGGAGTCACGGGGAAGGGGGCTATTCCAATAAAGGGTGATGGGAAGGCGATAGAATGCCAGGAGCTAACCGGAGAGGGAGAGTGGCTGTCACAGTGGGAGGAGCTACCGCCTGAGCCCCGGAGGTCAGGGAATGAACATCTTGACGAAAGTCGGTATGCGAAACAAACCGAAAGGGGTAGCTCTACGGGGAAAGAAGAGGGAGATGGTATGAAGCAGATGGGGGAGCTTGCCCAGCAGTGCGAAGGAGGAACATATGCGGACTTGCTTGTCGAAGCAGAGCAAGCTGTTGTACATTCCGTTCGCGCATTAATGCTGGCCGAAAGACAAAACCCAAATATATTGGGGGAGCATTTGAATAAAAAACGGGTTCTTGTACAACGACCCCGTACTATTCTATCCGTGGAGTCAGAGAATGCAACAATGCGTTCTTATATGCTGGTTACATTGATCTGTTCTGCAAAATCATTATTACTAGGATCGTGCATGTCATTTTTCGCTGGTATGTTAGTCGGTAGAACGGCAGACGTAAAAACACCATTATGGGATACTGTATGTTTGTTAATGGCTTTCTGTGCAGGCATTGTCGTTGGGGGAGTGGATTCTGGGGAGGTGGAATCTGGAGAAACAAAATCTGAATCAAATTAAATTTAATACAGTGTAGCCGTACCCGACGTTGGAGGCGGAGATTAAGCGAATTCTCACCTTTACGAATATTGGTGCAGACAAAGACCAAAAAATGGAAAATGGACAGCTGCAGCACGAAAGTCTCGATTTGGATGCAGATGCCGTTTCTATACCCGAGACTATCTCCCCACCAATCGAGGAAGAACCTGTGCTTTCAGATATTGATGAACAATCAGAATATATTCATTTACAATTAGAATCGGTTACCAGATACAATAATTCCGCACTGTTGCCCACATACGATGATGCAGTTGACCCACCCCCTTCATACGATTCCCTATCCCCGATACATAATGTTAACAATTCTGAAAGTTGCGCAGAAGTTGACTTGCGTTTTATCATTCGACATGATGGATGTGCGATCGCTACATTATTAATACTTTTTTTGACGGTAGTTTCTGCAACCCTTGTAACTATTATCACAGAAACATAATTGACGTATGTGATACAATAAATATGCACGTACCACTCGGATGTTGTCATTTGCTCCTTTCTCGCTTGTGATACCTACAATATATGAGTATGATTGTACAGTTTATAAAGAGAGGGGATATACCTTGATGTGGTTTGACGTACCTATAACTTAAGAATATATTGCTTGTTTCAGACAACTGTTGGCGAGAGCTGCGCCAGGATGTCTTGCTTCGCTTCTTCTATAAGGAGAAAAAAGGTGGATTGTAATAGGCACCCCAACCAAGACAACGATCCTGAAAGGACTGTATTCTCATCGGGTGCAGTGTTGTTCCTGGACCAACTCAAAAGATTGCCATCAAATCCGAGATATGTTATGTCTATAGGCTCCGTACCGGCGGAACGTAGTACAATAGCTCTATTTGCCCATTTTGACGATGTTCCCGATCCTCATACTCTAATTTGCTCAATGTATGAATGGATGCAAGTAAGCGGGCCAATTCAGAATTTAAACCCACCTAAACCGTCTGCAGAATGGTTTCCAGAATTTCAATGTACGTCAACCAGATCTACCATAATCCAAGCTTTATATAACATAAATTGTGGGCCTCCATGGTCATTATTGGGAAGGATAAGAACAGAAGTCACAGTCCTACGATGTGTTCAGGTTACCGATGCTGCGGGTATGCCAGGTTTGATACGATTCGAACGTAGGACTCACTTTGGTAGAAATCTCGAGGCTGTTACAGTGACACCCCTGCCTGAGTCTACAAACCCTTCCACAGATTTGGCATATCTTCGCTCTTTATACAAGTCTAAATTGTATACAATAATTTTACTGGAATGGGATCATAAAACATTTCACGGAAATGATTATGATGAATTGAGAAACTCAATAGCATGGCTCAATATACGCCTGGGATCTACCCGGTGGAGTCATGTGGTCAACTTTGTACGAAATACCACAGATGCAGATTTTGCTCTCTATGGAGATTACCTAACAACGTTTTGGGAGCTCGATGTCGACACAAATACTTGTACACAAATGGGAATGGGTGCGGTGTATGCAGGGGCATTTGAAAATATTGACGTCATGCTAGCTGAGATGTTAATGTATGATTCGGCAGCTACGGTGGATAAACCACATAGCTCAAATACTAGAACATCAGAAATCTCGAAAATTGATTTTCTGATAGAGGATCCTCCCCCACCGAAACATTCCGATATACTCCAACCCGTAGAGGATAAATATGGCTGGATACGAGCGAGTGAAAATTTAGAACCCAGAGATCCAAACACATATATAACGTCCGTTTCTCCAGAATGCATGTTATACCCTAGTAAGGATATTGCCCCCTGTTATCGTTATACCAGGGATACTGTATCTCGCTTATATCATAAAATGGAGCTTGATGGTTCCGCAGCTACACATAATAATCAGGGCAATTATTTTCCGAATGGTTGTGATTGCGATGCAGATGAAAGCTATGTCAAGGAATTATCTGAAGTGTACTTAGACGATTTAAAATGGGTAGTTGAAGAGTGTTGTCGACGGGCAAACGATATGTTAATATCCGAAAAACTAAAACCCTGGAAAGAAACCCTCAATTTACACATCAGTGGGGATAGTACCACCATCACTTCTAAGGTGAGGCAAAGAAAAAAAGTTCCACCTATAATGTACTTCACTGGCACATGGGATGATTGGCTCCATCGTAGTCATTCTACGTATACAGCCGAACATAATATACAGTATCGCAGCTCCCGGCGTATACGTCTAGATTTGTTTACAGAAAGACCTGTTGCACGTTCAACTATGCCCCCGTTACATGTGTCGAGATGCGGTGCAGTTGCATTGATCAAACCTTTTTTGAGAAGATTGTGCAACCCGCCCGCGAATAGAGATTGTGAACGTGTTCTACTATCGATGAAACAAAAGTTAGAAGATCTAGATATCGATAATACTGAAGTATACCCTCCACAGGATTTATGTTTTAAGGTGTTCATTGGTACGTCTATAACCCCAATTGTACGTAAATTTTTTTCAGCAGATTGGAGCAGAGCTGGAAAATGTGGGAGGTCTAACTTCAGGAAAGAGCTGGAAAGTACAGTGCGCCGCATAAGCGTCCCACTTGAGAAGTCTAAACCGGAATTGGCTTTTATTTTTAGTCTTTCGGTCGTAACGAGCAATGTTGAAAACGGTGCTAGAACATGTACAGAAACATTATTTTCTTTTGGGGGTGCTGCAATAGATATGACAACTTTGATTGATGGAATTAATAAGTTACTTGTTTTGTGTGATCTCTTAGCAGTATCAGGAATACGTAGGCTCTCAACCATCGAATCGATTCCTGATATTGGAACAAGTCCGTATAGGTGTATTCTACAACGAACAACACATATTACGGCTTGTATGACACCCAAGGTAGTTAGATGTGAGAATTATAATGTATTGCAATCTCACTGGGAAGAGTGTATTGTTAGAAGCTCTGAATATTTGACATACATACCTTCTCAGATCGAATTTGTTACCCATTTAACGACACGATGCCCCCTAAAGCCTGAAAATAATGACTGGTACTTGGGCTTATTCTTTCCATTTAAAGGATTTCGGGTGATAACTGCAGAAACCAAACGATGGTTGGCAGAATATACTCGTAGGTTCCATAAATGGTTTCAATGGGGAGAAGGTTCCCCTCATTATGCAGCTTTGAGGCATTTGATTCCATTATGTGATTGCTATTTGACAGATGCTTGCATGACTAATAACTTTTTTGGCTGTGGCATATTATTTCATATGCATTGTGTTCCGACCCCAGAGAGGGAGAGCCGGATCGTGGCTATACTAACACGTGCATTGACCGAAGCTCAAAAATATGCAGAAAGCTCTTTACATGTAGACATAGACACACAGAATATATCCATTTACAATTAGAATCGGTTACCAGATACAATAATTCCGCACTGTTGCCCACATACGATGATACAATTGACCCACCCCCTTCATACGATTCCCTATCCCCGATACATAATGTCAACAATTCTGAAAGTTGCGCAGAAGTTGACTTGCGTTTTATCATTCGACATGATGGAAGTGCGATCGCTACATTATTAATACTTTTTTTGACGGTAATTTCTACAACCTATACTCGTAGGTTCCATAAATGGTTTCAATGAGGAGAAGGTTCCCCTCATTATGCAGCTTTGAGGCCTTTGATTCCATTATGTGATTGCTATTTGACAGATGCTTGCATGACTAATAACTTTTTTTGGATATGGCATATTATTTTATATGCATTGTGTTCCGACCCCAGAGAGGGAGAGCCGGATCGCGGCTATACCAACACGTGCATTGACCGAAGCTCAAAAATATGTAGAAAGCTCTTTACATGTAGATATGGACACATGTTAGGTTGACTCACTTATACAGACTCGTGGGCGTTTTACTGAATGATCTATTGCATTATGGTTTTATATATTACTCACGAATTTCAGTACAACCATTTTACATGTCTACAGTTTACTTCATTACCTGGTATATCGTACCTGTTGTTTTTAATTTAAAAAATGGGCATTATTTTTTCCAACCCCATTGAACGCACGGACAAAACATTAATAGAATCACTGCGCGGACGCAATATGGATTTACCAGGAGGAGGCGATTTATGGATTTTTGCAAATGCTGGAACATCGACTATGAAATTTACAACGGCCGGATCGAGAACATCCATACAAATGTATAGGGTTGGCCGAGCACGCACGGATGGACTAACACGTGAATTTGTTATTCTCAAGGGACAGGACGGAAACATATATGGAGTGGAAAATGCAAGCTGCATACATTTTATGAGCCAAAATCTTCACGAATTTATATGTAAAACCGGGATAAGTCAGAGAGATTTAATGGTGACAATGGGTACATTTGGGGGTTATAAACTTAATTCCCCACCTAAACGCTATCATAAGTATCACGATTCATCTTTGGGGCGCCGACGTGGCATATCTGTCGATCGAAGTGCCAACACAGCCAGTTGCACACAGTACGAACATGAATGGAGCGCGTCAGGAGTTTTGAGTACTATCAATCCAAATGATAGAATATTAAGTCATGGCTCATCGAAAGTAAGGTTTGGACCAACAACAGTAGATTGACCAGCGAGTCTGAATTGGACAAGCATGATCTTTTTTTTTCCCTCTCACTTCAACGGACGAAAGAATCTCATTGAAATGAATTTCTAACATGCAAAGACATCTACAAACTCGTAAAATTTATCCGGACGGTATTAGAAATGAAAGATTTACCGTTATATGTGTTAGGATTATTTTCGAATGCCCGTAAACTATAGCAGTGTATATTCCAATTAACATATGTATCAGATTGTTATCATAAAATTGACATATAATACGTAACTGTTATCGAGTAAGTTTAATAATTCAGCTAATGTAAATGCTAGACTCAAATTAAAAACAAAATGCATGCACAGTAAATTCTGGTGTACGGTTTTATTTAATGACAGTACATTCGCAGATCCTTGCAAAGTAACGCCATCTTTTCTCCCGCAATAAAAGCTGCTTTCCAACACTCGTGTGAAAACTTGTTTTCACAATGGCAGTGATAACACAGTCCTTCAATATTTAGAGTATAATTGTCATCTAACGAATCCAGAATAGTAGCGTGGGAAAATGGTGTATGGCATAATTCGTCCGCACTTCGTCCTGTGTATAGTTTCTCGTTCATGCTGCGTGCAATATATTCGGCGCCATGCTGAGACATATTCCCAGATGCTTCCGTTGCCAGACCAAAGAAAAACGCGTGACAATCTTCAGGAGAACTACACTTTACTCTCAGCAGATATGAACGGGATGTAATGGATCCTATGTGTGGTACAGGTTCATCCAGTAATCGTTTTGTAGAAGTCGACGATGTATCAATCGCTAAGGGATCAATAACTTGGTATACATTCGGTATTTGAGCCAATGTTGACGATGACATCGCCCCTGCTGCCATTGAGTCGTCTCTGGTATAAACCTATAAGTTTCTGCAGGAATGGCCTTATAGGATGTCTCTTTGTAGACGTCATGTCTCCACCTACATCCTGTCGACTATACAACCCTACAAGTTCTCCAGGTTTGAAATGAAAGCCACCCTTAAGTCTTCGTGACATTACTCTGAATATGTCTGCTAACGGTACAGACCAACAAAGCGATCATGGTCATTCCACATCGAATAATAAAGATTGTGCAGATTCTCCAGTTTGGCTGATTCCACGAGAAATTTCAATGACTAATGCATATGGAATAGTCGCCAGACCAGTACTCATTACCAATGTTGGTAGTCCAATAAACATCATGTTGACGGGTGGCTGGAAAGGGAGAATTGTAACTGCGACCTCATCTATGCGAGATAAAGCAGTACTCTGGACATCCGATCTCCAACATACATCTCCGAATAGAGGGCTCTTTGGACAAGATACAGTGAAAACACATGCTTGGTTCTTAGCGATGGGAACGCCATGGTTTCTAGGAAGAAATATACTACCAAAAGAACTGTTATGGTTTCTAACTGAGCGCTGTTATAAGGAAGCATCATCGGCTTTTGCAGACATCCCGGTTGTGCTTAAAACAGTTTTCGAGCAGTTTACGTCTAACTGTGTTCCAGGAATAAAACCGGCATTGCTGATGGACCCGCGTAGATTTCTGGAAATGAGAGATCCGAGAAAAATTATTTGTTTATGCGAGTCGGCAGTTCGCGACAATCCTGGAGCGCATGGCATGTTAGTCAACTGCCTTTGTGATCGCCCTGGTGGACTTCAATGTTTAGCGTTCATTAAACTACTCGAGAGCTTGTTTAACGATGTTATAGGATCACCTGAATTTATATACTTAAATTTCAAATGTAAATTTGACGGAATCTTCACCACAGCTGTTCGTGCAATTTCAGGGCCATCATTTTCATATTCCGTATCTAAAGTCGGTGATATATAGATAATAAAACCACACTTTAACAAGACATATCTGAGACGTTTATTTATTTAACTTTATTAGAGGAGTTAGTAATATCGTCAGAAGAAATTGTGTAGAATACTAAATATAGGATGTCTTTTAGATAACTATTTACATACCAAACAGAGTATTGCAGTAAAAATACCTGCCATGGATATAAATAGGCATGAGTGTGCAGCTGATATACAAGTTACATGCGGGATCAGAACATCTCCTCGTATGCGCATCTACATAACGTAGTATATTTGTCATACATTCTCCAGGTACATAGTCTATCATACATCCTCTAGGGTCTATCATATAACTGTATTTGCTGCCCGACGTGCGATGCATCACACGACGAATGCGCGATAACAAAATTAAGCACAGAGTTAAGGAATCGTTTATATCTTCAGGAGCAGATCTTCTTAACATATCCCCCATGGAGCGTTTCTCTGTTCCATATTTACACATCATTATTGGTGCGAGCTTCAGCCTGAGGTTATCTAAAACCGCACCAGCGGTCTTAAAAATCGGGTCATGATTTACTAGGCGTAACTTTAAAACAGCATGTAGTTTTAACCACGACAGAGTTTCTTCAGCACTCCCTAATGCGGCAATGAAACTTTCACCTCGCAACACGGCTTCTCGTGCTGCACTTGCTTGTAGCGATATTCTAGGTCTGATTTCGAACGTGTTTCGTAGCTCTGGACCCGCATGCAATAAATACTCCCATGTTATCTGAGGACCACATAAAGTACTCTCCGCGTTGCTTGAAAATGTTAATACGGCAGCCCATCGATTTTTGCTCGAAACGCGAAAATCACACTCATTTGAAATAGAGGCCAGACGGTGTTTCTCTCTTTGAAGTATTTCGTTTAGTTCCTCATGGACAGGGAGATCATGTTGTCTGGAAACTCTATATTTTTCCAATGGTACCCGTATATCGTGTGTACGATGGTGACTATGATTTTGATCATAAATACGTCTCTCACTGTAGAATCTTCTTCGGTGATGCCCTTCTTGCAGACGTCGGTCGTAATTTAGACTGCGCTGCTGTTTTTCGCTCCGAGATCCAAGTCGGTTGTGCAATCGTAGATGAATTTTTTCTTGTGAAGTCGGTGACATCGGAAAATTACGTCTGTGATATTGTTTGCGATTGCCTGTACCGTGCGGCCGTTTAGTTTGGGAAATGCATGCAGAATCTACTGTCAAATTAGCTAAGCGTAGACGTTTCCGTGGTATTGCATTGTCAAGACACCTTGTAGCATATCGACTTGCTGAGTGTTGAGCATCACGAATCACGTTGCCATATATTGAATTTGAGTCATCGTCGCCTTGCGAATTTTTGGAATCAGGAGATGGTCGTTCGGTCAAAAGTTCCTGCGTACACGGTGGCGCGAATAAAACTTCATTCTTGTTATTAGCCGTTTTTGCAGATGTTTCCATTTCAGTCACTTCGGCATTTTCATCGGAGGAGGATCCTTCTATAAAATCATAGTCCAACAAACTCATCATGTCATCGGACTCGCGAGAGAATGCATCTACAGACATTTTTTTTGTTTAATCTTGATATAGATAATAGTCCATTAGGTACACTTGAGGAGACAATCTCCTATAGCTCTATATCAACCTATATAACCCCGTAGGTTATGTCATATCCGCGCAATGCAAATCATCTAAGAGATGAGTTAAGTATACTAAGGCAAATAGGCACGCCCAAACAATGCAATTTGAAGCGTTCGTTCATATCTTACGATAGTTACAATCAATATTATCATGAACAATATATACAGCACTTTGATTAATATGTTAGATATTAAAGAGGCGCAACAATTGGAGCAAAAAACATGTACGCCAGATGGGGAAGTTTCCAAGGCACATTCATCTTTCTTAACTTGCTTTGTTTCTCCCAACATGGCAGCTCCATCAACTGGGCCGGGAGCCAATAACAAGCTCAATTCTATACAGATTATAATTCCTATAAAAATGCCTGTTATGGATAAAAACCATTTCGAGAGAACTTTTTCACATGGTACAAAATACATCGATAGTGTCGCTAGACAAAGACACTGAGCCCCTAATCGCACTAAACCCTCAGTAATAATAAGAACTGCTGCGATAGGGTGATGAAACAAAAATGATATGGGATCATCTTTAAAAGTCCTACTCAAAGCATTTTTATAGATCATTATCTCGCACATAAATCTAGACATTTTAGTGTAGGTTGTGTTGAGTAAAACACTAGATATCACTCGGGCGGCATAATTTTTGGTATACCTTGCTGTCGATATAGCATCATCCTCAAATCTTACTACACCAAACATGCGTCTCCATTCACGAATGACATAAAATATTGTATACAACCCCAGAGAGGAGGACAAAGATTGTATATGTATCCTCCAAAGATACGTCACACAATTGCGGGTTCCTACTACCGATCGAATCTTGGGCTTGGTAGAAACGTGTGAAGCGAGTCCGGAAATAGACGTTAAGTTGACTAGATATGTACGACATACGTCGCTGAAATCGTCAAATCCACCATCCAGAGGCAATTTATTCCCCAGTGCTGTATATATCAAGGTAGAATTATATTGTTCCCACGTGAAGTTTTTGGCGTCATAGAGGCTACTGTCCACCAAGGTAGCATAGATACATCCAGATCCATTTTGGGAAAGCGTCGATACATAAACTACCAATAAAACAGTATATATCGATATAGCAAATAAAATTCCGATGAGAGCTATTGATGTTCTAATCGACATTTCGAGTCAATATCTACCGTGAAAAGTGTGCGAAGTTTATTATTTCCGCACTTGGCCGCAAAACACTGTTGAATTACACATACGCACAACCTACCATGCGCATCGACGTTCAGAGCCAAATAAGAACGTGCACTCGCTCGCCTTGCTCTTGCATGCTTAAATCTCACACATGTAAACCCGTGACGATATCCTATTGTTTTATTGGGGATTAGCTGCAGCAGGATCCAATCCGATTTGACAACACAACACGAGACAGAAAGATTTTGATATTCGATTGCGTGATCTGGTATATGCTCATATACGTATGTTATAATATCATCTAAAATGTGATCTGTTACAAATGTTGTAATGGCAGCACAATCATTTATATCTACCCCCCTTTCCCTGAGAGCTATTGATAAAGATAATCGAGTCCCGAAAAATATATCTCTATTTACTGTAATTTTTCTTTCGAAGAAACCTGCATATTCGCCACCTATATCTTTCAGAATTATGGCGGCCTTTTCTAGCGGGATAGAGCTGTGAAAATGGAAGTTTTTAGGTTCGAAATGGGCCACAATAAACTTCTCCATGTCAGCACAATCATCTGGTATCACGAAAAACGGTACAAGTCTTCTAGACACGATACCGTTTTCATCAATTTTGCCAAAAAACGGCAGACGTAAGCTACGCCCATGACCATATACGCCACTATCAATTATCTCATAATTTTTCAGATATGGCCCTATAGTTTCTACAAAATTGCGCTCTAAGAGGACGGCTTGTTGAATGATTCGAGACAATCCGGCCAATGTCTTGCTACCCACAAGTAAATATGGAGAGGGTACTGGAATGCAAACCCTCAATCCGATTTTATCATGGCAACCGCATGGCTTATCTGGATCCAAATCGACACTCCTTGATGATTCTGAGCTCCATCTAGTAAGAGATTCATCTATTTGGTCTATGAGTAAAGGGTCATCTATGCCCATTTCTAAATCAAACTCCGCATTTTCAAACATCGAATAATCTGGGGCAAGTTCTGCATCATGGAGCATCCAAGGCGCTCCCCCCATTACTCTAGATTTCTTGCACGAACTCTTATAAAAGTAACACGGGTATGAGCCATGGTCGATATTTGCCTTTGGTAGCAATAAGGCCAAAGCTCTGAGTATACCACTTCTAAAACCTCGTATCGCTGCATGCATAAGTCTAAGAGGTATGGGGTTTCTTAAATGTATATCCACATCTAAAACTATATTTCCTATCGCAAGATTCCCATTAAAGACTTCATTGCGGTTTATATATTGCTGTTCATCGGCAGAGCCACATGTAATCTCCGGCAATTCTACTGTGCTTCCGATAAGCTGTTCGATTTCAGAAGTTAGGAATAAGTCTCGTGAAATCAAGTCTTCTGTCGAAGTACCGTAAGAGTTGTTAAGCTTGATCAAATGCGCTTTCGCACTTCCCGGAGATGGAATGGTCCTTTCCCAACATTCGGTCATAAGCACCGTAAAAGCCTGTCTGCCCTTTGACATGCCCACACGGTAAACTGGAAGGGGTCCATCTATTGCAGAGTCAATCCCCATGAGCATGTTAGCTGGGCCGATTCCCCCTGCGCGAGAATCGGCAGATACTAAAGCTAATAACCTTTTAACTATCATCGGCCCCCCTCGAGAATGAGTGTTCGAACACTCGAGTATCATTCCAGAAGACCTAGATTTATCATACGGTATTAAAGTAGAGTTGTTCTGATTATCGGCCATTAGATTGGAACCATCCACACGATCAGACGGCCAACCATACTTTTGCAATTTCATTTCTAGAGTGTCCAGTCGCTTTAAAATCACAGATGCACATTCACATATTCCAGTGAAGTGCGACTCGTTAGTCATCGTAGTTGACAGATACATTCTGGCACGTCCAAACTTTCGGACTAGCTTATTTCCCATTTCTACTTGTTCGGGCAATACATTATGGGCTATGTGGTCATTCACGTTCAATCTAGATCTCACATGTGTAAAAAAATTTTCTACTGCACACTTGCCTAGTGAAGACTTCTTGTAAATGTCTTCATCGGGCAAACTTACTGTCACATCTTTCAAATGTCGTTTTAACTGTTCGCGGTTATAACATTCAAAATAAGCTAAATATATATATTTAACGAATTCCAAATCCGAAATCTTCAAACTGGGTCTGTCTCTTTCTATATATTCTCTCAATGCATCCACTTCTGCGATATCGGCCATAATCCTGCGTTCCACATATGATGGAAATGCTATGGCCACAGAGCCTTTGGAATAGTAACTTAAACAACAAAAACGTGATAATCTACTAAATGACGTTAAATCGGCAGCCAAAAATCCCGTGGGATTGGGATTTACCGACACTGCGTATGTTTTGCATATATCTTTTATGGCTTGCAGATCATAGCCTGTTGCAATACCAGTAACTTCTTCCTGTGCCTGCAAAAGGTAATAACGTAGGGCCAAAACAAGACTTTTTTCATCTGGTCCGAATTTGGACACGTACCAAAAAGCAGTTGTAGTAGATCCACCATATATACGCCGATATGCTGCTGTGACCTTTTGTTCGTGTTGTAAATAGAGTCCAGTCAGACCTCGTTTACCCCTTGGGAAATTCTCAGATACGCTCGATATATAATTGTGATTCAATGACATACAAACATCTTTTTTGTTACGACCCTTCAGAGATAACCCATTGAGAAAGACGTGAAGAGCAAGGTTGAATTCATCATGTAACATGAACGTTTCAGTTTCAGATATTGTTGCTTGTAAAACACCGGCTTGAATTGGCGTTCCATAAATTATTGAATTTGCGATAGCGTTCATTTCGGACCATGATGTAAATCGGCATACGAATATTGCACGTGTTCTCAGTTTTAAATCAGCACCGCCCATACCTGATGCCATTTGGTTCAGAAGACAAAATTCTACTCTTAGAGGGCTGGGAACATCCTCTAAATTACAAACGGTGGTAGATATTCTCTCATTAGTATTAGGATCCCCGTCGAGAAAGGGTATGCTTGAAAATCGGTCGCTTGGATCCCAATAGCCGATAACATAAACGGAGTTAGTAGAGGGTATCTGACCTGTAAGAAGGGCCAGGGAAAACGACACGGCACAACCATCTACGGCAAATAAGACCTTAATTCCCGAGTCATCACTTTCGAGCGTATCGGATATAGACGAAAATCTCGCCATAATGCAAACCAGCTCAAGAACATACGACTACAGAAGACTCAAAGCAGAATATAAACAATTGTCTGCATCATCTTCTACTGATAAAGCTATGCATCGTCTCAGGGAGGCGGTCCATGCCGTTAACATTCTTCTTCCCACGCCCATCACTTTAGAAATGGCTTTATTATCTGCGGACGGGGTACGGAAACTGGTTCGTGGCCAATCATTGGCTAGAACGTACAGTGCATGCCTTCGCAATTTAGAATGTCTATCTAGACATGTTCCAGGACGGGGAAATCCTGGATTGGATGCGGTAGTTGAAACGCATCGGGAGAATGCACAGCGAGTTGCAGATACATGTGCTGCCGCACTCTTGCATATGTATATGTCTATCGGCACAGGGCGAACGGATGCATTTGTAGAACATGCAATACAATTAACGGCTGCTACCGAAACTGCGATGAGCGATATAGCACTGGTGGAGAGAGCGTTGGGCTTAACGCATCCACATAATGAGAGATCGCCCGCATCAATGGACGAGTCAACCGGGATGAAAAATTGTGCAGTATTGTCACATATGAATGACAATAAGGACGATGCTGTGAATATGGAACCCGGTTATAATACAACCATCGATCGCCTAATATCTTCGCCCTTACTCTCACAGTCAAAAAGGGAACGTACAATTATTTCTACTCCGGCTGTAACCCCAAAGGATAATTGCCCACCAGTTAAGTTTTCTAGGGAAAATAATCTCATTACCGAATTATAATAAAGAAAGAAGCAAATACTCTCGAGTATGTTTCGTTTATTGTTGTAAAGTAATAATTCTTTGTACATGAATGGCGTTTTCATACAATTATATACCGGTGGATCCAAACCCGGAAAACTGTCTCTCGCTGCTGTAAGCTTCTGTATCAAATTCTAAGGTTTCCCTCCATTTCGGCTCCCCGACCGATGCGCCAGGGCGACGACATTTACCTACTGTGGGAAACATTCCAGTAGTATCATTTGTGGGCGGAATTAGCGTGGCCGATTCGTGATCTACAAGCAACAATTGAGCTATACGGTCTCCACATCTTATCATAACGGTCATTTCGGTCAAATTGCATATAGTAATAGTTAGCCAGGAATTTGGAAGCCATCTACTGGGGATTATAATCAAGCCTCGTAGATTCATGGATGAGCGTCCAAATATGCAAGGTATTACAGAGTCGTCCATACATACATATCGCTGCTGTATCATGATAGTTGTAGACGATAATGCCCCCAATCGAATATCACCTGGGGCGGCTATGTCGTAGGCAGCATCCTCTGTTCGTTTAGGAGTAAAGGTCTCAAAGAAAGGAATGAGAGTTGCAAATTGACCAGATGTATAGAAACGTACAAACGTTTCGTCTTCGGCAGTCGGAAAATCTTTAAGTCCTAACACACTTGTGGAATCATTATACCGTACTACAAATGCGATATTTTTATCCGATGATGTATAATGCGACGCTTTGCATACCCGATCGTTGTATAAGCATGCGAGCGCTCGGCATCCAGTTCCTGCCCATATCCCACCTCCACTTGGCGGCAACAGTGGTTTGGTCTCCCCGCTTCCTAATCTGACAGCAGTTTCTATCGAAGTTGAAAAGTCTGGACCACATTCTAGGTGGGGTGTAATGTCAGACAGATTGAATAGCACTCGTGTGTTCAAATTGGGAGATGCCAGCTTTACTAGTGATAAACGAATAGCCAGCCCATTTTTTGGAATGATACATGATTTTTCAAAAAACAATACTGCTCGGATAGATCCCCTATATCCTGAATCTATCAATCCATTGGCGACTTGAATGATGGGTATACCTCGAGAAGTTGGGTCTGGATCCGTTAACTTTGCCAAAATGACCACGTAATTCTGAGGAACGGCAACTCGTATTCCGATATTCAATGTACACGTTTGATATCTGCGCTTTAAATCCGATTTCAGTAACGAGATCACACAATTGTTGGTAACGCGAAGACAACGCTGATCACGCTCTTCTATATAACAGGTCCAACCGTTTGGGTTTACTGCATATAACGCTTCATCGACACGGAATTGCAGACGCCAGGGAACTGTTAGTGCTTCCAACGTTATATTCTCCAAATCACGATCTCGACGAGGATGGGACTCATGGACATTCATAATGCAGTCTGTAGTTTAGTTATCGGCGTTGCTATTTTGATTGCCACTTCGCAAGCGACGTTTGTCGATTGGGGAAGTTCAATCACAAGTATGGGAGATTTTTGGGAGTCTACGTGTTCTGCAGTAGGCGTGTCAATAGCTTTTTCATCTGGGTTTTCTGTGCTGTTTTATATGGGTCTGGTGGCGGTAATCTCCGCCCTCTTAGCGGGTTCGTATCACGCATGCTTTCGACTATTCACCGCAGATATGTTTAAAGAGGAGTGGTAAATTATGTGGGCGTGGACAAATCTCTTATCTCTTCATAAGAGATTTGTTGACTTTGAACCAATATTCATATGTTGGAGACGCCACACGGTACAATAGAAGGTGCACTTGTTCATATCTTACTGTTTAATATTATATCTTAGTTATCATGGGGGATTCTGAAAGGCGGAAATCGGAACGGCGTCGTTCCCTTGGATATCCCTCTGCATATGATGACGTCTCGATTCCTGCTCGCAGACCATCAACACGTACTCAGCGAAATTTAAACCAGGATGATTTGTCAAAACATGGACCATTTACCGACCATCCAACACAAAAACATAAATCGGCGAAAGCCGTATCGGAAGACGTTTCGTCTACCACCCGGGGTGGCTTTACAAACAAACCCCGTGCCAAGCCCGGGGTCAGAGCTGTACAAAGTAATAAATTCGCTTTCAGTACGGCTCCTTCATCAGCATCTAGCACTTGGAGATCAAATACAGTGGCATTTAATCAGCGTATGTTTTGTGGAGCGGTTGCAACTGTGGCTCAATATCACGCATACCAAGGCGCGCTCGCCCTTTGGCGTCAAGATCCTCCGCGAACAAATGAAGAATTAGATGCATTTCTTTCCAGAGCTGTCATTAAAATTACCATTCAAGAGGGTCCAAATTTGATGGGGGAAGCCGAAACCTGTGCCCGCAAACTATTGGAAGAGTCTGGATTATCCCAGGGGAACGAGAACGTAAAGTCCAAATCTGAACGTACAACCAAATCTGAACGTACAAGACGCGGCGGTGAAATTGAAATCAAATCGCCAGATCCGGGATCTCATCGTACACATAACCCTCGCACTCCCGCAACTTCGCGTCGCCATCATTCATCCGCCCGCGGATATCGTAGCAGTGATAGCGAATAATGTAACATAGGAACAGCCCTACTACTGCAAGTAAGTCGTCTTTTATAGACATCCGAATTAAAAACTAGTACATATATATCTTATCTACTCATTATTGTATAGTGTGAATGGAGGCAAATATGAGTTTTGAAAACGATTACTACAGTCCTATCCAATTATTCGCTGAAATTGAGGCGTATGCGAATACTATGGATAAGTCCCCGGATCTTGATATCCTACGAACAATTGAAGAATTTGATGAAACGCTTCTCTCTGAAATTGAAGTCAGAACCCAATCTATTCCATCGCCTCTGGTTGCTCCGTCTGTTACTAAAATGTCACTTCCATCCCCATCTCCAGCTCCTCCCAATTCTCTCTACACTAGACTGTTGCATGAGTTGGATTTTGTCGAAGGCCCGTCTATATTAGCACGTCTGGAAAAAATAAATGTAGATCTATTCTCATGTTTCCCTCATAATAAACACTTATATGAACATGCAAAAATTTTATCTGTATCTCCTTCGGAAGTATTGGAAGAGTTGTCGAAGAATACATGGACGTATACGGCTTTAAATTTAAATGAACATGGAGAGATGGCCCTGCCCATGCCTCCCACAACAAAGGCCGATTTACCTTCTTATGTAGACGACATACAAAACTTCTATTTGGGAGAATTAGAAGCAAGGGAGAAATCATATGCTACTATGTTTTATGGATACTGTCGTGCTCTGGCAGAGTATATTAGACAGTCGGCGATTAAAGATCTTCGGGACGCTCGAGTCGAAGATAAAAATATTGGTGCGTGTAGTAAAGCACGACAATACATCGCCGAAAGGTATTATCGAGAAGCGGCAAGGTTTGCGAAGCTCTTATATGTGCACTTATACCTTTCTACCACGCGGGATGTATCACAGCGACTCGAAGCATCTCAAATGGGACGACAAAATATATTTGTATATTTGAAATGCGAATGGTTACAAGAAAGACACTTTCATTGTTTATTTCAACCTGTAATTTTTAACCATGGCGTAGTTATTGTCGAAGGGCGTGTTTTGACTGCTCCTGAACTCCGGGCTCAGAATTATATACGTTCCGAGTTCGGTCTTCCTCTAATACGATGTAAATTAGTAGAAGAGCCTGACATGCCGTTGATCTCGCCCCCACCGTTTTCAGGTGATGCTCCTCGGGCATCAGTATATTTATTGCAGTGTATTAGATCAAAGTTGGAAGTATATTCTCTATCACACCCCCCTAACCCGCAATTGCATGTGCATAAGGAACATGTACATGTTCAAAAGCTAGAATCACCGCCAAACTATGGAACTACTGTCGAAGCATTGTTGATGGACTCTTCAGACAGAAATTCAATTTCCCCTGGTGATCCTGTTGCCACTACTATCAGTACTTTATAAGGAGGTATTTGTCTATTAGTATGATGGTGAGTTGGCAGAACGAAACTATACTTAAATGATATTATACGTAAATGTGACGTTTAATAAACGAATTTGTCGTATTCGCTTTGTCTTTGTTTCTCACGTCCCATCAATGATGTAATATTATTGATGCAATTACACTTCCGCCGTTAGATCAATACATTATAAAACGGCGTAGTTTTGATAACAGTATGCTGGTAGCACATTCCACCGAAGAATGCAAATGCCTTCTATGCATCGGTATGGACATCCTGGTCAAAATCAACGACGGGAAAACCAATCAATCAGAAATTACTTGTCGACTAGAAGTGGATCACGCAATCGTATATCGCGAAGTCCGCATAATATGGCGAGTGTGTATACAAGAGCACCGGCGATTGCCTATGATGACGATACATACGATACGCTAGAGGAGAGCGAGGATAATGGGTTTGTAAAAACCATTCCTAATGAGGAACAATTTGACAATTCACGGGGGCGGGACCGTACACGATCTGGCAGAAGCAATGGGCATAGTTTTCTAGGTTATCTCCGAGATACTTTCACTGAGAGGCAACCTTCGGGTCGTCGCGGTAGTGATACATCTCGTGATATGATTAATGCATCATTAAAATCGAGAGCGAGGTCTAGAAGACGCTCGTCATCTAGACGACGCCATCGTAATGCCAGCATGCATATGCATTTTCGTGGGGGTTCCAGACGATCTGCAACGGGTTCTCAAAATTTGATAAATCACGATAGACATAGAAGAATATCCCAATCTAGTCTAGGATCGTCTAGAGAAGGAGAATATAATCATGCATCACGATCAAGCCGTGTTAGAAGGCGCCACCGTAGGTCATCACGAAGGCGAGGACCTAGGGCCGGTGGTCACGGAGATTCTTTTACATCCATTACTCCCAGTGGAAGTGCAGAACATCCAATATCCGATATCGATCAAAAACGGTTACGAAAAAACTCAGATACATCGTCTCGGGGCACTCGTGAATCCCCCATAGATGATAGTTTTGGAGAAGACAATTACCGATTAGTTTCTCGCAATAGGGCCACTTCAATTTATACAACCCCCTCTGCTTTATATACTAGAACAGAGTCGCTAAAAACCTATAAGCGTACCACTGGTGATAGTAAAGGTACGAGTCCGGCTTTGGCCTCCTTTCTCGAGCATAAAACACTTAGCGCAGATGTCATCAACCATATTCCATTATTGCGAATGTTAGAATCTGTGCCCAGATCCGAGGCTATACGTGAAGATGAATTATTGTATATGTCTGCAAAAACTTTCAAATATGTGTCACATTGGTATTCCAACAGCCGGCCAGATTATGCCAATGGGAAGATGTATACTTCCCCCCCGCCTGAGAATGCTCTCGCTTGGAAACGGACCGCGAAACAGGCCCATGCTCTTATTCTCCATTTAGGCAGAGATTCCTTAAGAAGTTCTGTAATGTCATTGCGTGAGTTGAATCAAAGCAATGCAGTTTTATTTTTACTTAATTCCTGTTTAAAAATAGCAATTTGTATACATAAAAATAAAATGCATAAATATGGAAATGTAAAAATATTATCCACAATGCCACACGTTCGGAAAGGTGATGCTCAAATATTCGAAAATAGTACTATACATACAATGCGAGACCCTATGGCTTCGGCTGCACGAGCTTCCTATGGATCGCTTGCGTATTGGCCAGAGCTTCGCTGTGCATTAGGGTCTGAGAACAAACGAATTGTACGATATGCCATTGTGGCTATGTTGCAAGCAGAAATATATCTACTTACAAGGATCTCTTCCCAAAGAGTGTCAATGAATAAGAGTGAACTTAGAATTTTATCCTCGTGCATTACGATGGAATGTGTGGCAGCATGTATAGCTGTGCAATTTCTATACACTTCCTTATGGCAAATACTTTACAGTTCTAAAATCAATCGTGAATACATATGGCTGAAAACTGCCAGCGAGAGAAGTAAAAAGTTACCAATGGCAAGTACGGATCTCCTTTATGCAGAGGGGGCCTGCCTTGGGAGGTTAGAGTCATCTCTGTATGGTACAGAGGGTACACCTCTAGGGAGAACACTTGTAGAAGCGTATCTTGCCACAAGATCTGCATTTACGGAGTTAATATATGAGTTTCAATCAAACAGTGATTTATTTCTAGAGAAGCAGAATGTCAAGCTGGGAGAAAAATTAACCGCTGCCGTGATTACTGCAACTGTTGTCTTACAGCGTTTGCTCGGCCATTTAAATATCATTATCGCGCAGATGGTTATTGGATCTGTATATCACAAAAAAGACGTGGATGTTTGGTCAGAGACATTCAAGATGTATCAATATCTATCGTATGTCTGTAAAAGTTTATATAGACCAGTGACCATTGATGAATACATAAATGACCGTGATGATACTATGGAGTATTTAACACTTGAATTTGCACGAGGCGATCCACCTACTGGCATGGCATCAGTGATTTATGAAGATGAAAAAAGTGAAGAACTAGAATCTTTGAAACTTGTACCCCCGCCGATTAATTATGACATTCTAGGTAATTTAGTTCCTTTACGGAATGCGATAGAAGATGCGAGTGATGTGATATTCGAGAAAAGAGCCGTCGAAACCGCCCGCCGTGAGCCACAACGGGCGAATTGACGTAGGGAAGAGGGCGGGACTTTTACTCCGGATGTAGAATAATGGCATTTAAGAGTGGTACATGTTTAAAACCGGGACTCTTGCAGCATCCTGTACTATATTTCAGTTTTCTCTGTAGTGTGTCCATCCATATGGGTTATAATGAAGCGGCTCAGCTCTTCTGAACAGTCGTTGGAACTGTTTGACCGAGATTCGCCACAAGAATATTCATGTATATTACCCAACGAATTAACTGTATCTGCGTCTGCATTAAGAGCTCTTGAGGACAGCCTTATAGAGAAGTTGCCATCCGGGTTGACATTGGGTATAAGGGAATCGGTATTGTGTGAAACTCTTTCCAATAAGGTTCCAGAATCTGTTATTGTTCATCTTGCGTTGGGAGATGTTAGAGGAGAGTATATATCCCTATACAGCGCAAATGTGAAACGCAGATTGAAACGGGCGGCGTTGACACCTGCGGTGGTAAAAGACTACTACACAGACTCGTATCAGCGCTATGTCTGTAAGCGGCGGCGTATACCTTGTGTTGATCTCCCGGGAACTCGTGAACCTGCCAGATCCACCGTTGCGTTGCTATTTTATCCAGCTATACAACGAAATCCCTTAACACAAAAACCATTTCGGCTTCAAAAAGATAACAAAATGTTCGTCAAATGCTGGGCGGAAATATGGGATGCGTTAAATTTTATTCAGAAGTATGTGTATTATATGAGACCTGACGAAATAACAACACCTAGTCTCGATACTTCCGCTCGACTGGAGTTGTTATTTGGTTATGTGAAGACACTGTACATGTGGGCAATGTGGTTAATGGACTTGCTAGATACGCGAATTGTTTCTAACAAATTCGGCACCCGCGTACCTATCAGCATTGATAATATATTTTCAAATCTTACTGAGGTTATGGGTTCGTTATCGTCAGATAAGTGGATGAGCACTGCATTGCTCTGTCGCTCCATAGAACACCTTTTGTCTTCACTTATCCATATTAGTTCTCTGTGGACATGTTGTCAATGGCGCGAAACCAAACATGGAGAAATGTTGCGTCCTATAGTTAGCATTGTCGCGTTGGTTTCTCTCTTGCACCATCACTGTCAATATATTATCAATATTACTTTTAATGGATATGCAAGATGGTTGGAGGGGGGTTTGGGTAATCCTATGTTAAGATCGGCAATTCGACAACAAAAACGGTTTGAACATTATTTGGGAGGACTTTTCCCATCCATTCGCCCCACGGCATGGGGAGAACTTGAATTTAGCATCAGAGCATGGTTTGAACTTGCATTAGCCAAGTCAATGGTAATTCACGGCTCTTTACTCAAAAAGTCCATTGTGAGCAATAATGTCCTTGAACCTTTATGTAAACCAAGGCATACTCAAATTGGAGAAAGGCATGATACGAGGTTTACACGATCTACCAGCATGCCGTCTTCTTCGGGACATATACACAGTACATTACAGAATAATCAACAAGCGATTGTTCCTGAGTGTTCTTCGGGACAACTATCTTCAATCGCTACCGCTTTGTGGTCAGCGGACGAACTCCAAAACGATTACGTGGAAATGAAAGGTGGAGTTTTATGTCCAGCCCCACAGCCAGCTGACTCGATCACTCCAAATTCCAGTCAAACAAATAATGGGACAGCTTCAGACGGTTCTCCAACGAGAGTGACCGATGCGTCCCTCGATCCAACCGAAGTTGAATCATCAACTACAGTAGCTGAGACACCGCCTGTTACAGTTGCCGTCGAATCGGTATATGTATGCAGAGAAACCGCACGAAACAAATCTCCATCATCCAAAGTGGAACGAATATTGCGTAGGTTGAGGGTGGCTACCGATTGATACTATGTTCAAACATATATGTTTTTATCTTTAGCGTAACGATTTGTCCCAAACATGTATACCCTTTCACCTTTCATGCTCGATTATTAAAGAAATAAAGAACCGCTTTAAGAATAGTGTTTATTTTTGTGTTTATTTCATAATTGCGTTCGAGAGAATGGAACTGTAAACTTCGTAGTAATCGCGTCGTTCTAAACGAAGATAGATACGAGCATCTCTGATTATAGAAGCCGCGGTACTTAATGGTCGGGGGCGTTGGCATACAACGCTGCATGTCCTTGGACAATCGACCGATATAGGACCTCCAATGGTGGGTAGTATACAGGTAGATCTACTGTCCCGTAGTCTAAATATATTTCCAAAGGAAGCATTCGTGGAGCCGAATGGGACAATTGCTTCAACCAATGTTTTTGCGTTAGTAAAATCTACGAGTTTACTGTTATGCTGGGCACACATATCTAATGCCTCGAGTTCTGTAGCATTGTTTCCAGCCACGCGCATGCAACTGTACCCTAATCCAATCCATTCCTTAGGGCATGTTCCCGACTCTAGAGACATGTACGAGAATGCAAACAATGATGCTAATAATAACGTTGTCGCGATGACGAACATAGTTAAGATAATTCCGATGGTACATCCACAACACAAATGGGGCCATGCGGTGTATGATCGCCGTTCTCGATCATGTTCGGCACCGTTATCCATCATTCGGAGACGTCCACGTACTACCACTAAATCGCGATCGTCCTCGGGTGTAGGCGACATCATTCTTATACGATCATGTCTATGGAGTACATTCGTGGTTATATTTCTGAGTAACTATATACGATCATATTTAGCGATTGTACGGTATGCATGTTCGTATTCGATTTGTAAAATTGTTATCGACGTATTTGTCGGTGGGGGCGCGATCCGTGCAACTCTTTTGTCATAGGTTGGGAAACTTTCGATACTTATTTTTTCCATATGACCCGTAAGTCTAATGCACTATATCGAAAGGTACTGATAGAGTGTGGCTGGATGCAATGACAAAACTAATATTCATAGAAACGATATGAATTCTTAAAAGGCTAAGAAATGCGTTGACAGAGTCTATACAATCAGCCCGACGGAGATATTTCCTCTTAAAAGTGACGGATTGCCAGTATTTGTATCAGTTTCTGTTTCATGGACGCTAGTCTGTGAACGTATATCATCTATCTGATATACGAAAGAGATACCGTATACAGTGCTAATAATACGTATGTCGACGATATCTCCATGACAAAGTGATAGATTATTGTTTCGATATGAAAATATTGTGGTGACTGGCACGATCATCTCGCTTTGGTACTAGCCGAAGTGGACATGATTACTCATTGTGGGACAATGTTAATTTCTATCCTAAAATATCTAACTTTAAACTGTACATTGTTTAAATAGAATGGAGAGCTTGGAATGACTTGCTGCTATCTTCATTTATACCACAATCTTTTATTCAAATAGATGATTATACGTATTCTGTTTACAGACTCCCCTCACGTTTCTCCACTATTGCATTATTGTCTGACAAATAAATATATAAGTAACTCGGAGAATACTAGAGTTATAAAAAATATGTTTAATAAATCACAACTACATAACAATGAGATTATAATCGAATATTTTTTCGTGTGGAGTTGTATAAACATAGGGCAGTCATGATTATCCCCATCCCTAAAATTACAGCCAATCCCAAAACTGCCGTAACCGTAATAACCATGGGTGTTCCTCTTGCAGCTGGAGTTGCATCGTAATATTCCGAATCTTGAAATTTATCTTCATCGAAGGGGTAGCCTATGAGTCTGCACGTATATTTTGTTTTCGTCCAATTGTCCCATACTGGAATGCGGCTGAGGAGATTTCTATGGCGATCGATGGTCCGGCAGAGACCTGTAACCACAGTATTATAAGTTGTGTTAGGCTGCGCTTCATCATGTACTAACCACCGTACAGTAATCTCAGAGGGGACACATTCTATAGTACATATTGCATACCCATCTTTAAAAGCCAGGGATAAACGGGGATGATGATATACCGTCGGGATAGCTGTGGCATTCGTCGTGCTGATCATATCACCCTGCTTCCAGGCAACCAGACAAGATATTTTGGGGGGGAAATCAATTCCTGAATTTCCCAATGTTATTGTAGAAACCAACGTAGCTCCTCTACCAGATTCGAACCACCAAAAACTTCCATCGCGATCTTTCCGAGGAGTTGCAATGTTTCCATTCTGTCTCCAAGATACATAGACAGATCCAGGGGGATAAAAGTGTCTAACGATACAAGATGCCTTGTAATTTTCTCCGCTGAGGACTGGAGGGGCCAGTACATCCACTGATGCAGGTCGTTGACACACACGTATGTAAATATGTTTATCTATTAAAGGCCGATTAAAATGGTCACGCATAATGACTTGCATGTAGCCATTATCAGCATAATCTACATTTCTAATTTCCACGCCCATCGTATTGGTTGTTTTGTTTATCCATATGAAGTACTTGTTTCCATGAGGTGATGGGCTCGTCCAAAATGTGCCCTGGGGATCTCGTCGAATCGAAGAAATTAATTCAGATTGACGTGGGTATGCATAGTCTGATCCGGGGACTCCATAGAGACCAGCGATACGCGCCGCTTCCACATTCTTTTCGTTGGCGTGGTATTCAATTGGGTTAAAGATCAGATCTAGAACAAAGTTGGACCATTCACTATCCGAGGGGGGGTCGACTTTGAGAGTACAAACAAATCTTCCCGTTTCGTTAAGGAAAACAAAAACTTCTTCCGTATCGCAGAGTATATTGGGCGTTTTATGAGTGTCGTTCGCATTTTGCTTGTCCGTAGACGCATTGTTGTGGATGTATGCGTTCTTGCCCGTCGTTTCTGTTATGGTATGTTCATTGGTACTTTCCGAATTTGTTGACACACTTTCTGTGGAAGGTGCATGAGGTACCTCAGTTAAAGGCGCGCCGTTAATTGAAATGTTGGATGGATCAAAGGATAGAAATGGGGGTGTTTCGAGATCCCGGCTAAGGCTGGCTCCTAGGACGTTGCTCGGAGATAAAAGCAAAAAAAAGAGTCCAGTCCACCCCAAAGCTCGTAACACACGCGGCGTGAGCATGAGGGAAGATATGTAGAGGGTTACGTTTGGTGTCTCTTCGGGATGATGTATAAAATGATTTTTGTGGATTACGATATGCAACTTAGTTTTAAACCGATGGTACCTTTGTTTTCAACGCTCATAAAACACAACTCCATCGTTTAGTATGTATGAAAGTTTTATTCGCGGTTCGAAACAACGATCAATACGTATATGGCCAAGATGTGAACAACGATTTGGTCAAGATAGCGCTACTAATATACAAACAAGTAAACTAGTTATGATAAATCCCAGTATAGATTTCACTACATAGGCAGCTGCTAATTGTTTAATTCCCTTATTTGCATTCCTTATATTAATGCAGGTATAACATGACAAAGCTGCTGCACATGCGGAAAATAAAGTTGGCCCGAGTACCAAACCAAAACCTGCCAAAGTAATGGCCATTGCTCCTATTATAGACAATAAAATGATAATTGGACGGGATAAACTTTCGTCGCGACGTGACGGGATAAATATTGAAACACTCGCCCCCACTAAAACGCCACAGACTCCCTGTAACATATCAGTCGATGTCAAACTAACAGTCTTCTTTGTCATGTACCTCTGCAAGGCAATAACAACTGGAATTAATACGCCTGTCGCGTGGCTCATAACTACCATAGGAATCTGACCATCAATCGTATCTGCGCTTGATATGGCTTCTTCATGCGTTGCATTGACATCTTGAGTCGAGGACATACGACCGCAGCCGAGGCGAGAGGGATGGCGTAGAGTCGTTGCACGACAAATGCGATAATAGCATGTATTCATCAGTGCTTTACTTGCATCCCTTACAACGTTTATGGCTAATATAGTATATAGAAATAGAAATCCGAATAGGGAGGAAATGTTTCCATATGGAGCTGATATTCCGATAATTGTTCCGGCGGTCAATATCAAAAACCCAGCTTTCCAAGTTAAATCTCCAGACGTTGCCAAGCAGACATAGTGGTAGGATGCAATGAATGCTCCAAGCATGACAAAGCACATCAAAGATGTCATCTCTATTGCTCTCAATATTTTTACATAAGATGGATTACTGTCAATTAACATATTTCTTGTAATAAGCGTATCTGCTATGGATGAGATTAAAGCAAATATAAATTGTGCCGGTTTGCCAATTGATGTCAGCACTTCTGACGATTTTATCGTAAGACGCACGATGAAGGCAATTAGAAATCCGGTGATAGCATAAATAGTACAGTTTATATAGATAATTTTTTGGTCAATAAATTGAATCAAGGTTATACATGACAGGGTGATAGCCAAATGAGCTGCAATGGAGAATATCGAACACATGGTTACTACGATACATTTTAGACATCGATTGTTTGATATTCCGTTTCCATTTGTTGCTGTACACGGTGGCTCGAGGCATGTGAGCATTTGCAGACAATGTCCATATGTTCTACCAGTGGTTGTATAAGACGGAGGTAATGATGAGTTGTTGACAGAATCCATGTTCCAATTTGATAGCGGTATTCTGTTTTGTAGTTCAGATGAACGGTGTCGTTTGAATTGGCACAACTATGAGTTTCTGGTGTATCCTCTATAAGGCTTACATGCAATATAAATGAACCCTCCCACTCCATGACATACTTACAGGTCCTCACGAAAGTCTCATTGGTTGATAACTTTGGCAAGTTTCCCTTCTCGTTCGAAGGGGGGTGAAGATGGTCCCCGTTTCCGGGAGCCGATATTTGATACTTTGGGGAAATATTCGCTGATGCGTTTCGACTTTATTGCTCCAGATACTGCACTCACTTCTTCCAATTCGTATATTGACATACAGTCTGAATTGCAAAACAGGAATGCCGTGGGACTTCCAAACACGTGCGGACGTACACACAGCATCGGTGGATCACACGTTGTATAAAATCCCAAATCCGCCCCAGCGGCTCCCGTTTTAATTTTTTGCACGACATTTCTAAATGCGTTAGTATCTTCCAGTGCAAGGCAGAAAGGTTTCCCGCTGCCGTATGCAGTTACAGCTATACTTTTATTTGTTTTTTTCTTCCCACATGCCACGATGAGGGCTGACGAAGCATGACTTGTTGCATTATAGGGATATTGGACCATTGCGCTTCCATCTATATCAAAACTTATCACATCACAAATCGTTCCGGCATAAAAACCTCCTTCAGCTTTCAAAGCAAAGATCAATTCTTCATGTTGTACTTTTGCAGCTACAGTTAGAATTTTGCTCAATTGTTGTTTGTTTAATGAAAATGTAGCATCTGGAGTTTTTTGAGGACAAATGATGGATGCGCTCCATAATTCATATTTGACGATTGTACTCGAAAATGAGCATCCATCATTTGCATATGTGACGGTTTGTGTTAGATGTCGGCATGGTGGTTCTCCTCGAAAGGTAAAACAAACTTCTACTACTTTTTTCTTATCGCATTTGAATGCATCTAAGAGGGTACGTCTAGAATCGGTAAGAGCTAGGAATATTGCTGTGGGCCCGCGCCATTCATATTCACTGAATGAAGTACAATCGATAGGAACAAACATACGTTGACCGCAAACCGTGCCCTGTATCATCAGTCCGTCGTCGCTAAATGTAATTAATGGGTTCTTCACGCAACCTACTATTGTTTTTAATGCAGCCGATGCTGTCATAAATTTCTCTCCAGCCAAAACAATTTTCCATGAAGACTCAGGATCGTTTGTTGGGAACGTTGTATCATCATACATGTGTTCGCTGCCCATAGTTATTCCTGCCATTGACAACAGCCGGTTATCGGAATTAGAGGAGCTCGATTCGGCGTTATTTCCGTTCGCGGCTGACTGGTCTTGTGTGTTGTTCGTCGAAGTGGAAGTAATACAGCAAGTGCTCTTGAATTTCAGTAGACGAATTTATATGGGGGAGGATTCTGGGACATAATTGCAATGCGCATGTTCTACGTTCAACTGACGCTCATAACCACTTGAATGTCGCACCACACATGTTTCCGTGTGAAGGTCCGCGAACGCCATTGGATATAAATTTAATTCGCCATATAAGTTACTACTCACGTTTTAGCCACGTGACAATATATTTACTGCATCTGGCTAAGCTATGTGCAAATCAACCCTAGTATGAGTCATGTCTACCTATAACGAGTTAATTATAGGTTAAAACATGCAATTTACTTATTTATAAGACAATATAGAATCCGTATATTGCTATATAGAATGGTTAAGATTTACATGAACCAGATCCTTCAGAAGTGTAATTCCGATTAATATTTTAATGTAGTAACCGAGTATATCGTTTCACTGTTAGGCCTATTTCACGTGTACTTTGTTATTAGGAGTTAGGATATATCTGACAGAACTGTAGTACTTGTGATAATTTCAGGTTTCTATTTAGGTTATATTTAAAAACTGCGAGGGTCATCATGGGAGTATATGGATGTATGAATTTTGCATATGCAAACGGGTTAGTGAGAAGTCATATATCGGGCTTTATATCCGGGGGGGATATGACACCTATTGCCGTAGACTTATGGAATGTTATGTATGGATTGTTAGAAAAACTATATCCGGGAAAGATCGACGGAGTCGACGATTCGATAATTACACTGCGGTGCTTATATTGTCTTCTGCGTTTGTTACACCAGCGATCATACTATCCGGTCTTTGTAGCAGATCGGGGATTTTATGGGAATGGAAAAACACTATACGGCGCTAAAGCGATAGCGGCCACTTGCATTGCTACTAGAGGAGGTTCTGGGCGACTACATGCACGATTGTTTGATGAATGTGGAAGTACGGATGTTGGAGAGGCGCGGTGTAAGAGGAAACACCCCGGGAAGAAGGTTTGTAGATGGAGCGAAAGGTTTGAAACCCCGAAAATACTTTATCAACTTTGCATGAGTATAATCCGTTATATGGGATATCCTTATGTGGACGCCGGTACAATGGAAGCAGATGATATCTGTGCGAACCTGTTTCATACAAAAACGGTCGCATATGTATTGTCTTCGGACACAGATTTGATATTAATGGGATGTGATATTATTATCGATCTCACACGGATATTCCCGCCAACTATTTATTGCAGAGATGTTTTAGCAGCTCTGCAAATGGACTATTTCACTTTTTTGTTAAACTTTGTTCGCTGTCATACGGATTTACATCGCGAGCCTACACTAAAATCAATGCAAGAAATAATTAATCTTTCGTCAGCAAAACGATGTTTGCACGATACGGATTGTGCAACTGACGACGATGTTCCTAGGTGTATCAGACCTCTATACGAAGAGCAAGATCGGCGGACTGGGGAAAACTCTTACCATTCTGAAGGTTTTGATCTTCATATTCGCAAAGATCAATCAAAAACGAGTTGTTGGGATAATGATGTTTCCAACTACACGGATACTAACCTTATAAGAGGTGTACAAAAAGCGCTAAAATCTTTACGCCCCCCTCGAACAAGATGTGAAATTCTAGAGTATAAATTTATTAAGCATGTCATTGCTACTATAATCCCAGAGCGCAGAACTTCCAGGGTTAGTATTTTGAAACGCTTCCCTATAATGCAAGAGGGACGTGATGAGACAGCAGTTGAAGACTTGATCTTTTGCAACATATTTGATGTAGATGAAGCTAGCACTATCGTATCCCAATTTATAAAACGTATACCGGAGGTACGCCCTCTTAATCATATATTGTTGAAGTATTGGGGGAACGATGCATTAAAGACAACACGATCTAATGACTGATAATTTTATTAATATTGTTATATTGACATGATGAAAATCTAGACAAATTAAAGATCGTTTGACACGCTTCCAGAGTATGCAGTATTTCTTCTCTCAAAGAAGTTGGTATTATTTGAAGCTGTCATCAGTGCTAGCGGAAAATCAGCTGTAGGTTTAGGTTCGTTGTAAATAGGTGGCATATCTAATTCTTTCAGTAGTCTGTCCGCGCTGTAACGTACGTAACTACATATTGCTTCAACATCCAATAACTGGCTGTTGCGTGGTGCAGCTGTGCGAAGAAATGCACATTCGATTTGGACAGCTTCTTTAAACAATTCCTGAACACGACCGATAGATGGTTTGGGCCCCATGAGATAATTCTTAAAAATACAGCAAGATGCTTCTACGTGTATTGCTTCATCTCTGCTAATCAAATTATTAATTTGACATGTAACTACAAATAGATTGTTGATCCGTAGATAGGCGATGGCGGCGAAAGATGCGGAGAAGAAAATGCCTTCTATTAAGATCATAAGAATATATTTTTCGGCTATTGAGCTGCACTCGATGACACGTTTATTCAACCAATCTAGTTTAGACTGGATAGCGGGGGAATTCAAGGAAGTCTTAACATATTCTGCTCGTGCCAGTGAGTCATTGTCGAATAACATTAACTGGATTATACTATAGGCTCGCGAATGGACAGCTTCTATACACTCTTGTTCAAAATAATAGTGATGTATATCTTTTTGACTGAATAAGCCTAAAAGGTTATCTATATTAAGATTAACTAAATCGTCAGCGGCAGATAAAAAAGTAAAAAGAAATCGGTAGAAATATCTTTCCTCCTCGGTAAGCATTGAAACGTCTCTAAGATCGTCACTGATTACAAATTCGGTCTCCGTCCATCGATTCATAATACTCAACGCTCGAAGGTGTCCTATATCCGGACATTCGGGTGCATAGAAGTAATTTGATGCGCAGTGATTGGTGGTAGGAATGCTTTCCGATGGCAAGTCTTCAATGTTTTCGGACTTCATATCTACAGATGGAGCAAGGCTGTATAGCATGCCGATCTCATGTGACGGAGGGCCGCTCATATTTTCTGTGCGTTTAGAAGAATGATGTGGTTACTGTGCACGTGTCAGGATCTTACAAGACGCACGACGAGCAGGTCAATTCTCCGTCCCCACAGAATACTCCCGCATTAGTGGCCTTGCGTATCTTGCAGTAGTACATCCCTGTTTTGAGACCAGCCTTATATGCATGTAGAAGCAGGTTCATGACGCGTGATGCCAACAACGTACCGTCAGCGGTTTCCGTGATAAACAGAGTCATCGACTGGCTCTGGTCCACAAATGGTGCCCTATCACTGCATAGATCAATTAGGAGGGCTTGGTCATAGTCGAAGGCGGTTTTGTATTTAAGTAGGGAATGGCATTCGGGTTTATTTCCTAAAGCAGTCTGTATGTTCCAGTTTGCGGATTCTAATGCGGCAATTGTGGCCAATCGTTGATTTTCATTATCTAAGTATATCGTTCTTAATTCTTCCATTAACTGAATATTGGGGCGCAACAATTCTCCCGTACTTGTCACTTTACTAAACATATTACTGAAGAGGGGTGAAAATCCCTCACTGACTTCAGTGACTTGCGCTGACGCGGCTGTAGGCATTAGAGCTATGAACTGTGCATTGTATAATCCAGCGGACACTATTCTATCTCGTAACATATTCCACTCTTCCACTGCAGCCAATTCTACATTAGCCCACCCATCGAAATGCAGACGTCCTCGTGCATAATAACTGTTAGAGAAATCAGCAAACGGCGGCAGGCCTCGTTCGCAGAATTCGCAACTAACTGTCATCGCCTCCAATAACATGAATTCAAAAATTAGCTTGTTGAGGGATCTAGCGCGTTCATCGCATAAATCAAGACCCATAGATAGAAAAGCTGTATGAAAGCCCTGCACGCCGATGCCCATCGATCTGTTACGTTCTCGGCCAGAATGAGATTTTTCCGTCGGTACATCACTTCCTTCCATTATGGCATTAACGAAAACGGTAGCTAGTCTCACAGCATATCTGAGAGCATCAAAATCAAATTGGCGGTTTCCATCTATGTTGCGGACACATCTGGCAAGGTTGATGCTCGCCAAGCTGCACACCCCATTTGTGTTAGCATCGGTTTTCTGAATTATTTCGGTACATAAATTTGACCCTGCTATAGCATCTCCTTGCGTGTTTGTAATATAATGTCTATTACACGCATCTTTGAAAAGAATAAATGGACTTCCTGTAGAGGCTGCACTTTTGATTATTGCAAACATCATGTCCCTAATGGGGATACTAGCGACACCCAAGCCTTCTGATTCTAAACGTTCATATTCCTTTTCGAATTCTTCACTATGGAGCTTGGTCAGTATAGATGCGCGGGAGTCAAACAGGGTCCATATTACATTTTTCTCTCCGTTTACATGTCTCAGATATCGTTTAAAAAGTAAATCACATGACCAGAGGGCAAGAAACACATTATCACACCTGCGAGATTCCTCCGCTGCCACCATCCCACGCATATTTAGAGCTGACATAATATCTGCGTGCCATGGTTCCAGGTACACGCAAATGCCTGTGGGCCGGGATTCATTTACATTTGCCGCCATAACTAACGAATCCAATACTTTCATAACGTGCATAAGACCAAATTTCCCATTTAAATGTTGCAACGATATACCTATCCCTCCTCTCGCCAGAAGATGGGGTACTACATCCTCGGTAATTGCCTTAAGTGTATCTTGTGTATTATTAGTTCTAGGATCCATAAGATAACAGCTCGCAGTAGAGGTTCCTTCTCGTCCTAGGAAAAGCATACAAGGAGTAGACGGCACAAATAGCTGGTTAGCGAGTGCCAAAAAAAAAGTTGTGAATGTAGTTCTCCAATTTGCTACCCCCGTTGTTAAGGTGGTCATAAAAGGTTTTTTCATCGACGCCTCCGTTGCAGCTGCCGCCGCCAATCGAACGAAGAATTGACACAGGGATTCTTTTTTCCCATCTTCCAATTCTACGAGATATTCTTCATATTTCAATGCTGATTGTAATCCTAACCGTTTCAGCCAGGGATGGATACTCCCATAAAAACGAAGCATATCCATCTCAATATGTGCTCTGTAGCGCCGTATATTATCTACAACTTCATACTTAAGGTTTAACTTTTTTGACAGCAGCCATGTATCTAGAGGAACTTCGCGTAATTCGATTCGCAAATGAACCAATTCTCCGCAGAGGGAGTAAAGACGTTCATCAAATCGGCAGATAGGCTTCATCTTATTTACTAGGCGTGTTATATGGTCTCGCATATTAATTGTCGACGGAATCATTTCAGGAGATTTTCGAACGTCGACCATCATTGTCTCCATACCAGATAAGTGGCCCATATTCAAAAGTTCCCGTTCAATGTTATACAATTCCATGGCTACAGTCGATGCTATATGCATATCGGCAAATTTACGCGGTGGGGTAGATGCATCTTTATTCCACATCGGTGTTAATTTTGAGAAGTCGTACATTCTAACGTGATGTTTCCCTGAGAAAGTATATGGTTCGTAGACATCTGAATGGTCCATAGCAGATTTTTAGTCGCAGAGTGGATGACCGTATAATTTGTCGAATGCGCGCCGGTAACGGAACCGTGACCAAAGTAACTCACCGCCAGACTCTGACTTTTATATTGTGAACTCCTCCCCAACCAACACATGAATCATTCCCAAATCATATTTATGCACAACGTACGCCTGATCGCCTTTATTAAATATGGTTATATATCAACAAGATTGCATATTTATCATTAATAACATTCGATCCATGTACCTATATTCCAAATTACACCCGGTATCCATATAACGGGGATATCTAGGGATCCACAACGTTCGAATTTTTTGACTGGTACCGAACTTTCATCTAAATGTCCCAAACGACAATATGCAGCATACATGCAAGATTCTTTTGTGGGACGACCACGTAGATCTACTTTCCAGTCGGCTTTATTTAAATCTCTAGATCTGGCTGCAATACCCAACCTACGATCGCGGTTGCGGAGATCAAGTGTTTTCGTTAATGGAAATTCCATATTTACATTTGCCCCATGTGGCACTATCAGGCCATCCACACCAGTAATAGCGTTATTGGACCGCACTCCAGAATACATGTAACCTAGCCCTTCTCGGAATGCCCACTCCCCCAAACGACTTCGCATGACATATATCCGAACAGTTTCACGCCCGAATTTTTGTGTATATACGAACACAAGGTATAGAGATGATGAAGACCTTTCCTCGTGAATTACCCGTATATCTTTATCAAAATCGATATAGGCACATGCGGGAACATATACGGAGGACCTTGGCATGGCAGTCTGCTCTGTTTTGATGCTTTCCTGTGGCCCTCTAACCACGGCAGTAATGCTTGCAATTTCGCGTTGCGAAATCCACGAAATCAGTCCTCCCAATAGCTGAAAGTGTCTGTGTGGAAATACGCGACACCTTAACATGGTGATTAAACAAATTCCGAATCTATCAAGTTTTTCTTCCATCCGCCGTCGGCCATAATTACTAATAACATGTGCTCTTAGTGCTTCGGCCCCGCACTTATCTGCGTAGTCGCTTGCGCGGGCAGCGATGAGAAATGAAAGAGAGACTAAGGAGGGCCGGACTCCACTCCCGTTTACTCTATTTACTGATACTGCTGCCAACTCCGATAATTCGTACCATACAGTTTCCATGACTCGCGGATCACGTCCGGCTGGAGTAGCGTAGAGGGCTTCACTGTTTATATCTAGTGGGTGTCGAATAGATAATATTATCAATCCTGGCATTTCGGCATCAGGGAAACAGAAATCTGTTAGGGTAACTTGTCGGGAAATTGTAGCTCGACTATCGCCTGTAAGTAAAGTGATGTTTTCGGCAACATCTGTACGCAGAGATTGCATAATCATTGCAGTTGCGCCAGACGTTGAGGTATCGAGAGGGCGAGTTATGTTCATTCGGGATGCATTTGGAGTGGTTGCATCGCGCAACAATTCCAATCCACCCGCCAAATTACCTCGTCTGTTGTCCCCATCGAGATAGCCTAGGTTAAGACGTCGAACGGTATCAGATTGAACAGAATTTCCGATGGTCCGGAAGACGTTGTGTAATCCGTTCAGCGTGTCAGGATACAGACTGTAGTATTGTGTTTCGTGCGATCGTAAGAGTGGTTTCATGATGTAGATAATTGACGGAAATCGAAATTAGCTACTAGTAAAAATACTGTCCCGTGTTCGGCAATGGCTGTAAATAACTCCGATATTGCAGATATTACGTTGGGTTGAGGCGTATTATGTATTGCTGTCGTTTGTGTGGCGATAATAGAAATGACGATTTACTCTGGCATGGTCAAGTAATAGTGCAGATACAATATTTAGTAGGATTTTACTGTGTTATTGTATGTTCTCTGAAATGGGCATGACTATACTACGTAATCACGACTGGTTTTAGGAGTTGTGGTATTGAAAGCCGTATTACATTTTATAGATCTTTCTAATATCGATCGCATCTAGGGAGAACAGAGGGTTGGCGATAGTTGCCTGAATAATGTCTGCCGTAACGACCGATGAAATATGGCCACTGAAAGTTTTATTGGACACGCTACGGTCCTTATCTTCGAGAACGTCGCCGACAGAACCATGGGGTGCTACTGCAACCGCGGAGGCAAGAGCCGCTATTGGATCCTTTTTTCTAGCTTCGGGAACAATGAGTATTCTGCAAGTAGAATTGACATGGCGTGACACATTTTCTGCCATACTCGAGGTGTATAAACAAACGAGGAGTCCAGAAGCATCAATGTTGGCACAAAATTTCGTCGGTTTAATTCTCTGGCGCATATCTGTCAGGTGGGATAAGACCTCTTGGCAAGAGAATTCCCATCGTTTGCGTCGGCTGGTGGCCGAAATGACGGGAGAAGAAGCTATTTCTTGGCTTAGTCGGAACAATTTACGTATATCAGCTCCATTTGGACCGAGTGTTATGTGGCCTTTAATAAGTGAGTGGTTTGCTGTTTTTGAGGATGCTGCCAATCATGCTTTTACGTATACGCCAGAACATTTACTTTCTGAGCGAGAATTTTCGTTTAATGTAGGGGATCTGGCCGCCTCTTTGGCACATAAACGTTTTGAACTCATATATGATTTTCCGTTTGTTCAAGAGGGTATTCGACTGGTATCTATAGCCAGTGGTTGGATTGCCCCTTTTGTAATCATGTATAGATGTACAACGAATAGAGTTTTCACGCCCCTTACACGGATACTCTTTACAATAGCGTTGGTGGATCAATACTTTAGAGGATTGCATGCCCCCCAACCCTTTCAAATAAAGGATCGCTTTGCAGAAGATGTTGGCGCATTGGGTTCGAAAGAACTTATCCCTGCCTTGGAAGCGAATAGTACTAAACGCACATCGTATGAAGTTCGAGCATCTGCCGCCATAGCATATGAAAGTCCATTTGTACACACGATACAACCTGGCATGGCGGCTGATAAGTTGCGCAACGGGTCGGATATTATTATGTCGGATACCTCATTGACAGAAGATTCATTAGCAATTCATTTATCTGCTGTACTCAGACTTATTTCCGACATTGGTTTAGAGGAAGATAACGGTGCTATTGATGCGGCCAAAGCAAAACTTTCCAATTCTGCCAGACGGGCTTGGGATGCTATCCAATACAGTTCATCTCCTAAACAATTATTGGAGGCACTTATAGAGCGTGGGTTTGTACGACAGGTATGCCGTGCGTATGAATCAGCACTAAAAACATATTTTACACGAAATTACGGCTCTGTGGATGAAGGTGATATTTTTGATGATGTACAACAGGTAGTTGGATGCGTTGCCGTCATCGGTAACGTGGTCTTTGGGTTGATTGAAAGCTACGGACCCGGAATGACATATTTATCCAATTATATGGAGAATTGTGTAATTTCCGAATCTGATTCCCACTTTATAGAAGCATTAGGTTTAGAACGGGCAATAATATCTCAAATAATAGGTCGATGCATTCCACCGATCCCCCATGAGGATTACATTAAAGCTGCGCGAGCAGTCCTTGTAGCTGAAATGGATCACGTCGCAAGTAAGAGTGAAGCGGTGGGGTTCCGCCAATCAATAAGGTCTGCAAAAGAGTCACTCATGTTATGGTTTGACAATCGAGCCAATGAAATCTGGGGTATTGTTCCACCAGACGAGTCAAATGTGTTAAATTTGGATGCAAATTTGCCCAACTCTGATTATTCTAATGTCGACAGCAATGTTGAGCAGGATGAATTTGATGGGGAACGTGAGAGTGAGATGATTCGTCTCGCTAGTACAATTCGGTATCCCGAACCCATGCCAATCACACCTGAAAGCACAACCCCTCATTTCTTGAAATATATTATAGCTACTGTGTGTTTGGATGCACTTACAAGTGTAACGACAGCTATATTTTCTACACCTCGTTTAGGTACGGCTTTAAAAGTCTTAACCTGGGCTAGAGATTATGGTATGCCATATTTAGACAGTTTCATAAATCACCGGGGTAAACTAAACGCTCTCATTTCTGCGATTATTCCGTTTACACAAGACATATCAAATGCGCCTACTACCGATGATGCATTGAATATAGAAATGCTTTTGGGAGAATTATACGATGTAATTAGTGTCGCTATAAGTATGTTACCCCAGGAAGCTAGACCATTTTTACCCCCTCGACCAGACCCGTCGAATAGCAATGTCTTAATTAGTATGCACGGAACGGCATTGCATCTTCAATTGAATTACTTGGCGGAACGTACATTTGATTGTGTGGAACATTTATCCAATAAATCCAAGCAACTGGTTGTATTTGCATCGATATTTAAAGACTTTTTTACCTGCAAATTTGTATCTGGTATATCTGGGGGGACTGTCAAGCTTTATCATCATAGCGAACTGCATTCGTCTTTGGGAACCTGGAAAATCTTTGACGTTATGACAGCTATTCGAGAGCTTTATGATTCGGCAAACAACATTATAGCAGACATTAGACTCGACTCGATGAAGTTGCGGACAATTATAGAAGAAACTGGGAAACAATTGTTGTTATGTGATGATATAATGGAACAAGCAAATGCATTAGGCCAAGATGCTGTGAAGCTTTTTTCTGTGTTGGGGGCCGATTTTGCTGGTTTAACACGTCTGCAAAATTCACTGGATCTGCACATTAGGAAGTTGACATCATGTAATACTCCACCAGGAATGCAGGACATTTGTTGGCTTTTGGGAAGATGGTCGATACTATCTGAAATTAATTCTACATATCGCGATAGAAGTTCGCATGAATTGGTCAGTGCTATAGAAAATGTAGGAGGAGTATTGCAAGATATGATGGACCATGATCTGGCCTCGATTGGTACAGATGATAAATCCGTGGCCGGTGAAATAGAATTTGCCGTAGAATCTGTGATGCGGGACTACCCAGTAATAACTGAGGATGACACTACACTCGTAGTTACCTTGTCATCAAGACACAATTTAACACACCGAGATGAAATAAACTTTTGTACACTGGACATCGAAACTATAGCTCCAGATGATGTAGATCTGACTAGTTTTGCTAGAGATTTCATTACTAAACAAAGAGTAACAGCGGATGCTCTCGTAAATATTATAGATACTGTGTTTAATACTGGTAGGAGGGCAAACGGTGATAATGCATAATATGAAATCTATTCTCCACATCCGGGCGTTTATGTCAACGGTCCCGTCTTGGACGACGTAGTTGTACTAGTTACGTTTGATGTGGAACGTTGCGCCTCGTCAAATATCCGAATTTAACTTCAGCCCAGTATATGACTTGTATAAATACTTTATGGCAGCAGTGGAGCTTATGTCGTTTCGACGCATATTTTCAATCATATAAATTGAGTGTAAAATGACAGATTCTACTGACAGCAGACAAGCTACTACAAATTGCAGGAAATATTCAAGAACTACATCGAACGCACCCATGCTAGCTGCGAACGTGTTAAGAGATAAATCGACGTCTGGACTCTGTTCGCTTGATCGAAAACACGACCCATATTTTGGGCAAATTATGGATAACCCTGAGGTAATTCTAGATGAATGGGCAAAGATGGTGATAGATACGACTGATGTAACGGTAGTGGCGGTTGGTATTAGAAACCAGTTTGCTCCGGACCTAAGTCCTGCGTCTTCAGTTTCATGTTTACGTTCATCGTTGGCATTTCTTCGTATAGTTTTTGCGTATGGATTAGATACAGTCATATCATCAGATGCAATAGATAGACTTTTATTACAGGGAAAGGCCTGGACAATAGCGACTTCTGAAGATGGGACATATACAACGTGCGTTCCGCATGATCTGCCGAATAGAATTATATCAAAAGATGCAGGAGGAAATTTGTGTGTTGCATTTTCGAGTTCATATGGGGAGTTTGAATTCTATCTAGAAGAAAACACGCCCACTATATTAGATACTCAAATATCTGCGCGGACGTTCATAGAACAAATATGGAAAAAAAAGCGGGGTGATGTTTATTGTTTAATTGTGGTTGGCGTTTTAGGAATTGGAGTGTACAGATCCGGCGATGGAATTTATATTTTTGATCCGCATGGACATGGGCATATAGGACAGGCATGTATAGTCCGTGTAAGTGAAGGTTATTTTTATCAATATCTCACATCGTATGCCGACCCCTCCGCAACACCCGATTGGTCTGCAACATTTGTATACTTTGTATCAACGGTTTCTATCTGCCCACCCAGAGACGAGATAATATCGACCGTTTCGCGGATCTATGGGACCTCCGATATAGTTTTAGATTTGGGTCGAGCTAGAGAGGAAGATAACCGTAAAGTAGTGTCGGCAGATTTTGATCCGCCTTCTAGGCCACAACCGAGATTAACCAAACTTGTCATCGGTAGTACAGATACAACTATCCAAGGTTCAGATTATCCTTGCATACAAGCAGAAGATTTAAATGGCGAGGATTCCAGACCACTCGATCATAATCTTTCGTATAATGATGCTCCTACCAATACCGAATCTGTGGCACCTCCATCGACCAAAGACTGTCGAGATTGCATCAATATTCAGAACCCAGGAGAAACCCTTGACGATACCCATAGCACTATTGTTGATCCATCCACTAAAGATTCAATTTCAGTGACCGCGTGGCAGGGTGTATTTTCGGATGTTATCGAGGATCCGCCACCAAAAACCAACTTCCAATTTTCGTTCGGCACATTTGCAAAAGTAGCTGAAAATAAAATAGGTACAACATCTGTCGAAGGTTGCATACGGAATTATGCGAGACATAAAAGGCGTCGTCCTTTATGGACACCACAATCAAGTTCGGAAAATATATCGCTAGATGGATCAAGCAGCTCGTTGAGCAGGAAACACTCGAGAAAATCTAAACGAACTCTGGAATCTAGAATTGTAGAAGCCGTCACTTCTACAGAATCGTCAGATGTGACGGAGAATGTAGACACTTACCCCCCTGTCATATCTAATATACCGGATGAGCCGACCTTAGGTTCATCGCCAACTACTTCAAATCGTGGAGAAGATACCACAGTTGAACATTTGTTAAAAAATAGACCACTTTTTAATTTTAAATCGTTGACAGAAGATGAAGATGGATTAGTGCAAGATCGATTGTGGAGTGATGAATATTTATCTCATTATCCTTTGGCTGACATCCGCGATAAAATAGAGGATGTTGCATGTTCTATAGATTCAGGACTGAGAATTATAGTCCATGTAGGAAGTCCGTATGATAGTGATGGGGGATTATTATATGTATGCATGATGGATATTTTTGCCAGATTATTTAATTATATAATAGAGAATGGGGCCAGAACTACATCGGATAGAGAATCCGTTGTAGGCTATGAAATGGCGGCGTTACTTAAAGCCTTTACAATACCTGTCTATTTTACTACTTTCATCGCGTCTACAGGAATGGTTCTTTCTGAAGCATCTGAATCTATAGACCTTATAGAAAGGGTTCTTGCGGAGAATTCCAAGATAGGAAACTTAGCTTTAAGCAAGATGATATTAGTGGCATTGGAAGTTGAAGAAGTCACCGATGAACTGCATAAATCTTTGGACGCTATAGAAAAGGAAGTGGGTACCGCTGATCCTTATGGAATCTATGAAAGAATGGCCGCCATTTTGGTAGATACACTCTATCATAACTCCGGAAAATTGTATTCTGAAAAGACGTCTTCCAATTCCAATCAAACATTGACTGACAGAGTTATATCACTGTGTACATTAATACGCGATATAGAAGCCGTTGCTATTCGAAAGGCTGAATTAATCCTAGCAGAAATGGAAGCACTTGAGGCGGGTGTTCGATGGATGAATACAACTTTAGACGCGTTTATAATGGGAGGATCGGGCAGTAGTCCTATGATAGATGCAGCGGACATTGTGGCTAAAACTTCATCGGCTGTTGTTACACAAAGATTGGGAGATATAGGAAAAACCGTCATTGATGTCGTTGGTCATTCACTCCGGGAATACTATTTAAAGGTGGCTTTGTATAGTGTGAAAGCACTTACCGCCAGCTCGAGCGACGTATCAAGATTTAAAATAGTTGTTACAGATCAATATGAAAAAATAAACAGATTTGCATCTTCTCTATCTGTGATAGATGACGTGATGGTGTTAATAGCATCACGTAGTAACGCACGTGTACCATCACCTGTATCACAGGCTTTCGAATCTGAGCTGCTTGGGAATTTATTAGAAATTGGTTCCGATTTAGACGTTCCGGAAAAACTAACAACGTGGAAAAATTTAATGACATCAATGCAAGTTGGTGGTTGGATCAGTCGGCGAGAATTAGATATGTTGATGAAAGAGATAGATATTGTGAACGAGAAGGCAACTCGCCATGAAACTGTGCTGACAGAACTAGAACGTCTAAATGAGCTGGAAACTAGATTTGGTTCATATACCGATTTGGACACGACAGTAGAACTACAAAAACTAGACGAAGCGATTAAAATTGGAGAAGACATTGTTAAATTGGCTATAGTTTTGGAAGATAAGAAAAATGCAACTTCGTTAAGTTCCGATGTGCGGGAGAAACTCCGAGACACGCGTCGTAAAAATGAAACTTTTATTACACATCTCCGAGAGCGGTACCAGGAAGTGAAATCGACAATCGAAGACCTATATTCCTCAATTCGCAAAATATTACGTCCCTTGCCAAAATTTGTTGGGTTACGTGCTCTGGATTCAAAAGTAAAAGTCATAACAGAATCTATTCCTAGGGGGATGGGTTCTTTCGAAAATTTTTTAGCTTCTGCTCCATCTGACATAATAGGCTCCCTCCAATCAGATTTATGGGTACTGTTTATTCAATATAAAACAATATTATCCCGCCCTACTACAGAAGTAGCAGCAGAATTATCTGGTTTAGGTGTTCCATTTGCACTAGCTATTAGATTAGTATTTGGTCCACAGGGAAGCTATCCCGCTGCATCAGTCTTCTTTGGAAAGCACGCCGATGTACTTTCGGCAACAATCGCTGCTGCAGCCGTTGAACCAATGTCTGTCGAAAAGACGATGGCCGTAGTTTCAACATTAAAAGCCGCCATATCAGATATAGATAGGGCCAATGCAATCGCCCCTCCCCAGGGAATAATGAGCATTTCATCTACAGAAAGGAGCGATGCCTTTTTGTTTCTAAAGGCTTTATTATCCACTGCGGAGATTGCAGCGGACGTAGCAAATCGTGGACAACATTTGGAGTCTCTTATCCAGTCGGTGCGAACTATACTTGATAATCTAATTACTTCGAATCATAAGATCAGAAGTTTAAATCCCAGAGAGGTTATTTCCGAGAATGATACCAGTGTTGTGGCGAGCGCTAAAGTTGAGTTCTCTAATGCGATCCAAACTGTAGGTAATGTTACTGCAACCCTCTCTACTTTTGAAGGTCTGACATACACCTCAAATCCTCACATACAACGCAAGATAGCTGAACTTTCAAAACTAATAAGGTCTGCAAATCAGCGAGCTGGAGAATTGGATATAGCTATTCAGACGTATGAGCACAATCGTATCAGTGCTGAGAGATCACGTAGCGAAGACTTATGGATTTCCTCAATCAATTCTTTATTATTGAATGCTGAAGTGAAATCAGAATTTGATGCTATGGAAATAAACCGATTAGAAGATGCCGCCAGGACAGGTGGTTATGACACTATCCGTTATAAATCGAGAGCCGAAAAAATTGTTATTGCGCATGCTCGCGTACTTGAAAGTTCGATAGAATCTGTATTGAAATTTAATCCATATTCAACACAAAATATGGTACACGGTCTTTCGCCTCCTATAGCCGCATTAAAAAGCATTACGTGGGGAGACTCTTTCATGACCGCAGCTCCCTACTACACAAAGCTCTTTGGTGTCAATTGCGATACTGTAATGGATTTGCTTCATATATCAATTGCTATTCTAAGACATGCAAATGCAAACTCGGGCAATGTGGATTATTATTTGTTAATGGGCGAACTTGAGTCTGCTCTGAAATCTTATCCCAATTTAGTGAAATATGTGAATTTTTATAGAAGCGGATATGTGAAATTTATGAGTTTTTTGGCCCACCTTGAGCAAAGAAGAGTAGAGGCGCATCATGCATCAGGAAGAGTTGCTTTGGAAATAAGTGCCGCATTAGAGGACTTGGCCCGAACACACAGCCCCGAGGGAGCTCGCCGTGCTCTAGAATATGGGGTCTCTATTATAATTCCATCTGTAAACACTATAATGTCCATAGCAGAAGAATTGAAAAAAGATCACGTAGAAGAGCTTGAGGGGACAGCATATTCAGAATATGGTGCTCATTTACTCCGACGGGATACTGATGCAATGACCTCACTAATACATCGAGTAACCACTGCTATTGAAGATGCAAAGACGAGAGGAGAAGCTATTCTGAAGAATTTGGCCGAAGCATCTTATGCTGCAGACAGAGAGTCTGCGGAACTTTTAGCTAATCTTAAAAACCTATTGAGACTGGTCTCGATGCCATCGCATATAGCCAAGGCTATTGATAGGTCAGAGACCGTAAATGATATCGTCACTCAAGCAGCACTGCTTTTAACTAAAGTCGAAGAAACTAAAGAGTTGGACTCGCAAACTGTTGAATGGTTGAGACATGCCGAATCAGTTATAGATTCTCATGATTTGACTGTTAGGATAGATGAAAGTGGTCCTATGTCAATATATGCAGACCGGATAGATGCATTAGTTAATTTATCAAAACGCCTGGAAGAGTTAAAATCTGAACTAGCGCTGGCTGAAGTTGCTTGGGATGATACATGGGCCACATTTGTACATGATAAAGATAGAATTGATAAGAGTTCCGAAGGATTTTCTTCAGCTCGAGAAAGTGCTGCTCGGACAAAAGTATCTGTGAATATGATAAATGCTTTGCGTAGTAATGCGGAATATCCCAGACTGCCGGCTAAAATAATAGGGTTGATTGATACCAAGTACCGAGACAGGGTCGTCGTTCTTGACGCCTTCCTTACCACAGTCAAGGAAATAGAGGCCACCCAAAAACAAATGGAGGGTTTGTGTGAGAAGATCCCGTCAACCTTTGCCATAAATGATCTTAAGAAAATATATACACAGTTTGAGGATATCGCTAAACGTCTTCCAAAATGGTACACCAAGCGTGTAGCAAGATATTCGCGGTTGTTAACATTAAGACTGGCTTTATATGCTGGATATTCGAACACATTTGAGGGGAATGTCGGCGATCCGATGTTGCTGCCCTTTGATGCAGGAGATGCAAACAATGGAGCGAATCACACATCAAACGTGGGAGTCGTAAATAGATACTTAAAACATAGAGTTGCAAGTTGGATCAGACCAAAAGTCGTAGCTACACTGCAGGAAGCTTTTTCTGAAATAGATAGTCCTGGATGCCTAACATATCTAGATTCAACAGATAAACCCTTGAGGTATTCTCTCTGTTTTCGAACGGTTGGGGAAAAATTAGCTGCTTGTTTGTGCGAACCTGCCGCCATAGGGATAAAACCTCAAATCCCTATACAGCCTATAACAACCGAAGAAACGGAAGCCGCTGCAGGCATGTTAAGCGATATCATGACTTTCAGATTGGGTTTTGTTCATGATATGGCTAACCATCTCTATTCTTTTACGAAGTATGTTCGCACAAAACGACATAATTGGATGCAGAGTGATTACATTAAAGCACTAGGTACTATATATTGTGCATTAATCGCAATAACATTAACGCGGAAAAACAGGAGTAATTTATCAGACATATATTTTATTCCCGGGCGGAGAACTCCCATAGTAGATAAAAAAGAATTAAAAAAAAATGCGGCGAACGGACGAGGGAAGCAGGTTGTTCGATTGGATCCAGCCGATGTAATGGTCACCATTATGGCAAATATACCCGGACACATGTTAACCTTTTCAAAGCTCGATCTAATCGATCAATATGATTTTATGGACAAGACTATTTATGAAGTTATGACAGACTCGATATCCACAGTAGCGTTTGTGAATTGCTTATCAGTACAACTATCCAAAGATAATATTCCAGACCCGAATTGTAGACCATTAAGTTTAACGGGTAGTGTATGGGATCCTGCAGGCGGCTCCTTATTTTCAGTACGTTATTCCGATTGGAGACAAGGTAAATTGTCCGATACCGATCCTCTAAAACTATGGGAAGACCTGGATGGAGATGCAGCCGATGGCCTTGCTAAAATTCGCGCGGCTATCCCATCAAGCCTTTTGACAACAACAACGGTATTGGCGCGTATGTGCATACCGCCGACAGCATTAGCTGTAATATGGTCTTCATTGCTACCGGACGGATTAGAACAGAATTGCAAGAGCTATGATGATGTAGTGACGGCCCGCGGTGATCTTGCATCAAGTTTAGATGTGACAACATCACTTCTATCATGCTCCGAAAATAAAAATATATCATCGATCACGGATAGCCCGAATTTATATGACCTCACGGGAAATGTAACTACTTTTACAGTAGTATCCACGCCCCCAAGCCGCGTTTTAAGAGTGAATGCGATGGATATAGCAACAACGGCGACTTTATTTGGGGCACGTATTGTAATCGCAGCAGAATGTCCGGAAGCCTACTCGTCAGAATCTGGGTTAAGTCTATGCATTCGCCTATTTGATTCCAGACATGGTTCTAGGGGATGTTTTTTGGAACCAACCGCCGTTTCATCTGATATGACATCTTGGGGAACTAAGTTATTGATAACTGATAACAATCCGATCGAAAACGCTTGCCTTGGCCAGCAGTTGGAACATTTGTCCCGCATTGTTGCATCCAAACCTTTGGCTTCCGCACCCCCATGTTTATTAATAGTCGATTCAGGAATGGCTCCCATAAAAGTTCTATGGTCCAAGGAAATATTGGACCCCATTCCTATAATACGGCTAATTTCGGAGGATGATGCACTTATATCAGAATTGCCTTATGTCGATGCGGGTATACGAAAAGAACCGGAACTGGCCAATGAACACATGGTCATTGCCGATGTACAAGAAGCGTCTAAATTCTTTTCTGACGAAAGCAGAATATATCCATGTCCTATATACAATAAATGTGTGTCTCCCGATCTTTCTCGGGATGGCGACGCGGATATATCATCTAACAGAATAGACTCGGAAGATGATACCTATGCAGATTCTATGGGAAGCGGATACTTAAGTATAGATCCTGAAAGCATGTGGGATCGAGTGGTAGAAAATGATATGGAAGGTGCACAAGTACAATTACTTTTGCCTGGAGACATAATTCATCACAACGATCGCCATGTTTCCGAAAACATGAATTATCCACAGATAGGACATTTGGATATATCTCCCAACTATCGTGATCCGATTGATGAAACCTCATCGAATCCCCCTCCATTCCCCAAACATTCAAATTTGTTTCCCAGTGATCATGATCCGACCAGTGAAAGTTCATCCAAGCCCACTCCGGCCCCCAAGCCCACTCCGGCCCCCAAGCCCACTCCGGCCCCCAAGCCCACTCCGGCCCCCAAGCCCACTCCGGCCCCCAAGCCCACTCCGGCCCCCAAGCCCACTCCGGCCCCCAAGCCCAAACCTCCGCCGGATCCCGATTTCAAGCCCTCTCCGGCCCCCAAGCCCTCTCCGGCTTCCAAGCCCACTCCGGCCCCCAAGCCCTCTCCGGCCCCCAAGCCCAAACCTCCGCCGGATCCCGATTTCAAGCCCACTCCGGCCCCCAAGCCTTCTCCGGCCTCCAAGCCCAAACCTCCGCCGGATCCCGATTTCAAGCCCACTCCGGCCCCCAAGCCCAAACCTCCGCCGGATCCCGATTTCAAGCCCTCTCCGGCCCCCAAGCCCTCTCCGGCCCCCAAGCCCAAACCTCCGCCGGATCCCGATTTCAAGCCCACTCCGGCCCCCAAGCCCTCTCCGGCTTCCAAGCCCTCTCCGGCTTCCAAGCCCAAACCTCCGCCGGCTCCCGATTCCAAGCCCTCTCCGGCTCCCAAGCCCAAACCTCCGCCGACTCCCGATTCCAAGCCCTCTCCGGCTCCCAAGCCCAAGTCTCCTTCTGCTTCCAAACCTCTTCCAGTACTTTTTCCTAATTCCGATTCCAAAACCTCTCCGGTCCCCAATCCTAATACTTTTTCGGCTTCCAAGATCCCTCCAACCTCCTCTATTGCCGAGGAAACCAAACCGTGTCAATCGAATCTGCCTGCTATACCTTTAATAACTAAACCGGATAGTGTAAAGAACGGTTATACGACACTGAAAACTGATGATAAGAGAAAAGGCTCTCAAAGTAGATATAGAAATGAAAAATCTAGAAAGCACATGCATAATACTCATACTGCTGTTTACAATACGACTTTTAATTGGACTGGTACTGCAGCAGCCTCCTCTCGGCATGATATGGAACTTAATCAATATTCTCCCGGTATAGTCACTTTTGATAATTTAATAGACAAGGAAGGATATCGACATGAGTCAGAAACCATTCCCAGGGAATCGTATAGTGAGCATAGGAAGGATTTGGATTGGATGTCTACGCCAACAGTCATTGCCAATGCCTCTTCATCGCTTATTACAAACAATGACTATGGTGGAATAGGAGGGATAGATTTGAAGAAATATAGGTTTAAAAATGGAACTGGATTACTTAGACAAGGCTCGCCCACGACTAGATTGCACTGTCGTAAGAATAATTCATCTAGATCAATCACCGATATTTTGGTAGGAACGGCATCTCCAACCAATGAACCGTCTCCTCTACTACAGCGACTAAAGGCACATACAATATCCGGTGATAAAAAAGCAAACATGGACGCGGGTACTATACGTGGCAGATTGTATGATTATTCTTCTTTTTGGCCACCATGTATTCAAGGGGCATGTTCTACGTCACCAAAAACTATTGACTTGAAATATCTTTCATCTGAACAGGCAACTGTCGCATACCCGAAACATGATGACACGCATCATCAGACCCCTACAGGATTAGCACCTAATGACAAACATTCTGATATGCACATAAGTAGCATTATAACCGAAACAGACACCAAAGAGAATTCCATCCCTGGATACAATAACATACCGATGCGCCATTCGTCTGAATCCGAATCATTGACATCATTAGATTCCGATTCGGACGATTCGCATTTGCACGTCTCTGGTAGTACCGATACGACTACAGATGGATCCAGTACATCTCGTGTGATCCCTGCAGATGCATTACTGACTAGACGAGATTTCAGGAATGCCAGTAGAGGTGCATTGTATGCGCTTACAAAAGCATGCAAAAAAGTCGCGAGACAAATTGTATATGTCAGGGAACAACTGAGAACTAAAGTTGCAACATTGGCAATAGAGCTTTTCAAAATTAAAATGATCCTGACTGGATAAATAAAAAAGAATGGAATTAGGTGTCGGTATACTGTTTAAACACTTTATTGTTGTACTTTATTATGACGTCGATATATCATCATCTGACGGCGATCCATGTATAGTAGTCGAAAAGATACCCGTTGGGAATGTGCGTTTCAAGCCAATGGATGGTCGTATCCGCGAAGCGGCATCGTTGACTGCAAACATGGTCGAACGTTGCAAGGTCCGATTATCGTTATGTCGGCGTACTTCAGCAAATCCAACACAAATTGCACGCAGAACATTGATTCTTGCTGCTTGTTCTACTTTAGAATAAGTATCCGGAATTTTGAGATCATTCGGTATGGCATTGAGTTGCTGGAGCAGGTCCACTAAAGGGTAATGATGTAGCACATCTAATGTATAAGTGCTCAAATCAGAGGGATCAAAGGTTTGCGAGGTAGGCGATGCCTGTTGGGATGATGCACGAGACATTGAAGCTGATAAGGACAATTCTTTCGATGATGTCTCTCTGATGTTATCGTAGGACTGGGAACTGTATCATTGTTTCATGAAGTTTAAGAGTACAAACGATAGCTGCCCCATGTGACCATTGCTAGTAGTACACTAAATATCCACAGCATGACTATGTAGCGCGGTATACGTATCGTCGTCACACATTCGCCACTAGCAATGTTTTTAAACATACCAAAAAGACTTTTAGATTCTCCGGTTATGCCACTTCTGTGCGTTTCATCGATTATCGGTATTGGGATGCATCCATCGGATGTATGATCTTGCGATTTACTTTCCATAATTTGTAGATTTCTTTTCCTGCGTTGTCTAATTTTTGCATCATATGCTGCTATTGCCGAATCAAGGAGCTTAGTTGTTCGGCCAGGATCACTAGGTCCGACAAATCTGAAGGCCAATTGCACAATAGGCAATCTTACAAAGCAGTTCACAATCAGACAAGCCTGGAATGGGCGACAATCTACACCGATGGATTGTTTAATCTTGTTGATATCCGATAAAACAATGCCGGTCGACTCTGTAGTATTCAAGAGCACATTGACTTTATCGGTACACAGCGGTGCTTTAGTCGCATTTATCGGAGGATCAAAAAAACCCTCTATCAAAACAGAGACTCCCGTATTTTGTATCTTAATGTAAGGATTACATTCGCCTTTGGCCCAGTCATTCATCATACGCATCACATATTCCACTGGGAATGCGCTCTCTACTCCGTCTGCTCCACTAAACTGAAACGCACTCCGCGTAGGTATACAACCAGAAAATGACTCTGCTAATACAGGATCATAATTACCAGTTGTTAAATCTCCACGGACGATAAGTTTTATGCGCGCTATTAATCCCGCACGGCGACTATTTATGTTCGGAATGACTTCCATCTTTATCTATGCGGCGCTCCTTTGTATATGGTTTACCTTTTCGATGACAATTATATAATAATCATGCTGCCCCACCTTATTTCCCAACAGTCCTAACAGTCTTTCAAAATTTGATGTAAATCGAGGAACCTATTAATTACAGATGCAAATCTCTCGCTCCGCCCACATAAAGAGGTCCCATGATCGCAGACGTGCTCGGTGCTTCCATACGAATTTGAGGAGCTATTGTTACTCACTGCAGTTTTGATCCGACCATACCGAATGGCTGAAGCGAGTCTTTTAGTAAATGACAAATAGTTTAATTTCCCATCTGTAGTCGGAAAAATTAAATCGATCTCATCTGGTATTAAATATTCAAACCATATGCGATATATGCGTTCATCCTGAAGATACTTCTCAGCTAAAATTTTAACATCGGTCGATACTAATTCGAATTCTGGAATCACTTCATCCAAACGTGCGGAACCCGTTCTACGAGAGGTATTTTCACCGGCCATGGCCAACCGCCCTACAGAGTTGGCAGCTTTTATCCGATCTTCTGGAGAAGCAGATGGATGGATAGAGGAGTCCTTCAAAGAACCCTATGTGGCATTTAATCCGGACGTCTTGATGTATAATGACACGCTTTTTAACGAGTTATTACTCTCCGCCCACGCGCTCAAGATCAACAGTATACAGGATGTTCAGAGTGATGATACCGTGGAGGATGCGGGAGATATTGGGAATGAAGTTATACATTCGGAATTAGTAACTTTTATAGAGACTGCTGCAGATGTTTATGCCTTAGATCGTCAATGCCTTGTTTGTCGTGTGCTAGATATGTACAGGCGCAATTTCGGTTTATCAGCTCTATGGATGGCAGATTATGCTTTTTTATGTTCCAAATGTCTTGGTTCTCCACCATGTGCAACTGCAACCTTTATAGCCGCGTTTGAATTCGTATATATAATGGATAAACACTTTCTATCCGATCATGGTTGTACACTCGTACGCTCCTTTGGAAAAAAACTTTTAACTCTCGAAGATATTCAGAGACATTTTTTTCTGCATGGCTGTTTTCGAACGGACGGGGGCGTTCCTGGACGACGCCATGATGAAGTTATTACGTCTCGTTCTAAGCAAGGACGATTAGTAGGGCGACGTGGGAAATTTTCTACTGCGGGTGATGCCAAAGTCTTGTACAGTAATTACTCATATTTAGCTCAGAGTGCTACACGAGCCCTGTTAATGACCTTATCTGATTTAGGTTCTGCACCGCTAGAAGTTATCGAAGGGCGACAAAAGTCTATTTCGGGGGATGTTCGAAATGAGTTGAGGGATGGCATAGAGAGTAGGAAAAGGGTCGCGCATGTCATTCATTCCGTTGGACCAGTCCACTCATGCCCAACTACTCTTTCCGTTGCTTTGGCGGGCTGGAAAGATTGTGCTAAAAACGTAGAATGTAACTTTTTTCAACTGGAAAGTTGTACTTTGCGCGCATCGTCCGAGGATAATGATTATGAACACGAGTGGGAACTCCGAGCAAGTGAAGAAAAGTTAAATGTGGTGGAAAATGTTCAGGACATGCAACAGATAGATGCGTCTCAATGCGAACATCATGAACATGCAAGAAATGAGGATTGTACAATGGGTTATGGCAACCTCGTTTTATTGTTATTAGCGGGAACGGGGTCTGCACCTGAGGCAGCGAGCGAACTCGCATTCATGGCCGCAAAAGTTAGAAGGGAAACGGTGGATATATTTTGGAAAAATCATAGAAGGGAATTTGCTAATGACGTTACTGCAGCATACAGTGCATGTTACGGTGAGGATTCGGAACCCGATTTAGAGTTAGGCCCATTGATGATAACACAGTTAAAGCACGCGATAACAAAAGGAGGAACATCTGCGGAGTGTTTATTATGTAACCTGCTGCTGATACGTACATATTGGCTGGCAATGCGTAAATTTAAACGCGATATCATCACATATTCGGCCAACAATATAGGTTTATTTCATAGCATAGAACCTGTTCTAGATGCTTGGCGATCACAGGGACATCGTACAGATTTGGGGGACGAAGGATGTTTTGTAACATTAATGAAAAGCGCGGGAACGGAGGCCATTTATAAACACCTATTCTGCGATCCAATGTGTGCGGCACGAATAGCCCAGACCAATCCACGATCGTTATTTGATCACCCAGATGCCACCAATCATGACGAACTAGCATTATATAAAGCCCGTCTTGCCAGTCAGAACCATTTTGAAGGTCGCGTATGTGCTGGACTTTGGGCTTTGGCGTATACGTTTAAAACTTATCAGGTCTTTCCTCCCCGTCCAACCGCACTGTCTGCTTTCGTTAAAGACGCTGGGGCATTGTTGCAAAGACATTCCATCTCCTTGATATCTCTCGAGCATACATTAGGAGTCTACGTGTAATATATTAATTCTTAATATGACTGGTCATACCTTAGTGAGACGCAAATCTATAGGGCGCGATAAAAGGCTAGTTGGACGGAGTCGGCGACAATGGAGAGATATGAATTTACCATCTTATGGCAATTCTAAAGGGACTAATATGGATATATATCGTGCCTATTTTGAATTCATCGCCGAGTCTCCAGCTGATGAACTGATGTTAGTCAAGGATTTAGTTACACCGCTTATCAAGACAACGTCAATATCATTACCATTTGATATGTCAGAGGCGGTTGCGGATAACTGTTTGTCTTTATCTGGGATGGGATATTATCTTGGTGTTGGTGGATGTTGTCCTACATGCGTATCTAGTGGAGATCCACGTTTGGGACGAAACGACAGAGCAGCTTTAATATTGGCATATGTACAACAGATAAATAACATTTATCATTATAGGATTTTTTTGGCTTCTATAATTGTCTTGGGAGATCGACTGCGGGGAGATGCGCGGGATAAAGATATGGAATCTATACTTACTCGTATTATAGCAATACCAGAACTATTTTTTGCTTATTATGTATTACTTGATTCAGGGATAAAGAACGTGAAAGTGCTATTTTACTTAGATCGTGAAGCAGGATCGTCGGAATATATGATGTATATCGTTTTCCCCGGAAAGGCTCTCCACCTCCACTACAGATTAATAGATTGTATGAAGAGTGCATGTAAGAGCTACCGCATAATTGCTCATGTATGGCGTACTAACTTTTTGTTAGTAATTAGAAAGGAATATGACAGACAAACAGATTCTTGTGATGTGCCAGCGGTTAATGCTGAAGATGTTTATTGTAAATTATGCGATCTTAATATCGATGGGGAGTTGCTGTTAGAATACGGAAAGCTATATTCAGCTTTCGACGAGTTTCTTCCTCCTCGTTGACTTGTAAACCGATTCCGCTTCGTATCGTTGTGAACATTTCACTGGAGACACGTTCCGTGTAACTACAATCTTCTGTAAACGTTTCTGGAATAAATCTTCTCAACACAGTTTCCGTTATTTTCACATCATTTCCGAACAAAGCCTTAAAAGTTACGCATAGTGTCCCCAACAGATGTGAGAGGTAATAATCTGTATTGAGAGGAATATTATTCGCTAATAGATACTTAGGATCTTCTGCCATATCGGAAATCAATAACTTGTTTCGGGGGGAATGTCGCACATAAGTTTCTTTGTTAGTCATGACTGAATCCCCCGGGCAGGAAGTGTTGCTATTCTGATGACAGAGATCCAACTCCCCTCTGAATTCTGCTACACGGGCAGAATCCCGCACTACTTCTGGTGTAGCCGCAGCTATAACATATGATATTCTATCTTTCACTACAGGCAATTGTTCGGACCTCATGGCCAATTTGTAATAAACGGTAAGATGAGGAATTCTTTTGTTAGTATAGGCGTCGGGCGGCCGACTCAATTCGGCAGACATGGCAAAGTCTTCCACCTCAGTTATATTGTTTATCATCATTCGAGTATACGCTTCGGCCAGGACACCGCCAAAAGAATTAAGCCCTTCTGGAAGGGGAGATGTAGCCCAAAACGACGGAGGTTTTTCCGCAACTGTAGCAGCAGCTTTTGCCACGGTGTCGTCCAGAAATAGCAAGTCACTTAATTTTTTTGCGTATGTATTTATGAATCGGCAGTTATTTTTTCTCACAATATCTACTCCTTTCATTAGCATCCTTCCGCCATGAATAGTTCCCATATATTTCTTCTTCGTTATAAGTAACAGCTTATTGAAAGTTTTTTCACATTCAAGTTTTATAGGTTTGGGAAATAAATCTGATGATACGCGCTTTGCCATATCGTCCCCGGTCGTTACGAGTCCATGTATATCTACTCCTTTGAACTTGATAAAAACGGAGTCTGTATCTCCATAAATAACGCTGACAGAATAATCCTCTGGCCGCATAAAGTTACTCAAATTAGGAAATTCGCGGAGCAAAGCATCTCTAGTACCCCATTGTTTGTGAATATAGTCACGTACTGTAAGCAACATATTGCGACCTATAGTAGTCACAGTCGCAGCGACATCTATGCAAGGTAATAAACCATTCGATACGCCACAAAAACCATATACCGAATTACATACAACTTTGATGGCCGCCTGCTGCTTATCCAGAAGAACGGCAATCTCGTCGCAGCTTTCAGGAATTTTAGCACGAATTGCTTTTCTCATGGCCAGCCAATCTTTTAATAAGATCGCCAATAAACTTTCGCGAATATGCGGTTTCACAAAGCGCAATAGCTTGCCTTGCACGTTGATTTCCAAATAGTCATCTTGGGGACGTAAATTGCTTAAATTTGTATCATCGTGTACTAGTGTCGTAAAGCATAAATTGTGTGCTTGTATTATACTTGGATACAGGCTGGCAAAGTCAAAGACCATCACGGGATCGACGTGAAATCCGGATATGGGGTCCAGTACTTTTGCGCCCTGATAGCCAATAGTTCTGCCACTATTGCTATGACAAAGTGATGATTGTTTTATATTATGAATGGGTTCTTGGGGAGAATCGTGTTCACATATTTCTGTTTGATCTTCCTCGCAGGTAAGGGACACCGTTTCGGCAAATTTCTTATTCTTTTCCGGAAGAATAAAGCCATGCGATCTCGCTAAACGCAACAAACAAGTATACACGCGTATTTGTTGTCCATCGAATATAGCCTTTGACAGCAATATACCAGCTAATTTTGCTATTGCGGACAGTTCTAGATGGGGAATGTATTTAAAAAATAATTTTCCCACCAACAATGAATCCTGAAGACAATATTCTCCTATAATTCCCCGTTTTTCTGGACCTGCTGCAAAATGGCTGGGTATTTCCTTATAAGACAATTCTTTTTTCCGTTCTCCTAATGCAGCCTCGGCCACGACATCTAACTTGTAACTTTGCAACTTTAATTTTTCTGTCGCAATTGAATACATATCTAACGTTATCATTCCAGTGGCTTTGAACTTGCCTTTTTTTTGAAATCGATTAGTTCCTGCATCCCACACTTTAAACATCCCTTTTTGATTAACCACTCCATAACCATCCAACCTCATATTGTATACTGTTGTTAATTTGGTAACAATGAATGCCCAATCAAAATTGACAATGTTATACCCAGTTACAAATTCTGGAGCATACTGCTTAATAAAAGTCATAAACGCGAGTAAGAGCTCAAATTCGCTGTCAAATTCTAACACTATAGGCAAAATATTGTAACTACTTTGAAACGTCTCTTTAAAGGTTTGTGGGAGGTCACAGGCACCAAGAGCGAACAATAATGCATGCTCCAACTGTTTGGTGTTAATAGAATATAGGAGACAAGAAATCTGAATGACCACATCTTCTTCATTTGTTGCGCATGGAAATGCACATTCGTTTACTCCTCCGGATTTACATTCAATATCAAAGCATAGAAGTTTGTAATCTGGCCATGCATCATCTTCGGGATATCCAATCAAGTTATCTACAGTGCAATTAATTTCGATGTCACATGACGTACAATGATGACAAGGAGCTCGTACTTGCACTTTCTCGCCATTATTACCAACTTTGAAAGAGTACCATCCAAATGTACTAAATCCGTTGTTATCTAGAACCATTCGGGTGATGGCATCTATGTTTCCTTCATATTTGATTATAGAGGGATAGAAGTTATCGCATAAAAGAGTAATGAATTTGCCGCTCTGGGATTTTACCCTATAAAATTCGTCATGGCCAGTTCCATAATAATATATATCTTTCCGCTGTACGACATCTACTTCAAAGCAGTCTGCCGATACAGTACGCGTGACCGGAGTGCAAAAACGTTTTGCATTCGCAACCTCGTTTACTGAGGAACGTACGACATTTGCCAGTTTTTCGGCAAGTTCACGAGGACACCGGCTTCCGCAGATGGTATCAGTATCGACTTTGCGCATATAAAAATATGGCTTGATGCCGTATACATGCACAGCTACTCGCTTGCCACATTCTGTAATTCCCATCATAGTAACAATTGTCCCCATCGGGCGAAGCAGCTCCAAAAAACGGTTTTTGTCTCTGTCTATGGCGGCGCTTGCAAATTCCACAGTTTCTATCATGTCATATACATGAAACCTAGAGAAGCGTGGATCAAAGTCTGCGGGGAGGAATGATCTATTATTCCATATAGAACACCTCCGCGGCCACACATCCTCACAATCCTCAAAGTTTAGAAAGACATATTCTTCACCATTTTTGTATAGTACCGGTGATCTTTTCAATTTGCCGATATGAGTTCCCTTTTGTTTTACATCTTTGTCATCTAGGCATTTGGGAGCAATATATTTAAACTCATCTATAGTGGTAACATACGTGATTGAATTACGATCTCGTCGATTGTTCTTTTCATCATAATTTTGTCCGGTGGAAAATGATAAGCCATTCCTTGCTTCAAGACTCCTCTTTCGTGCTCCGATGTACGGATTGAAAAATGTTTTAGTTCCGTCTACTGACATAGTAGCCAATGCAGATATCGTCAGAATTGGGCCCCAATCCTACTTCATAAACGTGACTTAGAGTTATTATACACCTACACTATCCCACGTGTCTCATGTCATACATAAACATAGCTGCGTCACATCCCCCTTCAGCACTATAGCTTTAAAACAGCCCACATGATGAAGTGTACCGTGTCTTCGGGCGGAGATAGTGTTTGTGGCATCTGCTACTCTGATTCTATATTCCTCTCGCACTAGATTCTGTCAACTATCCAACAACAACATTATGGATGGTGTAGGAAAAAGCGTGAAACTTTGCGGCGGACCGATAGGCTATATATATGCGACGCCCAAATGTAGCGTTCCCGTGGATGAATTGGCGATCCTCGCGGCAAAAAGCAATGATTGTGATGATGCTGTATTACCGCTGGTTGCAGGTCTTACGGTCGAGTCAGACTTCGTTTGGAACGTGGCAGCGGTAGCGGGAACGAAAACGACGGGTTTGGGCAGTGGGGGTACTACCCTTAAGCTCGTCCCTACACATTACCATCCATGCGTTTTTGTATTTTACGGCGGAGATTGCATAAAACCTTGTACGAAGGCTCCAAATCTCACCAAAGCATGCGATTTGGCACGAGAAAGGTTTGGCTATAGTGCCTATTCGTCTCCCGCCCCGACTGCGTTTGAAACCACCGGCCAACAAATTTGTGAAGCTCTCGAAATGGATGCCCAAAATGTGATGTTGTACTTGGTAGTCACCGAATTATTTAAAGAGGTCATATATTTATGTAATTCGTTCTTACACTTTGGAGGCAGCGACGTTGTGACCATTAACAATGCTGATGTGCGCAGGATCCCTATCTACCCTCTGCATTTAGTATTACCAGACTTCAATCGCATTACCAATGAACCTTTCAGCGAAAAACCCCGAGCACTCGGAGAAGGCGCAATAATGCCAAAAGCTTTTTATAACGATTCCTTATGTCGTTTACTGCATGGCTATGTGCTCAGTACTACAGCTGTAGGTCTTCGTGTTCGCAATATCGATGCTATTGCACGTGGTGCTGCCCATTTATGCTTCGATGAAAATCACGAGGGGACATTACTGCCCGCTGACACAACGTTCACCGCTTTTACTCCTGCGGCAGAAACTACTAAGGGTCAATCTAAAATGGGAAAAAGGGAAGGATCTGATGTATCTGGTGGGGGTTATGAGCGGCGCACTGCTTCTTTAATGGCGTCGGATGCTACTTTGGCTATCGAAAATGTCATTTCAGCATCGGTATATGAGGACCCTATACCTGATGTGAATAAATGGCCGATATATTGTAATCCAGTTGGATATGCCGATAGGATAGAAGCATTATCGGCGTACATGGCCCGCGTGGCAGGGCTGGTAGGAGCGATGGTGTTCAGTTCCAATTCAGTTATATACATGACAGAAGTAGGGGAAGCTGGTAGCACGGAAGGAAAAGAAACGAGTACAACTGCTCCATCGTTTTATAGATTTTTCCAAATAGCGGCACCGCATTTGTCAGCCAACCCATTAGTTGACCGAGATGGGAAACCCGTTTCAGGAGAAAATTTATCCAAAAGCACATCCGCCAGCCAATCCGAGTATTCATTGGATTATCTAATTTTGGCCTGTGGATTTTGTCCGCAATTGTTGGCTAGATTTTTATTCTATTTGGAACGATGTGATGGTGGTGCCAAAGCTTGCCATCATGATTTAGATACTGTAAAGTTTGTCTCGTCGGCCATAGATGCCGACATGCCATGCGAATTATGTGATAAGACGTCGCGTATATACTGTGCTCATACTACAATTAAGCGCCTAGTATACCGCTTGCCCAAATTCGGATACCAGATGCGTGGGGCTATGGGTCTATTTGGAGCAATGACAAATAATTATTGTGATGTAAATGCGCTTGGGAGTTACGCTCAATTTTCGACCCTCAAGCGATCAGAAGGCGAGGCAAGCCGTAGCGTAATGCAGGATACGTATAGATTGACGGTAGAACGAATGATGAAAGCATTGGAAAAGGAAGGTCTGTTAACTTGTGATGATCCTACGAACATGGCGTCCGCGGATGCTAACATTAGAGATGGCAATTCATTCATACGTGCTATATCGACCATGAAAAATATAATCGAAAGTGAGGCTTCGCAGCTTATGCGAAATTTGACAGAAATTCGAGAATATAATATACGCGAGGGTCTGGGTGATGCAAATCATACCCTGTCGCTGGCAGTAGAACCATATGCCTCCGGCATATGTCCAGTATTAGCGTTTTTATCCAGGCGCACCATCATTGCCGTTGTTCAAGATATGGCCCTAAGCCAGTGTTCCATAGTAATGCAGGGACAGCAAGTTGAAGCTAGAAATTTCAGAACTCAATTCCAAGCAGTACTGAAACGACGGGTATTGGAATTACAGAATGCCGGGTTTATTACATCTAAAACTATAACGGTCACCTTGGAAGACCAACAGATATGTGTTCCAGACCCCAGTAAATCGCAATATGATTCCGTGATTTCGAATATGGAAGGGGATCTAGTAAAGGTGACTGTCGAGATATTCAGAGAGCTTAAAGTAAAAAACAAGGTGCTGTTCGGCGGAGGTATCGCCGGTGCTGCATCGGAAGCTACAAAGTCTAGGCTCGCGGGTATGGTAGAAGCGTATCAACGACCGACTAAGACTATGCATGTTCTCAATGGTCCGCTTGGATTTGCAGTGAAGCGCTATCACACTCTATTGTTCCCGGATGTTAAAATGCCCAATGGGGCGACTCCTAATGCTCTTTGGTTTTGGATCCTGCTCCTACGCAATCAGTTACCAGCTGGTATACTCTCTAAGGAAGAAGAAGATAAATCTTTGTTCATTAAAAAATTCACAAAGAGTTATGCTGATATGAATTACATAAATATTAGTCCCACGTGCTTTGGTGATTTGGCACAATTTTATCTAGCAAATACTATTTTGAAGTACTGTTCCCACAAACACTTTTTTATTAATACAATTTCGGCATTGGTTGCTGTCTCCAGGCGACCCAGGGATCCAGCTATCGTTTTGCCTTGGATTGAACGTCCTATAACAAAAGGGCAAGACGTGGCCCCTGCCGCCCAGCAGCTCATTGCATCCATGTCTGACCATAAAGATATATGGTGTGCCACCTTTTCTTCTACCAATCTAGTTGGGTCAATTATGACTACGAAACCCTTTGTTGTAATAGGCATAAGTATCAGCAAGTATCACGGAATGGCTGGCAGTACTAAAGTATTCCAGTCCGGCAACTGGGGCAACATAATGGGTGGGAGAAACGTGTGTTCATTAATGTCTTTTGATAGAACACATCGCTATGTAATGACATGCCCTCGGGTTGGGTTTGTAGCAGAACAGCCAATATTTTCCTCGGGAATAAAAGAAACCACGCTTATAGATAGAGTCCGAATGGTGCTATCCGAGGAATCCGCAGCACCACATGCAGCGGTATACATGCTCGCATTAAAAATGGTAGGTGATCGTGTGCGTCAAATGGAGTTGGAGGACTGGATGGAAATAACAAATGATGAGTATATCTCATCGTTGATAGACGAGCTCAACAAACAGGTAGAAGAGGCAGAGGGTGGATGGAATGCAGATGCGGCGATGACCTTAGCAAAGGAGATGGTTAATATGGCCATGTCCATACCCACGGATGGACCTACTTTCGATTTTGATGCATGTGACGAGAATTTGGAAGGACATGCAGATGGGCAGACCATATCAGAAACCAACTTAAAACGTCCGAATATGAATGTGTTTGACCTGGAGCCCATTCCCGAGAAGCGCGTACCAGTGTTATCTGTAGATATGTTGTAATTCTGGATAGGTTACATCGGGCATGTATACCATTGTCTTCGATTCATGTACAATAAAGCTATAGCTATATTTTTGTGGCGACTTGTAATCTTTCTTTATTCCGGAAATGGCGTAATAACATTTTGACAACTCTGATATATTCCACACAAATCTTTATATTTTCTCACACGTCGGTTGTGCGGGATTGAAGCATGTTGGGAATGTCTCATAACCGGTTGCAGTCGCAGGGTACAGAGCATGATAAATTTGCCACTCAGAAACTATTCGCTATTTGGGGCCAGATACAATCATACTTGTTTCAGGTAGAACTCTTGAAACGATGCGATCCGACGGTAGGCGTGCGGATGATCAATCGGTTGAAGTTGAATGTTCTTATGATATACTACCTGGAAAAGAAGATGGTGCCTGCATTAAAGGAACAACGTGAGATGAATCTTACCCCCTTAACCTATGGCTTATGGTTGGCTCTGCGGCGGGCCAAATTAGAAGGGGAATTGTTATTGGATGCATTGTGCGAGTTTAAGGATGGAGGAAATCTGCGAGACTTTTTTAGAAAATCTATGTCTATGTGTGGCGACTGTCCCTATCACAGCACAGTCGAGTTGGATACTTATGGTGGGAAGGTATCCACCGAAATAAAGTTTCTACATGATGTGGAAAATGTATTGAAGCAGCTCAATTACTGCCATCTAATTTTAAAAGCCGATACCGTGGAAAATTTCATGGTGAGTCTAGACAATTATCTACTTAAAACTTTAGGTTCGGGGTCAGTCGTCCCACCAGAGTTATATGACCCTTCCCAACCATGTTCTGTTTGTTTTGAAGAACTTTGTGTAACAGCAAATAGTGGAGATTCAACACATAAGCGTATCGTCAGAAAAATTTGTGATCATATAACCAAACAAATAAACATTCGTGTCAATTCGGATGATATGGTAACACATTTACCACACGCTACGTATGTGCCCGATGACAAGCGCACGACCGCCCAAACTGCACTAGATGTAATCCAGTCTACAATGAGAGACACTACTACCGAGAATGATAGTAACATTTCTGTTTCGAAAGCCGCAGCTGCTGCTTTGGACGCTCATAACGTGTTTCTTCCAGCCTCGGGTGATTTATATGCTATCAGCGAATTACAGTTTTGGATTGCTTCATCCGGACGGAAACTACACCAACCACGCGGAAATACAGTAGAATCATTTGCTGATAATCTCGAGGCATTGGTATCCAAAGAACGTCTTTTCGATCTGAGAACCTCAATCGTAGAAACAGCCGTGTTTGATCGACGTATGGATCACTTTGAACGTGTATTTGCCCAGGAAATAGAACATATGAATGCAGCCGATAGATTACTTTTAGGGGGTAGGGCAGCGGCACCCGATGATATCATTGAAGCATTAATAAAGGCATGTTATGATCATCATATGTCGGCACCATTACTAAAACGCCTATTATATCCCGATGAAGCGGCGCATGATGCTCTCAAAACTGTTTTGGAGCGGGTTTCTTCACATTGTATAGGAAATGACATTCAATGCCAAGATGGCGACGGCACATGTGGAGAGCGTATGAACGAGACGGGGCATTTTCGTACTAATGACAGTTTTGCTATGTCGACGACCTCCCTTGGCCATGATGAATGGTTGGAGATGGTAAAATCGGCATCAAGTGATGTAGCTCGTAGACGTAAAATGTATGCAGAGCGTTTAACAAAGAAGTCCCTAGCGAGTCTGGATAAATGTATTACCGAACAAAGACATGAACTAGAAAAAATGTTGCGTGTGAATGTATATGGCGAAGTATTGATAGACTCTTATACGGCATTATTCAATGGGTTCCGTTCCAGGAAAAGATTATTGGAAGCGGTTAAAAATTGCTGTGCAAACATCATTGATAATCGTAATAGTGACGATGCATTTGATGCTCATCGGTTCATGCAAACATCATTACTGAAACACAGAATAGATCCTGCTATGCTTCCAAGTCTCACTCACAAATTTTTTCAACTTGTGAATGGACCGATGTTTAGTCACGATAGACATCGGTTCGCCCAGCCGTCGAATACAGCATTATATTTTAGTGTTGAAAATGTAGGGCTGCTTCCTCACTTAAAGGAGGAAATGGCTCGATTCATGTTTCATAGCAGTAGAAAAACAGATTGGACCGTCAGTAAGTTTAGAGGGTTTTATGACTTTAGCACTATAGATAATGTAACTGCGGCCCATCGCATGGCTTGGAAATATATCAAAGAACTGATTTTTGCAACAGCTTTATTTTCTTCTGTATTTAAATGTGGCGAATTGCACATCTGTCGTGCCGACAGTTTGCAGATCAACAGCAATGGAGACTATGTATGGAAAAATGGAATATATATAACATATGAAACCGAATATCCACTTATAATGATTCTGGGGTCAGAATCAAGCACTTCAGAAACGCAAAATATGACTGCAATTATTGATACAGATGTTTTTTCGTTGCTTTATTCTATTTTGCAGTATATGGCCCCCGTTACGGCAGATCAGGTGCGAGTAGAACAGATTACCAACAGCCACGCCCCCATCTGACCCGTCCAATATTCTTGTGTCCCTGCATTTTATCTCACACAATTTATGAACAGCATCATTAAGATCATCTCACTATGCACTATTTTAGGCGGAATTGCATTTTTTTCCTTATAGTTATTCTATATGGTACGAACTCATCTCCGAGTACCCAAAATGTGACATCAAGAGAAGTTGTTTCGAGCGTCCAGTTGTCTGAGGAAGAGTCTACGTTTTATCTTTGTCCCCCACCAGTGGGTTCAACCGTGATCCGTCTAGAACCGCCGCGAAAATGTCCCGAACCTAGAAAAGCCACCGAATGGGGTGAAGGAATCGCGATATTATTTAAAGAGAATATCAGTCCATATAAATTTAAAGTGACGCTTTATTATAAAAATATCATTCAGACGACGACATGGACGGGGACGACATATAGACAGATCACTAATCGATATACAGATAGGACGCCCGTTTCCATTGAAGAGATCACGGATCTAATCGACGGCAAAGGAAGATGCTCATCTAAAGCAAGATACCTTAGAAACAATGTATATGTTGAAGCGTTTGACAGGGATGCGGGAGAAAAACAAGTACTTCTAAAACCATCAAAATTCAACACGCCCGAATCTAGGGCATGGCACACGACTAATGAGACGTATACCGTGTGGGGATCACCATGGATATATCGAACGGGAACCTCCGTCAATTGTATAGTAGAGGAAATGGATGCCCGCTCTGTGTTTCCGTATTCATATTTTGCAATGGCCAATGGCGACATCGCGAACATATCTCCATTTTATGGTCTATCCCCACCAGAGGCTGCCGCAGAACCCATGGGATATCCCCAGGATAATTTCAAACAACTAGATAGCTATTTTTCAATGGATTTGGACAAGCGTCGAAAAGCAAGCCTTCCAGTCAAGCGTAACTTTCTCATCACATCACACTTCACAGTTGGGTGGGACTGGGCTCCAAAAACTACTCGTGTATGTTCAATGACTAAGTGGAAAGAGGTGACTGAAATGTTGCGTGCAACAGTTAATGGGAGATACAGATTTATGGCCCGTGAACTTTCGGCAACGTTTATCAGTAATACGACTGAGTTTGATCCAAATCGCATCATATTAGGACAATGTATTAAACGCGAGGCAGAAGCAGCAATCGAGCAGATATTTAGGACAAAATATAATGACAGTCACGTCAAGGTTGGACATGTACAATATTTCTTGGCTCTCGGGGGATTTATTGTAGCATATCAGCCTGTTCTATCCAAATCCCTGGCTCATATGTACCTCAGAGAATTGATGAGAGACAACAGGACCGATGAGATGCTCGACCTGGTAAACAATAAGCATGCAATTTATAAGAAAAATGCTACCTCATTGTCACGATTGCGGCGAGATATTCGAAATGCACCAAATAGAAAAATAACATTAGACGACACCACAGCTATTAAATCGACATCGTCTGTTCAATTCGCCATGCTCCAATTTCTTTATGATCATATACAAACCCATATTAATGATATGTTTAGTAGGATTGCCACAGCTTGGTGCGAATTGCAGAATAGAGAACTTGTTTTATGGCACGAAGGGATAAAGATTAATCCTAGCGCTACAGCGAGTGCAACATTAGGAAGGAGAGTGGCTGCAAAGATGTTGGGGGATGTCGCTGCTGTATCGAGCTGCACTGCTATAGATGCGGAATCCGTCACTTTGCAAAATTCTATGCGAGTTATCACATCCACTAATACATGTTATAGCCGACCATTGGTTCTATTTTCATATGGAGAAAACCAAGGAAACATACAGGGACAACTCGGTGAAAACAACGAGTTGCTTCCAACGCTAGAGGCTGTAGAGCCATGCTCGGCTAATCATCGTAGATATTTTCTGTTTGGATCCGGTTATGCTTTATTTGAAAACTATAATTTTGTTAAGATGGTAGACGCTGCCGATATACAGATTGCTAGCACATTTGTCGAGCTTAATCTAACCCTGCTAGAAGATCGGGAAATTTTGCCTTTATCCGTTTACACAAAAGAAGAGTTGCGTGATGTTGGTGTATTGGATTATGCAGAAGTAGCTCGCCGCAATCAACTACATGAACTTAAATTTTATGACATAAACAAAGTAATAGAAGTGGATACAAATTACGCGTTTATGAACGGTTTGGCCGAATTGTTTAACGGTATGGGTCAGGTAGGGCAAGCTATAGGCAAAGTTGTAGTAGGGGCTGCCGGTGCAATCGTATCTACCATATCTGGTGTCTCTGCTTTCATGTCAAATCCCTTTGGGGCTTTGGCAATCGGTTTAATCATTATAGCAGGACTCGTGGCTGCATTTTTAGCATATCGTTATGTAAACAAGCTTAAAAGCAATCCAATGAAAGCCCTTTATCCTATGACAACAGAAGTGCTTAAGGCACAGGCAACGCGTGAGTTGCATGGCGAGGAATCAGATGATTTGGAACGAACATCTATTGATGAAAGAAAATTAGAAGAAGCTAGAGAAATGATAAAATATATGGCGTTAGTCTCCGCGGAAGAACGCCACGAGAAAAAACTGCGGAGAAAGAGGCGAGGCACTACCGCCGTTCTATCGGACCACCTGGCAAAAATGAGGATTAAAAATAGTAACCCTAAATATGATAAGTTACCTACTACATATTCAGACTCAGAAGATGATGCTGTGTAAGTGGGCACTATTATATTTGAACTGAATAAAACGCATAGAGCATGATATGGTTTACTCATTTATTGCGAGATATAAAGCATATTCAATACGATATATTGCGAACGTGATGCTAAAAACATAGCTCCCTGTATTATTGATGCGCCATCATTTGATTAATAAATACATCGACGCCGGCATCACTGGTGCGGTGTATACCAGCTACGGCGCTAGCATTCATGGTATCCCGTGATTGCTCGATGCTTTCCTTCTGAATTCCGTCGGAACGCTCCTGAGAGATGGTCGCAGTTATTGGTACATTTCGACCAGCCTCCGGATCTGAAACTGGCACAGGAATGACCGTGGAATTGGTAGAAGTTTTTCCTTCCGTGGAAGGCATAGGGCGTTCGACTCCCATGGGCCATGAAACTGTGGGATGTGTTCCCGGAGGAGGGTATGAGTAATAAACTGGGGCATGCATCCCATTGGGCACTCCATATGAACTTTGTGCATTTGATATCGGTAAATTTCCTCCATTTAGCCGTTCGACTTCTTTTTGTAGGGAAGTCACAGCTCCCATTAGACTATTTAATACGGGTCCTGTTTGACTCAGATCATGCCGACCCCCAGTAGTTTCTTCATATTTCATACTACTGGCTTGAGGAGGAGAAAAATTAGACCGACGGAATTCACCGGGATAATAAAGATCAGACTCGATAGATCTGTCAAATTCGTATGGTCGCTTACGTCCACGTCGTCCTCGTTCTTCCCTAGTAGTATGCATATCGTCGCCTCTGTGCTCCTCATCCACTGGTCTCTTTTCCTTTGTCATGCATTCAAGTAAGGCTGTCAGTTTTGCTTCTAAAGGCGATTGTCCATATGACAAGGGGTACACCTGAGGTCCATATTGAAATCCGCCCATTTGATTTACAGGTCCCAATGGAAGCAGAGAGTTATGGGTACCTACGGGTGTAGGGTACCCATATTGGGCATATCCACTTGGGATGGAGTGTTGACCTGATATCGATGTATTCATTAACGCCGGGGGAATAAACGGAGGCTGATTCGATGTAATTGCAATATCGGGAATATTCGTTGGCTGAGAAGCATTTCTCGATACTAGCTGATTATAGCTTTTAATCGGGACCCAAATAAAATCGTCTCCGGGTGGGCGAGAAGATTGAGTGTTCATGGACGGTTCTATTAGCGATTGCAAATTGGTTTGATCGCTCGTTGATGCAGGGTCGGAGTGGGGAAGTCTATGGAAATCGTTGCATCCAGACAGCACTCCAGCATTTAACGTTTCACTCGTTTGTGCTGGACTGATACACACTTGCATTTCCTCATCCTTTTGTATGTTACCCGGGTTTGCGTTTTCACAAATTGGGTGGGTGACTGACACGTTATTTGACGTCATTGAATCGGTCAATGCCGTAAAAGATGATGCTTGCAAATACTTTTGTCCAGTTATACCAGCCATGCGTCTTCGTTCGGAGATAATTTGCCATCTATCTCGCAGTAACATATTATTAACCGCCGTTCCTAATAACGCTTTGGTTATTGCATTTTTGCTCGGATACCACACCATCTCACCTAAGAGCCGTTCAGTTTCCTTGCCCTGTGATAGCAAGGTCGCTTTAGAATTTGGAGAAAGCTTTCTGAACGGCTCTATAGCCTCTTCCGGGGTGAGATCATATGTAACAATAGTTCCAATTCGCTTCCCCAATAAACACAAAGCAACATGTGCCAAAAAAGTCTCGTCTGCCGTTTCCCCCGGTGCTAGGCGTCGTGAGGACAGCGATACCGATGGAAGATAATTTGTAATTATATATAGCAATTTATCATCTGGTTTAAGATTATCAAGTTCGCTGAATATTTCTTGACTGGCGGCTGTCTCTAGTGTACGTACCATCACAGGACAATTTATCTTTCCCAGGAAAAATAATCCATGTTCATCATCTATTAGCGCAAGAACTGCTCCGACTGTGCAATCTCTTCTGTGATCTATATTTATTGGTAAAGGAGCTGGTGTCGGAATCGCGGCGCGAATATCTTTGCGGTCGATATTCAATTCATCACTTTCATCCGCCCCATATAATGCCAGATAGCCCGCTACATACACCGATGGATGGTCGGCCGGATTCATTTCAGATAAAAATTGAGCTATGTACCAATATTTCCGAGCTTTACAACGTAGATATTAATTTCGGAATATACCCCAGACAAATAAAATAAATTAGATCATAATCCGTTTCTACATTGAAAGCTGACAATTTCTTAGTCTCGAACAAGCGGCTGCGTGGTCGTTGTATCTGCATCAATGATTCTAACCCCTGTTCATATTGAAGGGTCACCAAATCATGCGCTGTAATCACTTCACAAACAGATACAATATTGGCACGAGATCTATTTTCCAGCTCCAGGGAAATGAGCTTTACAAGAGAGGCTTGATATTTACCCAGAGAGACATCAACGACACGTGATAATGGTGCTCTATGACTAAATATACCTCCGCTGAAAAGTGGGACGTCCAAACACAAAGCTACCAACCCCGGAAATAATTGTGTAAACTCTATTCCTTTCACAGTACCATACATGGGAGCTACATATCTTTGAAATAAAAACATCAAATTTCTGCCGTCGCTTTTAATTATATCCCCCGGCGTATCTACAGATGCCCCCACTGTTAAATCTGGAACTATACCCGGAACGAATGCTCCTAACTGAAATATGTTTTTTACCCTGGCCGAATAGATATTAGTGTTCCAAAGCAAACGGTGAAGTAAAAGCAATGCCGTAATTGTATCAATAGTAGACCTCAACAATGGTTGATCTTCCATGAGAAAGAGAGGTTGTGCTCGTCCCAGTAACGCTGCAGCAGCCCTGTTAACTTCGTCGTTGCGTATGCCTTGTTCAGCATCAATTTCTGGAATTACATCTCCACGGGGAAGGGATCCCGCACCGGGGGGCAAAACTCGGGAATTTACTAAAGCCCTTAAAATGCTATGATCGTGTAATGCACCCCGTTCGTATTTTCCACACGGTGAGTCGAAAGTGTCTTTTGGAAGTCGAGCCCAATCGAAACCATATTTTTGTCTGCTATCAGAACTAGCAAGTCTCGTTGACAGATGCTCCAAATAAGTGGGAACCGACTCAATCGCACTCATAAAGTTAGTGGGATGAGAAATATTAGTCCCAGTTTTTGCATAGAATGCATATAAACAAAGAATCGCACATTCTAGAGAGGAATAATAACGGGTGCCTACATATAAACGTCCGCATGATTGTAAAGATGTGATTGCCGTCACAATAAACGTTCGCGACATTCTTCCACCATGATAGTCTATTTTTCTGGCAACGCTGGGCTTGTCGGCAACCAGAGCATTTTGTAAAGTACGATACCACGTGCCGAAAACGACACCGGAGTTCACTACATTCCTATTTGCATAGACTAAGTTCAAGAGATCCACAGACAAATTAGAGTCGTATCTGAGCAAAGGATCATTTTTCACGATTTGAATCTCACGGGCCGAAGTGATATTAACGTCTTCCTTGTGCTGTCCAGATTTTTCAACAGCACTAACGGCAATATCCATTGCAGCGTCGGCAAGTTCTGCTGCAGCCGCTGCATGTTCCAGATCCGCTAACGCTGTTGCGATATGTTCAATTTTTTCTTCTATTGGTCGAAGTCTGCGGTCAATTTCTATTGCAATAGAGTCGGTATGACCATCCAAATTATTTAATGCTGCAGTGGCGGCATTGTTTCGTGCAGTAATGATCGCAAGTTGTCGTTCCATATTGGCGCGGTTAGATGTAAATACCGGTTCCTTCCAGAACTCGATGGGCCATGGGGGAGCTATAAAGTTCTTCACATCGGCAGGGAACATTTCCATTCCATCGCCTGTCAATATTCTCGCGTCCCAAATAAAGTTTGCCATGATGGTGCTACTCGATATAATCAGACAGAAGTTACAGGGAAACGCCACATGAGAAAATAATACTACATTTAAACTACACAAGCTTATAAAAGTGTTACGGTCTCTGAACAAGACGGGCGATAATATTAGCCATGTTTCGCATAGCCGTACCTCCCGTTCTCTCCTGATTATTTGAAAATGATAAAGTAGCCGTTTTATTACAAGCTATATGATTCCTCAAATCCGTTACGTTAGCAGACGCCTTTCCACTGCGTCGTTGTATATGTATCGTGTTTGTATTATGACGTTTTAAAATTTTATGAGTGTCAGTTATCCGTGCTTTATAGTCAGACGCGGTCGCCAATATAGAGCATAGTCTATGAAAATCAGTCACTATGTGCCTTTTCTTTAGGCACATCACATGTAGAACAGACAGTTTTCGTCTTGCTACAAATACTAACATTGGACAAATAACGATACAATCTGATCCTTGAGGCGCAATTTGCCCAATCAGAGATTTGGAATCCAATAACTGCTTTATGCCGGTGAGTCTTTGTTCATGTTTACTGCGTGTCTTCAGGTTACGAGAAAATTTGCAAGTTTTTAGTTCTAGAATGACGCATACTCCATCACAGCCTACTTCCCACAAATCACGAGGCAACTTAAACATGCAAATACAATCCGGTCTACGTCGTTCTAGGTTTACTTCGAAGACCAATCGAAAATCCGTCAACTGTTTAAATACATCTAATACCATGACCTTCCCAAAAATTTTGGCAAAGCTTCTCCCCGGCCAATCATACACCTGAGATCCTAGACACATCGCTTCTGCATAAAGCCGTTTGTAAAAGCGATCGTGACATCGAACACCAGCCGCTAAACGTCGCTTTCTAAGGACATTCGTATTTACATGCCGTTTGAAATTTCGAGTGCTACTAACCTGTCTGCGATATCTTTTGAGTACGTTCTTCTCTCCCATTGAACATGTCGGAGCCACAATCGTGGTCGGTAATGGCATCTCAGATGACATCTGCACAGCTCATACGTGTATACCTCGATGGATCAATGGGTATAGGTAAAACGTCAATGTTGAATGAGATACCGACGCACTCTTTAATGGGAGTACCCGTACTAAAGGTTTTCGAACCTATGAAATACTGGCGGTATTATTTTACTGATTTGGTCACGACCGTAAATGATACATGTGATCGTCGTCGCAGGGGAGAGTTTTCTTTATTTCAATCTAGCATGATTGTAACAGCTTTACAATCAAAGTTTGCAGATCCCTATCTTGTATTTCATGAGCGCTTATCGTCGAAGTGTCATCGCATAACAGGAACACGTGGCAATCCATCGCTTATATTAATTCTAGATCGACATCCCATATCCGCTACCGTATGTTTTCCCATTGCTCGACATTTAACTGGAGATTGTTCCTTGGAGATGCTAATTAGTATGATAATAAGGTTGCCCCAGGAACCGCCAGGATGCAACTTGGTGATTGTCGATCTACATGACGAAAAGGAGCATGTTAGCCGTCTATCTTCACGGAATAGGACCGGCGAGAAAACAGATCTACTAATGCTCAGGGCACTTAATGCAGTGTATTCCTGTTTAGTAGACACTATTATGTACGCAAATCATATTTGTCCCTACAGTAAGGATGAATGGGAATCTGAATGGTTGGATCTACCATGGTTTGATACATCTTTGGCCACAACGTTTATAAACGAACCTCGTACTGATTATCGCGGTAGTAGGGTGTCATTACACCATACGCTTTTAGCGATATTTAAGCGGCGAGAATTATGTGCCGAAGATGGTAGCTTATCAACAACGCATGCATGGATATTGTGGGGATTATTAATGAAACTGCGGAACATTAACGTCGAACGATTTAATATTACTGGCCTGTCCACAACAAAGTGTGTAGAATCGTTCATGGATACTATGTCGGAGAGATTGGTAACACATATGAGCTGGAATGATGCCTTCGAGATTGAAGCTGATGTACTAGCCTATAATAAAGAGATGGCTATGTAAAACTACCCATTCATATCGCGCTTCTATAATTAGCTTGCCCACATCACAATGATGCGGCAATATTGACTTATATTAAGATAGTAATTTGGCGTCCTTAGATCCAATAAATATCTATGATTTAGTAAGTGTGTTCATACGGATCGTAGCACTTGCAAGTTGCATTGGATGGCTACATATCCAACATGGGTCTTCCCGGTAGTATAGTTTTTTTGATAATGATCCATGCATTTTGTGCAAAGAAGACACCAACGAATACACTACCATCGTTATTGTCCTTGTTGGGAATTACAGATCTGCCTTCTCTGCGACTGAATATTTTATCTCTCGATGGAAGCGCGAATAACCAAGGCTCCTGGGTACGTGACAATACTACATTTGTGTATATTGGGGCATCCAGCCCAGCAAATGGTGTGTTGTTTTATATGCCAACAAGTCATGTACAACAAATGACTTTCTACAAACGGCCGGTATCCAAACTGTTGGCGTCCAATAATCTAATCAAATTTTTAAATACGGGGTCGTACATCAATCACTCGTTCATGACGGCCATGCCACCCTACCGACGAAATGTGCAAATTCCCTCGGACCGATCTGGTCTTAAATTAGATGACAAAGACGACGCTCAACCTACAGGAACTAATCCTCCAACAGAATTGAAGAACCTAAAACCTATTGATGTTGTTAATCCTGAACATCGTTTCATTCTCACCAGTGAATTGACCGGAACCTATGTAAAACATGTATGTTTTGTGGATCCCATGGACATGCTCATTCCGGTTGATTATGCACATATACGAACGATTATATTTGGTTCCGATGGCGCTGAAGTTATAATGAAGATAGGGATAACATTTGCCTCCATTACAATTTCTATGAAATCGGCACCTCCCGTCGAATTGATATTATCGGAAAGAGCTAGAAATATTTCGTTGATCTGGCCAGCGCTGAAACCTTATGAACCCGTGGATAAGTTTACTCGACGTCCGTATTTGATTTATTTGCTAGGACCACATATGAACGCATCGGATATGGAAATTAAATCATATATTAATATGATCGAAAGTGTAGAGGAATCATCCAATTATGATTTCCAGATTGCTCAAACGCATGCCCAGCTTTTTATATTTGCTGCCACACCGATATCTGATATTAATGATATATATTGTTTTAGAGTCGTAACTACACGCTTATTTATGTCTCTAGTAGCATCTGTACGCAACGCGTTTCAATCTGGCTATATTTCTTTCGATGAAATAATTAAAACTGAAGCTAATATAAAAATGATTACCGAAACTCTTTCAACTTTTGCCTTGCATTCAAACCCTGGTACATACTTCTTGTTATCTGGAATGCATTTGCGGAATGAAAATGCTGATATTATAAAATCTTTGATTCGAAAGACGATTATAAATGCATCCAAAAATACAGCTTCCTTATCTATTCTGCAACATCTATATGTTTTAAGGTCTGCGTATGCATTCAACATATCCCAAGAGAGTGGAAATCTGGGGGAGCATGTTTCGAGCATTTCATTAGAGCTCATTATAGCTCTTCACGAGGAATCCGTCAGGGACACAATTGCATGGAACACTTCTGCGAGGCATGCCTTATATTATGCGTTTGCGAGTATTTTTCAACGCCCTCCGAATGAATGGGATGCATCTCGCACTGCTCGCAAGGCTCTATTGTTTGCGTCTTCAATGTGTACTGAAGAACATATCGTAGCTACGGAACTGGTCATACAGGAAATGTATATCAAAATCAATGTTAAAAACTCGCCAGTGCATATTTTAGATGTATATACACCGTGTGTTACAGCTTTGCGGATGGATATTTCCGAACATCATCATAGACTATATGCAATGTCCGATGTGATTTTACATCCAGTAATCGAGAAGTATTTGGAAAATGATTCCCGTGGTATCGATGCTGAAGAAGAATTAGAAACAAAAGCAGAATTGGTAATCACCAAGCTTAAAACACCATTGATGAGAAGGTTGACTATATATGCATCAGAAGTTGTGACTTGTTCTGATGCAGATATTTTAGAAGCTACAGCGCTTTTAGTTTTGCCCATTTCTGGACTAGGGAGTTATGTTGTGACAAGACAACTTGGAATAAGAGGTATTGTCTATAATGTGGATGGTGTTGACGTGAACAATCAACTTTATATAACATATGTTAGACTACCGTGTACAACGACAGCCGGTAACATTGTTCCCATGGTACTACCTAGACCACTCGGAAGCGATTGTCCCTACTGTGGTTGTGTCCTTTTGAGATACTCAACAAACGGAAACCTTAGACACACCATTTATATTTCATCACAAGATTTGCAGCGAGAACTGATTGCAGGAGGGAATTCATCCATTCGGTATTTTAACCCTACTATCGCCCAAATATACGGAACATCATTACTATTGTACCCAAATGGTACAATCGTACGGATCTTAGCTTTTGAATCGGAACGAGTAACTATTATCTCTGCAACTTACGTCGCAACTGCTACAGCCGGGGCTTCGATAGCTATATCAATAGCAATTATTACTGTAAGAATGATTATTAATAATTTTAGATACAATTATCATAGATATAAGAAATTGAGCCTGTACGACGATCTTTAATGCAAAAATAAATAAAGAACCTTTGGGAATAACAAGCTATGTATAGAATTTATTTCGCGTGAAGATTTTTCCCAAGTCCGATCACATTTCAGGTATTACAGCGGTAATAGATCCATGCATTATGAGGGTTTGACGTATTATCTCGATTAAGAACATATTGTAATACACCCACTGTTTCTCAAACGAGTGTCTATCAATGATATAATACATTGCATGTATCGACTATAATACCCCCAATGTTCAAAGGCTGATAAAACTGATATATCTATGGCCGCGCATAGCAATTCTGCCGTATCTTCTCCCACCGATTCTCGTAACGCGACGTCTATGGGATCAATGTCTTTATATAGACCGTCTAGAATAAGAGCCAGTTTACGTATCTTGAGGTCCTGTATAGATTTTGGTGCAGATGTTTCTGCCACATCCAATAAAGTAGTCGCGTCTGCAAAGGCTGATGGACTAGGAACTCGCGATGTGGGCTCTTCCAATGAGGAAGGCATCCAGTTCACAACTATTTCAGTAGCCATGCCAAGAAATAAAATCGCTCTGAATAAACTGTTTGTCATGTCTGCAAGAGCACAGTCGGGCATGGCAGTAGGGCATTCCCCCTCAATGGTAGAGGTATGATGATCGCACAACTCGCGAATTAAGTCATAACAATTTGGCAGACGATTTAATATATGTATATACTGAAGCAACAAAAACTTCTGACTGGGCGATATATTTTTGTTTTCTGGTCCAACTCCAACAAACATGGATGCGTGTCTTCCAAATAAAGCATTTGAAATCATCCCCAACTCACTTTGTATAATTTCCAGGTCGGATTGAGATCCATTCTCCGTATAGAGATTAGAATTTAAATTGAGCATGTTCATATTAAAAACCGAGTCTACTTTCCAGAAGATTTCCCATAACTTATTTAGAGAAGTAGAGGGCATACAAGAGCTGGTATCGCAACTCCATATCTTAAATACGGGTGGTATATATTTGATTTGTACGAAAGAACTGAACCGAGCATGTTTTTTCCGTTGTACTGGATTTGTCCTGTTACTGTTTACGTTCAATTTACCCCGGCATCCATGCTGTAGAATATCCCATGCGCGTTGCACAGTCGTCGTGTTTGCAGCTTTCTTTGCTGTAACTATAACATCGACTCGCCTGCCGAATATCTCTGATGATAATGCTTCTCTAGGAGTGGGAATGCCATCAAATAATCCTTCAACGAGGTCACTCAAAGACTTAGGTAATTCAGTCAATCTTGCACAAGTTAGCACAAATGCATCACGACTGCACTCATATACTAAATCTGAATATATGTCCGTGATTATAGGGAATTCGGGTATATGAATTGTACGATCATGTGGAAAATCGTATGCGGCCTGTATCGTTAACCCAGAAATTGCATTTGTCGGTACCATATACTTTGCTATATCCGGATCATACGTTTCCAGACAGAGAAGCCCACAAAGCTCACGTTCACTGCATATACCATCACGACTTAACACAGCTATACTATCGATGAACAATTCATCTTCATCGGAAGAAAAAGCCCACTTCATACCTCTGCGAAGTAATTCTCGGCGAACATGAGCTGCCAATGGTTTGGACTGACCACCACGTAGAACCAACCCAATTTTTGCGAGCTCTGGTAGATACTCATCATCTATACGAGGCCTGCCTACAGCAAAAAGACAACCGCCGCAGAAGAAATACGCTTTATATCCACATTCCGATACATAAAACTGGACATTTCTATAAGCGAGAACATGTCCGTATTTAATATCCATTGACTGTCACTCTCTGGACGTAGACCTATATCACTGTAGCGCTAAATCGCAATTCCTTGATGAGACGATGCGATTGCTGTTTAATCACGTGGGTGCACGGATTAACGTGTAGCGTATTTACTGTCGCGTTCATATGAACGACAATGAGCTTGGGTATTGCAGCTCGTCATTGAACGCCATTTGTGGCAAAGCAATAAGGGTCTCAGACCATCACATTATTCGACGAATTGTACTAACATAGGCCACTCCCTTGTTTAACTATGTCGAAGCATGGATTTGGATACTATGCAACAGAAGCTAATGAATATACCATCCCCCTCGATGATATTGATGATGGACGATCGGATACAGATGCGAAAACTCTTGGGTCTGTATTGACACAACTATCTGAGGAAGTAGATTGGGATGATGCAGTTGATTATGCAACTATGTCGTCTTATTTAGGCGATTATGTCTTTACAATTCCAAACAGCTATGACATACATCCCAAATTTACTCGGTATGTTGTACTCTTTGGTCTATCTACGTTTGTTCTTCGACCTTCATGCTGTTTAATTTTTTTATTTTATGCCATATACGCACAGGACAATCGGTTTTTAATTTTGGGTACAACAATCACTGCATTTTTCTATGGAACATTGATGCTAGAAATGTATTATATGTACGCGAACATAAAATACGACTTAATGCCTCTGAGTAAATTCCAGCAAGTTTTAATAGGAGCGTTATCTATGCTAGGTCCAATTATCTTCGTAGCAATATCTTACAACATGATATTCAAAGATGTAACATTTATGAAAAAAATTTTGGCCTTTGATACAAACTTGAAGACAAGCGGATTTGTAATATATTTGGTGATGATAGCTAGTCTCGCATATTCTATAACATCTATATCAGATGCAATTGGATTTCTCCTCCCTCGGTTATGGACAAGAGCAGTACTTAAATCGTGTGTGCCATTCTAATGTAAGGGGCGTCGCCCTTATTTGTGGGGCCACGTGCACCGAGTCTGATAGTGAAGATAAAAGCGGGCGTCCAAATACCTTGTCATGCAGTTCTATTTCCCTCGTTATGGACATAGTTTTATCACATGCTCCCATTACAATATCGGCACTCGCATGTGTCATATTCGAATAACCTCGTCCATTAAAACGAGACCCTCGACTCGATCTCCAAGTATTGATTAAGTCTGCCCTGGATTATCCACAGCGTCGGATCGTGCTACTATAACGAACTTCTCCCAGCTCGGACAGAGTATATTGACGATTATGGCCGGATGCCATTGTCCCCCGGCAGGGGATTGTCCGCCGGTGGCACCATGTACATTTTCAACCCCGTTCAACATAGGAGCGACTTTAGCGCCTACAGGTAGACTCTTGAGCACTATAGAGATGTCATCTCATCGATGTATGTTCGACTATTTCAAGCAATTCAGTTCTGATGATAATGGACGTTATGCTGCACAATTCGATCTTCTTCTCGGGACTTACTGCAATACATTATCTCTAATTCGATTTCTAGAAACGGGCCTTTCTGTTGCATGTGTTTGTACACGCGCCCCAGATCTGATGTACATGAGAGAAGGAACTGTTCAATTTGAAATACAACAGCCAATGATTGCGCGCGAAGGGCCACATCCCGCGGATCAGCCCATTCATACCTATATGGTAAAACGTCTATGTCGAAGATCTTTGAGCGCAGCTTTCGTTGTCGCGGCAGAAGCCCTCGCATTATTATCTGAAGTGTCTTTAGATGGGACAGCAATATCCACTCATCTCCGAATGAGAGCCATACAACAGTTAGCTAGAAATGTAAGAACGATATTAGATTCATTTGAAAGAGGTACGGTAGATCAAATGCTTAGAATTCTACTAGAGAAAGCTCCACCAGCTCCTCTACTGATACCGCTTTCCCGCAGTCAAGCCGAGGGGAGAATTGCTGGACAGGTTATGCGAGCAAATTTGGTCTCCGAGCTCAAACGTACAGTGCGCACAGAGAGCTTTATCATGAATAAGACAAACGCCAACCGGGACACTATAATTTCATTCCTCACAAAAATGGTCAACTGTACTCACCAAACAATTTCAATGCCACGATTAACACATTCCGATTCAAAGGGGCGTCTTGTGGATGGTGTATTAGTGACAACTACGATGGTAAGACAGAAATTGTTATCTGGAATTCTTGATGTGGTGGATACTTCTGCTAGAGTACCTGTTACATACGGGGAAATGATAATATCGGGCACCAATCTAGTAACCGCTGTAGTAATGGGTAAAGCTGTACGGAACATGGACGACATTGCACGATATATTCTCAACTTAAAGGAAGACAATATTATTGATCGTACGGATGAAATCGTGCGGGGCGATGATGACCGACCTCAAACAGCAGAGATATCTGCAGAACTAGTAACCATTGGCGATAAACTTATTTTCTTAGAATCCATGGAACGGCGTGTTTACCAAGCAACCCAAGTTCAATATCCATTAATTGGACATGTAGATTTAACATTTATCATGCCTTTAGGAATATATCAAAAACGGGGTGATAGATATGCCCGTCATATTGGGGACTATGCTCCCGGGCCCGGATGTAATGTAGGGGATATACGTATTTTTCCTCCTCGAGAAATATATTTTTATAACAAAGACAATCAAGTAATTAGTCTCTCCCTTTCAGACGCAATCGGAACTCTATGCCATTCATCTTTTTTAGATGTGGAAGCGACAGTTGGTAATTTACGTAACGGTAAATACACCTTGTCTTGTGTTCTTGGAGCATATGTGACAAACCCACCAGCGTTGCCTCTAGCTGATGCCAGTCGCCAATTTTTCGAAAACATCGGAGAATTTCTACGCGACCCCCCTAGATGGATAGATGAGTGTCATATGACCGTAGAGCAATTCTTATCTACTGGAAATCCCTATCTATCTATGGAATTGCACCCAGCATTTGATTTTTTTGTGGTCCCGGGAGATGTAGATCTCCCGGGACCACATAACGTCCCACAAGTTATGGCCTCCATTTCCGCATCACTACGAGTATGTAATTGTAACATACCTCTACCTCTTTGCAACAGCGATTTTAGAGATGCTCTGGGTCAAGAACTTGCATCCACTCACCATAAGATGAGTGATGCAACAATCAATGCTGTGTCTGCAACATTTTCCGACATTAGCTATCCTACTGCCTTTTATATCATTGAAGCTGTTATTCACGGAAGTGAACGTAATTTTGGATTATTAATGCGATTGGTCATTCAATGTATACGAAGCTATTGGGATAACTGCAAACGAGTTGCATTCGTCAACAACTTTCACATGGTAGCCTTTATAGACACTTATTTATGTAGTGGGGAACTGCCAGAGGAATGTACCAATGTATACAAGGATTTAATGCACCATGTTCGTGCTCTGCGATCAATTGTCCGAAACTATACAGTACAAACTGATCCATTATACGGACAGAGTCATGAAGAACTAAATCACGTTCTGATAGATAGAACTATATTACCGCCATTATTATGGGATTGTGACCCCCTAATATACCAAGCTGAAGGTATGCGCGATAGGGATTTATATCTAAACGTAGGGAGCGAAAACAATTATGCCGTGCGTCCGTGGTTGGAATTGCAAGACGCCGATTTTCAGAGAACTGGCAATGTCCTCATTCATAATAGGCCAATACGAGATGCAGATCGACAAACATTTGTCCCTCATCACGCTCAAGAGTGGACTACACTCTCAAAGATTTATTATTATGTAATGGTCCCCTCTTTCTCTAGAGGCCAGTGCTGTACTATGGGTATACGATTTGACAACATTTATGCTACTTCGCAATCGGTCATCATTCCTGACCTCCAGCCAGATGAAGAACCTCCCCTGGGTCCCGAAGATCCCAGGCATCCTTTAAATGGCAGAAATTTAGTTCCCAACACATTTAACGTGATGTTGCATAACGCTAGAATATCTGTAGATGCTGATGCTCTTCTTACTTTACAAGAAACTGTTAATAATATGGCAGAGCGGACAACAGCAATCCTCTACGGAAGTACTCCAGATATAGGCAGCAGCTCATCATCCACTAGACATATGCGAACATTCGATGGGGCATTACACCATGGTCTCCTAATGATGGCTTATCCGTGCAATGATGAAACAGTCGCTGCTGGAACATACTTCTATCCTGTCCCCGTGAACGCCTTGTTTGCATGTCATGATCATTTAGCGGCAGTCAGGGATCTGCCTGGTAACTCTCGAACCTTGTTGTATAGAGCTCCTCCAGTTCCACCATTTCTGGGAGCAAATTACTATTCCACGTTCCGTCAGCCCGTTGCACAATATGTAAAGGAGAGCCGATGTGGTCCCAATGAAATATCATACGCGCTGATGGCAGGCTATTTCAAACTAAGTCCCATAGGCCTATATCACCAACTTCGGACGGGTTTGCATCCAGGAATCGCATTTACTGTTATACGACAGGATAGATTTTTAGCAGACATGGGTTTATTTGCTGAACGCGCTTCGGAATCATATTTTCTAGGACAAGTCTCAGTCACCAAGCGGCCACATGCGGGAGGGGTGCAGTTTTCTCTTACACAACCCCGGGCCAACGTTGACCTGGGTGTAGGATATACAGCCACGTGTACTCCTTTGCTCCTGCGGAATGCTATAACAGATATGGGAAATACCGTTCAGAGTTTGCACCTAACACGAGGTTCGCCTCCCCTTTTACATCAAGAGGCAGATGAATTCTTACGCAAAGTAACAACACGCGGACAACGGGCAGCCCCTCAAAGAACTGTCCCATTTTTAGGTACACTAATGCCTAATCTACCGAGTGGTCTGGAACATGGGCAGATGTCTATATGCGAGTTTATTCCCACGCCAGTTTCTGCTGATTTGGAGTATTTTAGGACACCATGCAATCCAAGAGGGAGGGCTGCGGGTGCGATACATTCGGGCGAAGAAGCATCCGATATAGATGATGTCATGTACGATCATCAACAAGGGGATCCCGCATATCCATTTCGTGCAACCAATAATCCGTGGGCATCACAAAGACTCTCCTATGCAGATAAATTATACAACGGGGTTTACAATCTGAGCGGAGCATCTCCACTTTTTAGTCCTACATATAAATTTTTCACCCCGGCAGAAGTGTGCTGTAAAACACGATGTCTAGATAAGCTGATTGGTGAAGCTGGTTCTGCTCTGGCATCTTTCGCGTCTGATGGAGAGGTACAGTTCAAACGACCAATCGGATCCACCGAATTGACCGAGGACCCCTGTTCCCTATTTCAAGAGGCATATCCTATATTATGCGCAACTGATAAAGCTTTACTGCGCGCATATTCTACAGGCACTACCGATAATCCAGAAACACACCTGGCGCAATACTTAATTCGAGATGCGTCGCCTATTGGTGGATGTTTGCCCATATGCTGAGCTTGTAACTGATACTGATTGCCGCCCACTCATTCATATATCGGCCGACGGTCCCGTCAACCCGTATAGTTATCCGCGAACGTGAATAGAAGGATCACGACGCATACATCTCTCGTATCATTACCATGAGTACTTCCAACGGCACGATAGTAGAGATTGAGCTTCCGTGCAAGTTATCTACATGCGATGCAAATTTACTACAACGATGTGAGGGGCGAGTACTATTCCTACCATTCGTCAGAGCTAGAGTATTGCTGAAAGATGTAGATTATAAGTCCTTTTATATTGCGGGAACCGAACCGGACACCTTGAGTCTCCTATCAACATTCAAAACTCGTTTTGCTGCCGTCATCACTCGTGCCTTGCCTGGCCGAATGAGCGCTGTAGTCTTGGGAATGGGATCTATTCCTAACGGCCTAGCGCTACAAAATACTGGTCCGTTTGACCTATGCAACGGAGATACGGTCTGTCTAATGCCCCCCATATTTCCTAACGTCTGTTGTCGAATACGGCTTGAATCTATTGACACGGAGCTCCTATTTCCCGTTACTGTTCCTACTAGACTTGCAAACGAAATATTAGCGAAGACTTTATCTCGTGCCATTGAAGCTATCGGTAGAGGACAAATGCCCCCTCCTACCAGTCGTGAGTCGGAAACAATTATGTATAATGGAAGATCATATACTATTAGTCCAACGCTTCATAGCCTAGATGCCGCAGAATCTACCGTTAGAACTTTGTTATTGAATATGATTTTTGCGATCAATGAAGGAAATATGATTTTGTATACTATGATCCCTACGCTACTTACATTGGGGGCATCCGATGGATATATAAACGCTCTCGTGGGTCTTGAGACGGCGACAAGAGCTGTCGGACAACTCATTAGAATTCCAAATCCCCCACCCCTGCAGGATGCTTGGAGAAGATATCCCGTCTATGAGGCACTTTCCGCGTGGATTACTATGACCCTCAACTTAGGAAATGTATTATCTCTCCATCCTCTATTAAAAGTATGCACGTTTGATGGCCCTGCCAATATAAAAGCGGGAGACTTATGTCCTGTTATTGCAAACTGGTATTAAATAAATAAATTCGATAGAATCATATTCATGCTAGTATGTTGTATTTTATTCATTATTAACGCACGTACATTCGGACTCTTAAGGGACAACTCATCACTTGTCGGGTCTCATCATATGATCATACTCTAATGGGGGCAAATGCCATATCGGGAATGTGTGCGGATATATACACTGCCATTGTTAATGCCACAACAGTATCATCATTACCTCCTTTTTTTCCAGAAAATGTTCTAGTGCATGTTGGTCCAGTAACTACTTCCGAGATGTTAGTAAGTTGTTTTGTTAAATATTCCACCGGATCTGTGGTAAGACTCACTGTGGTAGAAACTAAATCTTGCGATGCCAAGACTCTCCCCGAATTAAACTGGGCGATAAAGAAATCAAAAGCTGTAGTTTTTTGGCGTTGCAGTAGAAAATAGGGATATTCAACATCCGTTCCATTCGATTTGCTGTGGTAAAACGAGACATTATGTGGTGTAGGTGCCACTGCAGCTTTCATATATGATATCATTTCGATTGCAATTCTAGTAGCGATCGCAACCGCAGAATCTTGATTGCTATTGCCTTCGATGGCTATTTTTATCACTCCAAATCGCTTCCTATGGATCGCACATATTTGTATAAGGCACTGTGCAACACAATAGCCTATAGAATCGGAGGATTCCCCTGTCAAGGCTCGCAAAAAATAATGCTCTAGACCGAAAACTATATAATCTGTACCATATTTACCAATTACCGCGACACCCGTCCCAGATGCTTTAGTGTTGGCCGTAAACGCTGGATCTACATAAACGTATAGATCTTGTGAGAATGGATCTTGATTGTTCACAGTAGACGGTCTATATATAAGAAACCGATCTATTGCAGAAGCCGTAAAAATACTTCGATCACCTTGACAGATGGTTCTATCCACCACACCACCACCAATAATCTCCTGCATAAACGAATCCGGAAGAAACATTTCGGCCGTTCTTCTCATTGCCCCATCCATGGTGATGAAAACAGGCTTGTTCAATACATAACAGGAACATGATGTCGCATTTGTATAATCTGTTACATGCTTCATATGTTCGTCACATATATAAGTTACCACATTAAGAAGATCATCAGCCGATCCTTTAAGACCATATAAAAAACTTGTGCTTGCCTTACCACTGTTCGTAGAGGAAACGAAAATTATTTTGCAAGTAGCTTGATTCAAAAACCCTATGATCGTCTGAACTGCATCCGGACGTATAAAATTCGCTTCGTCGACAAATAGTAAGTTGAAATCTTGTCCACGAATGCTCTGCGCAACAAAAAAGAGATCACATTGAATCGGAGGGTGAAGGTAGGCATAGCCTCAACATTAATAATAATTATCCTACAGCTAGACCTTAGTCACAACATTGGTGCACGTAGGCAACACGACGGATAACAGCGACGTCCAGTATGGAGGCGCATATAGAAAGCGAAACTATATATTCATTATCTAACTTTGATCGGGGGGCGATGCGACATCTGTTAACACATATAATAATACCTGATGAATGTTTATCGGCAGCGGGAATAGATCTCACCAATCTTAAAGATGCATCACCAAGATATACTACCAGTGTTTACTCATCTCTATCTGTTTCCGTGGGCGTTCAAATACGACAGAATGCTACGGGCCTATGCTCAAATTGGAGTAATGTATACGGAGAATATGTTCCGTCGGGTGCATTACACTCTCTATTGGTACCCCAAGTTACGAATCCTGCAGTTTTTTCGACATCTAATCAAAGCGATCAGGGTGCCTTATTTATTAGTCTTCCTATTGAATGTGACTCGCAAAATCGATTTGATCCGTTTACATCCGTGGCGCTTCGAATTCCATGTTCTGATATCCGCACCGGCGACTATAAGAGCTACAAAGATATATTGTTTACACAAGACGAGTTAGTTCCAATAGGTACTCGATACAATAACGACACGGAACGATTACAGACATTATTTCTTCAATTTTTGCAGTATACAAAAAAATTTGAATCGGAATTGCCCGTAACTATTATAGAACTGGGAGCCAAATTAGAAGCATGTATAGGTAACGTTGATGATGTAATACATTCACAGTCAAAACAATTTGATATTATGCACCTCTTAGCAAATAATAAACATGAATTTGATACCCCTGATATAGCTGCGCGAATAGAGGCGGATAATACAGAGATTGTACAACTTATCAAGAAAGCGGCCGAAGCTATTACCAAAAGAGCACCAGTGAGCGGCTCACTGGAGAAAGGATCTCTGGGGGTTGTATCTGGATTGAAGCAGGGAGCAATTGCTTGTTTGAAAAACAATACTGATTTACCAAGCAAGAATACACAGCAGAAGGCTGTTATGAATGGACTGGAACCCGCTGGAAAAATTAGATTCGTTGGAGACGGCAACACTAATGTACGTCTTAGCAGTGCAATGAACCATCAATTAAAAGAGATCACAACGAATTTTGAAGACGTTCTCATGTTCGATTCCCCTTCCCAAAAACCTGTAGACTCCAAAGAGATTTTTTTGACAGCCATTGGCATCTTAGGAAATGGAATTACACTCGCCAATCTGTGGAGATGTGGAAGTATATCAATTGTAACTCGGGTCCATTCTACCACTAAAAGTCAATTTTATATTGTAGCATATGAAAATTCCGTAGCTTTGGGAGGACGTTCATCCCATCTTACACCAAATCCAACATCTCTAAACATTTTACTGTCTATCGCATGTCAGGAAGAAGGTGTAGATCATCCGTGTTATTTATCGCAAGAAAGAAAGATTGATATAGCTAGACAAGCGCCTATTTTATCGGACCCATTATTAAGAGAGCACAACCAGCTACAAGCATTTTCAGCTGGATCTGAAATTGACCTAATGATCGATTTTAAAACACATATTTCAAACTGTGTCATAAGTGCCATCGGCGAGGCCTTGAGAATGGAACCCAATTTATACCAAATGATCAGTTACCACATACATGCATACGACCTCCCGTTTATCACAGAAATTACCAATCGTACTCCTAATTATATTCGTGCCACTCTTAATGCAATTTCAAATTCCTCATGGGAAAAGTTTAGTACGGGTGCGTTAATATCCGCCGCAATCTCATATATGGCCGGATATATAAATAAATTTGGAGGGAAAGCATATCGCAGATATACAACAGAAAATGCTGCGGAACATTTAGGAGGTGATTATCAGCTCGTGAACACAAAAATACCAGGTCTTGTACTCTTCGATTATTATAGCACAGGGGGTGAATGTATAAAATTAAATAATAGACCCGTTCCCATAATTCTAAACGGGGGGGTGGATTTATGGAACAGGCAACCATATAATCGGTCTGTCATGACATGTACATTCCCTGAATGGTTTGTACCACACGCCACATGCGAGAAGTTTCTTCCCGGAGAAAGTTATGCTTATATATGTGTGGGTTATGATGAACATTTGCACATCGCTATTGTATTGCCTGCGGGGTTTATGTTGACTGCCCACACGGAATTTAATTGGCCTGTCGCACGAATTGAAGCAGTTCTCTCACGTCTCTGTCGCACCAACAAGATGCAACAGGTGCTACGACCTTACGTTTCAGAGGTGTATATGTGACCAATCCTCAACACAGGTATTGAATTATGACTACGCAGAGACTGAAGATACCAAGATCTACACGCCACCAGCACTCAGGAAGAGATTGTGATGGGATGGATATCGAATTCGTTCGTAGATTAAACGAACGTATCATCATATGGCGTACACTGCGAGCCGAATCCCGTTTGGTTGTAATGCTTGCATTAATCGCCTTAGATAGTAGCTTATGTACATACGTAACACCGAATAAGCAACCGCGGAAAGCAAAATGGGTGGAAATATTTATGTACCTCACGCGACCAAAGAACTTGTATTTGAGTAGAAAAGAATTTCATATCTTGTTCCTCGCAAATGGAACACGTGCATATTCTGTGACTGCCACACTACGTATACACCCTATTCTACATGAAGGATCTTCTGCAGATGTCATATTTTTTTCCAATGTCTCGTCTACTGAGGCATATGCCATTATCCCTGATGTGACTAGTGAGTTTTTACCGACGACACCGTGCATAGAACTTGACATCGATGTTTTTGTTGAACGTACACAGCCACCTGATGATCCCCACAACTGCATACCAATATCCATCGGAGTTTGGTGGTCTTTCTCTAAACGCAGGTTCTATTATCTCAGAATGGAAGAGAGTTTACTGGCAATATGTCCCGCTGGCTGGCAGCAACGAAGCCTAAGTGCAACTCTAGCAAAATTTATTAATCACGAGAGTGGATGTCGTGAATGCCGTGAACATTGTGATCTACACATAGACGCATATAATGTTTTATGGGAATGTGGTTCATTTGGACATACATGTCTCTGTCGAGGACCATGTATGTGGATAAAAGCCCGTCAAAGGGATCTCTTGGTGGAAGGTGATAAGAGCCTCGGTTGCGTTCTATTCATGGACATGGTTAACTCTGTCCGACTGATAACAAATCCCTCCACAGAAACACGCATTACAGAGAGGCTCGAAGATGTAATAGTGGCCGGGGTAGGTTACAGTAATATTCCTGTAAATTCTTGTGGGTGGCATTTGGTCTGTTTGCCCGAAATATGGAGTGCGATAATGATCCAAGGGTGCATTCGACTGACAAGGTTATGTAATGACAGACAGCCCAACGTCGTATGAATGTATACGAAACAGGTTTGTGAAGGATGCGATACTTACGTTCGTGTTATGGCTAGATGCAAACGTGACTGTACTTTTCAATCCACTGGGAAATGAAAACGTTATGGTTTCTCCTTTGACATGATCCACGCGATGGGCACCAAACCATCGCCTAAGACGGTCCCCAATGTCTTCAAATACAGGTTCGATTGCTTTACGGATATGTGATGTATATCCAATGCGTATACCTTCGAATGAAGACATTGCAAGAGCAATCAATGGAACCAAAAACCAAGTTTTTCCATGCCTCCTCGGAACCAAAAAAACAGTAGCCCTTTGACGGAAATGTCTAGTAACTATATCTGAGAAATGGGGGGTATCAAAGGCAACACGAAGCAAACGTTCGGCACGCTCTGCGTGATCTCCAAGTAAAACAGAAGTTACAAAATAAGTGGCATGCATCAATATCATTTTTTGAAAGAGCTCGAGAGTTCCGTGAAGTTTATCATAGGATGGCGCGTCGATTCTTGCACGTTTTTTAACTGTGTGATCATCTAATTTATTTACATCTCGGAACGAAGCGATTAATAATTTCGAAAAACGACTAATGAAAACAGTTAACTGCTTAAATGCATCAGATGTTCGCATTGATATAAAAGAATTCATTGTACTGTAATATGCATTGCGATGGGCTGCACATTCCATCTCGTCATATTCTTGAAATATTATGGAATTCGCCACACGCATCATCATCGGAGATAGGAAAGCCTGTGCATTTGTAATACGTGGATAACATCTAGGTACCGAATCACGACGTAGTTCATCAAATTCACTACAAGCAATGCTGCTATACAACATACGAGTAGTAATCGCAGAATAAATACCCAAACTATCGCAGCAGTTATGTAATATGCCTATGGCAGGCATCACTGTCTGATGTCGTCTGGGCACCGGAATTGCAAAATTTAAAAAGGGGGCGTCAACCATATCACCGTCTCGTATTGACCGTTCATTTCTATGACTCGCGCCTAAACGATCGTTCTTAGTTTTCATTAGCCGTTCGAAGTGCCTCTTCGTCTCTTCGCCAAGTAAACCACCAAACATCTCAACACTTGACCAAGAATCGACAAGATAATGTTTGCAGTGAGCGCAATGCGCAGGCGGAGGCGACGGATTTTAGCGGAATGCCGAACACGAGAAGCTGTTTATAAAGAACGGACTCTCGAACTTTTGTCTCAAGGTGTAGAAACTGATGATCCAGAATTTATAGAAGTGTTCACGTCAGCTAGAAACGCCCATAGTGACTACAAAGCACAGCTGCGTTCAAACATGAGACTCGAAGCGACCGATAGAAAGACAAAGATTATACAGCGTCATATAGATGAGCAGCTAGATCGCCGTCTCATACTTGATATAAATAGGAAATTGCTGAACCCCAAACTTCAGTTACAATTAGATCAGACCGAAGAAGCTATTCTCGAAAAGGAGGACATTCTAGCACAAACCATTGATGATATAACACTTAACGATTCCATTACAAACACCGATGAATTAGATGAAGAATCCGAGGCTTTACTGACAAAATGGATACTGAATCAAAAAACAAAAAAACGACCAACGGTGGCGAAAACAGCAATTGCTCCCACAGCACACGGACTCCAGACAAAAGTATCGAGGAACGTTTTTATAACTGGGAAAGACGATCTCGTACAACCAACAGATTTGGGACAACCGTCAACTCACGAAGTTATAACATGTACTTCCAGGGAACGCATAATACATCCCGACGGCATACATACGGAAATATACACCACAGAAGACGTTTCTCCGACAATATTAGACGATGTCTCAGACAGCTGTGTATGAAGCGCAAAACACCGGCTAAAAAAAGGAGCGACAAGCTTGTATCCAGACCGTCCTTACCGGAACATGTATTTACATTGGCGCGTATAAAGAATGTGACTACATTTATTTTCAATGTAACTTCGGAGCTACATTATAGCCATATCGATCTGAAAGAGATGCCAATATATGCTGGGAGTGGCAGCTACGGAGTAGTTAAAATATTTAAGAAGACGGACATAGCCGTCAAAAAAGTATTGGAATGTTTTAAAACTGAGTTACTTATGACATTGATAGCCGGTGAATGTGCATTACGGGCGAAATCCACTTTAAGAATAAATAATATCATTCCACTATTGGCCTTTTCGATACCATCCAAAGAACTAGTATTTCCAGCATATCATATGGATATGGATTCATATTATCATCGATTGGCAAGAATCGATAAAACAGTGCAACATTGGAAAGCAATAGAGAAAACGTTCATGGATCTCGGCAAAGCAGTTGTGTTTCTAAACGTGTCTTGTGGGTTGACTCATTTGGATATCAAATGTGGGAATATCTTTGTTAACGTCACCGAGGGTCCTAATCCCATTTTAGTAGATGCTGTAATTGGTGATTTTAGTCTAGCATTGCTTAACACAAACTCTACCATCCTGAAATCCAGGTTCGATGTGAATATAAGTTCTGATAAAATCCAGTCATTAAAAGTTTGTAGAGGAAATATTAAACCCGTGTTCGATTTAGTTTTGGGACATGGGCAAACACAGCCCTGTGAACTGATGATAAAGGCCTTAAATGGAGTAGGTTTCGAACGACGTTCGACACCATTGACTAGTGACGAAGGAGTTTCAATTGATATGTACGCATTGGGCCAATCGCTTATGGAAGTGATTCTAGCAGCCGGTATGAATTTTACACACCGATTCGGGATTTCCAGTAATCCACTACACTTTTATTATCATAGACTGATGAGGGCAGATTATCTTTTAGATATACTAGCATACAGATGCATGCTCTACCAGCATCTATTTCCAATGACCCCCTTAACTAGTAAAAATGGCATCCCATGGGAACGGGCAGAAAAGATTCGTCTGCAATTGCACAGCTCGCGCCACAGAGCCGAGTTTGATAAATATTTGGAAGCGTATGACATCACACATAGAAAGCTATTTGATTCGTTAAACATTTTTCCCTATTTAAACAACCTGTTGGAGCTTGCGGCTCTCTATTGTCACGCAAACCCAGTAGCAAGAACGGCTGATTTGTTGTTATGGAACTAGGAACCAAGTTTCCACTCTCCAAATCTTGCAAAGATGAGTCCCGAAAACGAAAGAGGGGCATTACGATCGACTGTGATTCACAAATCCTTGTAGGAGATGAACAATCTAACTCAACTAAGACAAAACCTTACGATGAAATATGTGAAAATATTGTACCAAATTATACCTTCGGCAACTACATATTACAGAAGATCGATCCAAATGATTGCAGACACTCGCTTCATCCTTTGTATCACCGGCTATTCTACATAGCGGATGTAATCAAACAAGGCATTTCGGAGGGAAGTTTGCTCGAAAATAAGTATTCATATATACTTGAGACTGAACATATCCTCCTAGATGAATCGCGTATAAATAATTTGTCACCATCAATTCATGCTTCTCGCTGGTGCAAAATGGTGGAATCGTTAACTAGACTACAAGCGAACAGTGAATTGTGGCACATATTTAGACAATGTTTGCTGACAGCATCATCGGTAAAGTGGAGCCCCAATGGAACAATCAACACGGCTGGACTTATTACCAATGACCTACCATCGCGGGGACAAACTGAGAGTATACTATTTGGAACACGCAATGAATCATTGGCAAAATCACTCATCGCAGCACTCTGTGTCAGCCAATCTTCCGTCCGAACAATTGACAACTCTGATAAGAAAAACGAATTCGATAATACAACTACCGGTATTTTAGACATAGAGAAATATTCTTGTGGTCTGATGATAGATATTAGAACTGGAATGTTGGGAGCGTCCCTTGATATGGTGATGTGTAACCGCAATAGACATGGAATATTGGCGCCTTGTCTTACCGATAATAATATCGAAACATATGAAATAAAATGTAGATTTAAATATGCATTTTGTCCAGAAATGAGAAGTGAACTATCCCAGTGCTACGAACGTTTGATGGCAACGAAAACAGTGCAATGGTTTCGGAGGTTTTTATATACAATCGACTGTCCCTGTGTAGACTACTTTCGACCCGATAATTACCCTAGGGCAAAGGAAGCATTAATTACTTCTGATGATGATTGGAAAGTAGGCCATTCTGCATACCATGCCGCACAGTCAAGAATTAAATGTAATGAATTTGAGATGCATCACTTGACGTTGAATAAGAACATGAGTTCCCGCGTATGGTTATTTGGGGAGCCCGACCTCCAAACTAACAGTATATATCCACTCTTATGGAATACCGGTGAACGAGTTTTGAGTATACCCATATTTGCAAATCCCCGCCATCAAAACTTTAAACAGATTTTTCTTCAATCCTATGTAGCTTCTGGATACTTCGGAAACAGAAAGATTGTTCCATTTCTAGCTACATTTATAGGTCGCCATAGACGACAAACCGAATTGGGTCGGTGCTTTTCATTGTTCGTCGATGATACCGAAGCTTCGGAAGTCGTTTATGAAATAACTCCCGAACAAGCAATCCCTGTCATTCTAATCATCACTCCTGTGATCATAGATAATACTTTCTACGTTGGGATAGAAGAATCTGGATATCGGGCATTTGGAGAACTTGTGGATCATTTATGGGCCAAGCAGTGTCGTATTTAACATACACACTTAGACGATGTTGCAAGAAAAACACACTGACGACCGAATCTGGAGAAGTAATCGAACTGGATGATGAACATTATGATACGGTCGACTTGGATGATTTGAGATGTTCCGATCCTCTCATGCAACCCAAGTTTGTATTACTAAAAAATGGCCGTAGAGGAAAAAGAAATAGGGAATATGATAACGATCATGAAAAGTATGTTATGATGTTTAATAAAGAATGAGACAATCATTAAGTCTTATGGTTCATTTTATTATATCGGTTTCACAGTTTTTCCTAATCATCCCATTCGCTCTCAGATCCTGAATAGACTCGATCATATATTGTATCCTCATCCGATGCTTCAGCAGAACGGGATTGTGTAAGTGCACGTTCATCCTCGGATTGACTACCCCGCTGTTTATAACTCCGTCTCAATTGTCTTAGTCTGTGTTTTACATTTTGTTGTAACTTCATCGCTTTGGCATATGCTCGCGTAGATCGTCGACGATGATATAAACTGGCCCGAATAAGACGAACTACCATAGCTAATAAAATTAACACTGTAAAGACGGCTAGGACGCTATGACATGCAATACGCAAATTGCTTGCATTTGCACCCATTGCATAATAGAATCGATTTACATAATCACATGTTGTGGTCCACAGCATACCATACCCAATTAGAAGACCTATATATGCCCCCAAAATAATGTGTACATACCGTGCGATTAAGAACTCGATGACAAGAAGATATATCAGGGTTAAAACGGAAGTCGTTATTAGAACAGTGACAATTACATGCCAAAATTTTAATGTAAAACTATTTGCTAAGAGCATTCCGAACATTAGCGACGACATGATCAAAATTATGCTATACACAATTGATAGTAAGTTCACCATCATTGCTCGAACATTACCAATTAATTTGTGCAAACTACCGTCGATATCCTTAGCAGATGAAATATCCTCAGCGTAGACCTTACTATCTACACCTCTACCACAGAAATACCCATAAAAAAATGTTATCGTTGAAAAATGGACAAGATAAACCGCAGCTGCTAGTACGATCAGCTTATGGGCAAGAACTATAACAACTGCTTGTAGAAGCCATATAGAAACGGTACCCAATAGGATTGTCAGAGGCGACGCCATAAGAGAAAACACAAATGCACCACTCCCCATGTATGCCGCACCCACATGTTTCTTGCTCGATATAATGGCACCAACAGTAATATAACATACGAGAAACACGAAAACAATACTCGTTGCATAGAAGAAAAAAACTACCGCCTTTGTCTGGAAGAATAATACTGGAACCACGCCCCCCAGCCTGGGATAGGTGAGACCCGTGTGCACTAGTGTCGTATTAACTGTTCTATAATCTACAACGGCTGCGAAGAAGCACGGGAAACCCTCAGTTAAATTTATAGACGCGGCAACAAGTGTTCCAAAGAATACCAGTACGGCGATCCCGAAGCACACCGCTTGGACTACCCACATCTTTTTGTGCACGTAGTCTATGTGACTCAGTCCTCTGTAATTCCGCTCCATTCGTGCTCGACTGGCCATAGCGACGACCGCCGGTAGTTTTCTGATCAGTGTTATACGATAGACACTCAGCCAGGGCGACTTTCTTCCGTAACGTTAGTAATCAGAGACAACTCAAAATGATAGACTATGCATCCAGCGCCTCCTTGTCTAGAATGTTATATGGAGAGGATCTTATAGACTGGATTATCAAGAACAGACCGGGAATAACAACAGAGCGTCAATCCGACGGTCCCGTTACTTTTCCGTCACCTTTGTACCCGAGAACGCGCAATGTCCTTATAGTACGTGCACCTATGGGATCTGGCAAGACAACTGCTCTCATGAACTGGTTGCAGTGTATTTTATGCAATTCAAATATGAGCGTTTTGATTGTGTCTTGTAGACGCAGTTTTACCAATACATTATCCGAAAAAATTAATAGGGCTGGCATGTCAGGATTTTGTACCTATCTGTCATCCAGCGATTATATTATGCGAGGTAGAGAGTTTTCTAGACTCTTAGTACAAATTGAATCTCTACATCGCGTAGATTCGAAACTTCTTGATAATTATGACATCGTTATATTGGATGAAATCATGTCGACCATCGGCCAGCTTTTCTCTCCAACTATGAAACATTTATGTCAGGTCGATAATATATTGACATCTCTTCTCAGATATCGTCCGAAGATTGTAGCAATGGACGCTACTATAAATACTCAATTGATAGATATGTTAGCCATCATGAGAGGTGAAGAAAATATACATGTTATCGTAGGTGAATATGCAGCATCCGGGTTTTCTAGAAGGTCATGTACGATCCTCCGTAGTTTGGGAACTAATATCCTTCTTTCGGTGATGAATGAATTCAAACAACTTCCATCTCATACTCAGCCTATATTTAAACAGAGTACAGGCGTCAACGGTTCTTTGGATATAAGTCTCCATGATCGGACGTTTTTTTCAGAACTCACTAGACGGCTTGAGGGGGGGTTGAATATTTGTTTGTTTTCCTCAACTATATCATTTTCAGAGATTGTGGCACGTTTCTGCCTCGCATACACGGATTCGGTTTTAGTGTTAAATTCCACAAGAAATACGCCAATAGATATAAATTCATGGTCTAACTACCGCGTCGTAATTTATACTACCGTAGTAACCGTTGGTCTTAGTTTTAACGATTCCCATTTTCATAGTATGTTTGCATACATCAAGCCTACGATAAATGGTCCCGAAATGGTATCGGTTTACCAATCTTTGGGTCGAATTAGATCACTGCGTCTTAATGAAGTGCTAATTTATATCGATGCATCGGGAGCTGGGTCGGAGCCGGTTTTTACGCCCATGCTACTAAATCACGTAATCGCCAATGGAGGAGGATGGCCAACGCGCTTTTCTCAAGTTACCAATATGTTGTGTCACAATTTCAGAAGAGATTGTATACCAACGTTCAGAGCCGCTGATGCATTATACATATTCCCACGATTTAAGTACAAACATTTATTTGAGCGATGTACACTAAACAATGTAAGTGATAGTATTAATATTCTACATGCTCTCCTTGAATCAAATTTAATACACGTGCGCTTCGATGGCTGTGATCTCCAATTAAATGCTGAAGCCTTCTGTGATTTTTTAGTAATTCTTAGAGCAGATTCTATAACTGCCCAACGCGATATGAAAACTCTGCGCAAAAATGCTACCTGCCCTTTACCGGTAGAGGTCGACGTAATTGATAGTGATGCGGTAGCGTGTTTTGTTCAGAAATATCTAAGACCTACTGTGCTCGCCAATGATCTCACAGAACTCCTAACAAAATTAGCGGAACCCATTACTAGAGAACAGTTCATAAACATCACTATGCTGGAAGCATGTCGTGCAACCCCGGCGGCTCTTTACAGTGAAGCGGTATTTTGTCGTATATATGATTATTATGCATCTGGAAATATACCTATAATTGGACCAAGTGGAACCTTAGATACAACGATACTGACATGCGATTTTAATACATCTGGAAGATGGGACTTATACAGGGTATGTTGTAAATGGGCCGAATTATTGGGCATCAACCCTTTAGAAGGACCCAATGCTGATATAGATCCAACAAAACTGTTGCACGTCATGAAAGACGACTATGATATTTATGCTCGTTCTGTGCTGGAAATTGCGCGATGTTACTTGATTGACGCCCAAACTGCCTTAAAACGCCCTGTGCGAGCAACAAAATGTGCCTTGAGTGGGATCCAAAATTCTCACCATAGTCAACCATCCACTCAGAGCCATGCAGTGTCTTTATTTAAAGTCACATGGGAGATTCTCTTCGGACTCCGCCTCACAAAGAGTACAACAACATTTCCGGGTAGAACAAAAGTAAAGAATTTACGGAAGGCGGAGATAGAAGCTCTGTTAGACGGAGCGGGTATTGATAGAACGTCATGCAAAACTCACAAGGATCTCTACACCCTCTTGATGAAAAGCAAGTCATTATTTCGCAATATGCGCTATGATATTCGACGCCCGAAGTGGTACGACCTATTAAGATCTCGTTTAGACAAAGAGTTGGGTATATATCATGATCTGGTAGATTTGGAATCTGTGTTGGCGGAAATTCCGTCAGCACTCTGGCCACGCGTAGAAGGTGCTGTAGATTTTCATCGTTTATAATTATTGGAACCGAATGCGTCAAACCATATCAACGATGGCAGCATCGTCAAAAACTAATATGATGCAGATAATGCGAGGATGTATTTGTTATACGACTGTGTATAGAATTTGGACTAATAAAAATCGTACCGAAGGACTCACTGCATTATGCTATCTACTTTTTCGAAATACATGCGGTCAATACTCGGCACAATATTCTACAGTAAACCTCTCCGGAAAATCCATGGCTAAACTTTGGGGCCTGAACCCAGATATGATTACTGATACAATGTTAGCAGGTATGACCAATTCCGCATCTGTAACCGGATTATGGCCATCTTGCCCTTCGGACCAACACATGCTATGGAAAGCGTTACTCACTACGACTCTAGCAAAATTAAGACACCGTCTGGGATATCATGCTTATTATACACCTGTAACCATCTATATCGACAGTCAAACTGGGTTAGTTACAGCTTGCGAACCGGTATCAGGAGAAAGATCTATCCCTCGCCCCGGATTATTGAAAACGGACGGAATGATCAGCGTTGAAGAGTCATGTCTTATCTCGACTGCCATGAAGCATGCGGAGGGTGCACCCCTGGCCCACATTAAACTGTCAGCCCTTAAACGTACCCGTCAAATTCCAGAGTTTGACATGAGAATTGAAATACAGACAAAAGAAGAACGATTTCTTCGTGAATATAAAAAAGTGAACAGCCCATATAAGAAATTTAAATGTGACAACAATTCAAATACAATATTTAAAGTTGTGGACAATACGTTGGTTTTAGACCATTTACAGCCTCCGGTAAGAGCATTGTCTCTCGTCCCCACGTCTTTTGACTGTTTAGTTACAACCCCCGCCGAATTTTCGCTTGTTGCTCTATTAGCTACTTATGCAAAATGGCATGAGAAACTATACTCTTGTGATAACGAATCGACAAATATTTTGGTACCTATATTAATGTACATCGGTCCTGAAACTAATCCCCGAGGTGAAGATGTAGACTATAGTTGTATCATCGGGTTTCCAGGCTGGCCAATTGTGAAATCCTCCACCGCAAATCAAACAGCTATAAAAGATGCGATAGATGCCTATGTAGATACGGACGGCCTGTGGCCATTAGCTGGGCCTAGAACATTTCATCTATTAGCTCCGTGGTCTCCCGAAAACCATCCGTTCCCCATGATAGACACGTCCCACATTTTATCTGTACATTCTACGGATATCAGACACAAAGCAGCCGATGAATGGACAACAGGACGAATAACTTGTATTTTACGCGATCCGACCCTAATAGAAAATGCAGCGATCGCCAAATTTGACTTCAGTGCATTTTTTGCAACTTTATATCTTGGCCTCTTTCCCACCCATTCTCGATTACATGATGTAGTGAAGGCAAGGTTAAAACGCGAAAAACCATGGCTCAAACGGCCTATCTTAGAATTTGGAGGTTTGCTTAAAAAACTTAATGAAGATGTATATCAATCTATCATCTCCATTGGGAATCATATTAGTATTGAGGTTGAGGCTACCGCATCTTCTCTTATGTTTGCTCCCTGTACTTACATCAAAGACGGGATGTGGGGCACATTCATGGACAAATCAAAAAATGTCCCACGTCCGCCAATGGATGATGAGCGCGACTTTAATATATTGCGGAACGCGTGTGCTGAGAGCGCTAATAATTTCGCCGCGACAATAGGGCTGCAGTTTCCCGACGAAATTCTACTAGATCTGCGTTTGGAAGGCATTTATACACATGCAATGTCATGGAATGCCAACTGTTACTGGCTGTGGAATAAATCCAATCATCATAAGGATTTTGTAGGGTTTCCTAACCAACCTAGATTTGCAAGTTATGCAAAACATGGTCTTTCTACTCTTCTGGAAAAAATATGCATAAGCAATGATACTGACGAATCTCTTCAAACGGTTCGGGAAAAAACCCATGAAGTGTTCGAAGAGCTGCTCTCCATAGCGTTTGATCACCGCAGTGATGTGTCCTTTTGGAGCTGTCCTACAGAATTGTATGATGACACTCAATACATTGCTGCTCTAGGAATGAAGGCAGCAGCTAGATTTGATACCAGTGGTTTCAATCGCGAGACTGTCCAAACTGTGACAGCAGATGGAAAAATAGTTTCTGTTACATGCTCTCTTTTTGAAGGAGAAATAATCCTTCCTGCCATAGATTGTATCGATTATATGAAACCAATACTGGCTGCATTTTCTAGATTATTAATCAATGTTCTGTCTTCTAAATGGGACAATGTTAACAGAGATGATTTTACGTTCGATATTGAGTCGTATAGGTTTATGTTTATTAATAATAAATGACATAAAGTTCTGTTTGCATTATATTTTTTATTTTCATTTTTGGTATGTGTGAAATAAACATTCCTCCCCCCTTAAATTGTTTCGTCCATAATGCCACCAATCACATATTATATCACTTAACCATTTTTGTTGGAAAGCTCCATTCAACAAGCCTTTGTTGATTACGATAGAACATTTTCCTCGCGTAGAAACTGGTACCTGGAACGCCTCACCTAAATTGTTACATTCATATAAAGATATTAACACATCACAAACTCCATTAGTAGAACTTAAATGTTTGTATATAATGTAGTGAGGAAGAACATGATTACTATCGAATGGACTAATAGAACTCAGTTCCATTAGGGTATTTAGTAACCAAGTATTTGTAATACATAAAAATCTACGCATTTTGCGCATCGGCGTTACTGTCGACCATGCATATTTCAGAAAACTTTGAAGTTGAACATATAGTGACGGGTCGGATGAGCTGACGTTCCGGTTTTCCAAATATGAGATGAGCAAACAAAGGGCAAAATCCAAAGGTTCTGCTGGATGGTACGACACAAATCTATATTTTAGAAGTGGGGGCGGTATTCCTATCGTTTTCACCACGTCCTCCATAGCCGTGAGAATCATAAATATGAAACCTTTGAACGCAGGGTTAGCTATACATTGCGTGTAATATATATCACTGCTTATTTCTTCGTCAGTTTCAGTTCCTGCTAAAATCAAATGTAAGCGTCTAATGCAGTTCGCTACTCGAAGTTTATAGACGGAGACACCTGTAAACTGGGTGGGGACTCCATTAATCTCTCTGACTTCCATCATCATCCTCGCCATTGGTTGTCGACTGAGTTCTTCGATAATCGCGTCTCGATTCCCTGTTCCATCTATGGCGTTTATAACCAGAGCGTCTAGAGTATCGCTCACGTCGAGAGGATGGAGAATGGAAGTCATTTCTTCTTCCATGATGGCCGTCAGGCAAATCTTCTGCCTCGCGTTGCCTTCCCGAATTATTTCTGACGAGGAAATATTTCGCGATGGCTCTTTTTACATCGGCATTAAAGATTAGTGCTAAATCATCCAGATAAACGTGAATACGTGTCTTTTCAAATACCGAATTGCATAACTCCTCCTCTGATTTATAAACCTCGTGATTCGTTACTATTGGCCCAATATCATAAATATTCAATACGGAAAAAAAGTAAGGAGCGAGTAGTAAAGTTATCGCACTGTTCGAGTAGGAAATTGAAACCTCATGACCCTGATTATTGGTAGCTCGTGTCAATTTAAAACATCGCAGCATTTCCTGTTCCCAAAGTTCAGAAAGTCTTTTCAAGTCTACATCATACGCAGGTATATATCTTGACTGAAAACTATTAGCAACATAGGAATCATCATCCATAACTTCACCTACATCAATAACATCATGTTTAAGGTCACGCGCCAAAGTTTCTAATGTCGGGCTGTACTGAGAATTGCCCATATCAGTGTGTGCCTGTTTTGAGATAAGATGTTCAGTACGAACTCTGTCGAGTTCTAATTCTTTGGAACAAAGTTTTGCTAGCAAATCTTTATTGGCAGCTTTCAAGCCTTCAACGGTGTTAAACAATTTATTCACATAGCCTTCTAGCATCTCGTTTATACTTGTTACAACAGACGAATGGAATGCATCCCGAATTTTAATGGTATTACGTCGAGTTTCCTCGGTTGTAGAAGATTGTGCCCGATTGGATTGGCCGAAACCCGGCTGAGATGTATCGATCGAAGCAGCATCCAATAAATGCCCGCTCGTTTCTTCCAAATAGTCTCGAACCGTGTCAGTAATATCTCCCACATGACGCATACCTTTAAGACCAATAATCAGTTTGACTAATCTGGATGCAGCAGAACTTGCTGCATTTTCTGGTTGATCTCCCAAAACTTTGTCGATGACTCGTTGGGCCCCTGCTACCCCCTTACATCCATCATCGCGTTTTGCAATAAGAACTTTTACAGGAGCCGTGTTGACAAGTCGACATAAAGTTGCATGTTGACGCAAATCATGACATTCAATAATCTCCTTGTATATTCGTTGCATTGGCGAATCAAAAATAACTCCGCCATCGTTCATTACTGGCCTCCAGATAACAATACATTCCCCACGCTCACCACTCAATATATCCTTTACCCGAAGTTCTCGTTTAAAGAAATTATATTCTATCAATGTTCTGTCATATTCGAGAATGCTTACTGCCGACATCGAATTCGATAAGTAATTCACAATTTGTTTTCCACGAGCCATAACACTATCGACGACTCGAAGTCTACTGGAGGCATCATGAAATGCCCAGTTTGGAAAAACAGTTGATCTGCCTGCGCATGTAGGTATAGAACTTGTTGCCCTTGCAGAACGATCATGTCTAACAACTGGAACGATACCAAGGCAACAAATCCAATCTATATATTTGGAAAAACTGGAAGTGTTTATATTGGCCGTAGTAAAGCAAGAAATTAGCTGACGAGCCAAATTTATCAATGTAGTTTGCAGAGTTTTGCGCCATGTTACAAAAACATTTTCTGCTACCTTAACAGCTTCTGCTTCACTATGCATACCATATGTTCTGGCAAGTTTTTTTGCTGACATCCCACGCATGTCAGCATGCCGTATCCAATCATTTTTTAGATCGTCATATCTAACCGCATCCAGGCTAAGGGTGAGAATAGTATTTTGAATCTGTCGAATTGCGGTTTCTGTAGATCTTACGGAGTTATATATACCCTGGCCATCAGTATATCCTAATCGACCTGCGAGGATCTCCTTAAACATCCGTGTCTGACGAGTAGGATGGATCACAATCCACTGATTCTCCATACACTGTTTTGATGAGACGTTGTTAAAAGTATCTCGTTGCGACATAACCGATTCGAAGTCCGGATGATTAATTTTTCTACTATTTAAATCGTAAGGCGCTCTTCGATCATAGCCATCCATTACAAGAAATACGACACGCCTCTAAAATAATTCAAGAAAAATTTTAATTTTTGCGAGTCTATTGAAAATGTCACAGGAATCGAATGACTTATTTTGCGAAGCGACCTATTTAAATTTTACCGCCATGCATGGAATACAATCTATAATTACTCGTGTAAGAGCTCTTGCGGACGCGACGCTGAGCGATGAATTGATTCCACCGTTATCCTATTTTATAGAAGCTTCGAATCATGAAAACCCTGTAGAATTAGAAGCACGAGACTTGCCATTCGCTGTTTATTTGATAAGTGGCAATGCGGGATCTGGAAAGAGCACATGCATACAAACATTATCAGAGATTTTGGATTGCATTATTACTGGTACAACAAAAGTTGCATCTCAAAACATATATTGCAAACTCAGTAATTCCTATACATCGCCACATATAAACACTATATTCCAGGAATTTGGGTTTAAAGGCAACCATGTTCAAGCCAATTTGGGTAAATGGCAATATGTATGTTCGACCAGTCCACCTACAATGAAAGAATTACAAAAAAAGGATATTGTATATTATTGGGAAGTCCTGTCCGATATAACGAAAAGTATGCTGAAAGTTTTGGATTCGGAGACAGGTCCAGGGAAATTTGATGTAATACGGACATTAGAAGATCTGCTGGGAAAACCTAGAGGAAACTTGTCTTGGATGACTTTCGGGATACATGGATCACTGCCATCATTTACACGCAGTAATATAATCATCATCGATGAAGCCGGATTGTTGGGGAAATATTTACTTACGGCTATTGTATACTGTTGGTGGCTTACCAATGCCGTGTATCGTACTCCACAATATAAAAGAGGGTTAAAACCAGTATTAATATGTGTCGGGTCGCCTACACAAACAAGTTCATTGGAATCGACATTTGAACATAGCAAACTGAGGTGTAATGTAAGAATAAGCGAAAATATTCTGACTTATATTATATGCAATCAAACATTACGATCATATTTAGACTTATCCAATAATTGGGCAATATTTATTAATAATAAACGCTGTACAGAACCCGAATTTGGAGATCTTCTCAAAACATTGGAATATGGACTTCCTATAACGGAGGAGCATGCCCGAATGGCAGATAACTTTGTTGTTCCGGAAGCATTTATCAATAATCCGGCGAACCTACCTGGCTGGACACGTTTATATTCATCTCATAAGGAAGTCAGTACATATATGAGTAGATTACATGATTACTTGAAAACCTCCGGCAACAATAAGTTTGTGGTGTTTACTCTGCCTGCATATACTTTTATAAGTTTGGAGAATTTTGAACGCTATCGTACGGCTGCCAATCAACCTCATATTACACTTGAGAAATGGCTCAATGTCAATGCGGGGCGTTTGAGCAACTGGTCACAAAGCCGTGATCAAGACGCAACACAAACTAGATGCGAAATTAGAAGCCAACAAGGTCTTGCAATCTCATGTTCTGACATAACTTACGTACTGAATAGTCAAGTGGCTGTGACTACACGACTTAGGAAATGGGTTTTCGGTTTTTGCGGCACCTTTGAGAATTTTTTATCTGTCTTAAAAGATGACTCGTTTATAAAAACACACGGAGAAGGATCCATAGAGTATGCATACCGTTTCCTATCCCATCTGCTATTCAATGGCATGATAAATTTCTATAACTACTTGCAACAACGGAGTCTTTCCGAACATGCTGTAAAAACTGCATATAACAAATTGGCAACACTTACAAATACGATTCTATTTCCGCAGCGACAGTTGAGTGCTGGAGATGGAGAAAATTTTAACGATGTGATCGTGCCGACGGACCTTTGCCATTTTGAAGGAAAGGGAATAGAGGATGTAGATATCCAGCAAAGACATGAAAATGTGGATGATGTTATATTTTCTGCATTGGACGATCAAATGATTGATCTGCTGTATTGCAATTACGAGTTCGGCCACGCCGAAACCTCTTCTGAAATCTACACACAATTTAGCATGCTAAAGACCATGTTCATGGGCAGATACTCTATAATGGTGGAGCTGTTTGGGCGTAATTTTTCAACATCCAGATTCGATAGTTATGTCGATAATGTGAGTTCGAGAGGATGTGAGATATTCATAAACAACATGCGAGGGGGAATGTTATCCCTTGCTCTTCAAACAGACAGCTACACTTTGATGGGTTATACATTTGCTCGAGTAAATGCATTTGCCGATGAACCGATTAGACGCAAAATACAACCTCACGTTGCCGAGGTACTTGGTGAGCTCAATATGCCAACGATTGTTCTTAAAGATCAACATGGTTTTATGGCCGCGGTGAACAGTAATATCAATGACTTTGTCGAAAGTGTTGATGATCACGAACTAAAAATGGCCGTCACTGCCGATTATGGAATAAGCTCTAAATTAGCAATGACTATCGCGCGATCTCAAGGCCTTAGTTTAGAACGAGTAGCCATTTGCTTTGCGCATTCCGGGCTTAAACTTAGCAGTGTATACGTAGCAATGTCCCGAGTTACTTCTTCTAAATATTTGAGAATGAATATTAATCCACTTCGGGAAACACACTCGAGGGATGACAACAATATTAGTGAACATTTATTAGCAGCTCTTAGAGATCCTAAGGTTCATATTGTCTATTGATACGGCTGGCGAAGGGTTGGGTCCTATATAAGTATATTCTACTAGTGCATATTATGGGATCTACCTTTATCGCGTATACACTGGAAAATATCAAAGCATCACCAGCATGGACAATGCCACCCTACGAGCAAATTATTTGCTCGTGTGAAGCTGGAACACGTTCGATTGCCGTCGGCAAGCTATCTAGATGTGACCATATTCCATCATCGAATTTTATCATACAACGAGGACCGGTAGGTACACTCATTGTTGTCGACAGCGGAACGGACATATGTTCTTATCTCCTACGCGCCGATGAAAGTGGATCCGAGTATCATACTACATCGCTCTCATCTCTGCCCGAATCGCTATGCGTCATACCATTTACTACATGTACTGTAATGGGGACAGATGCGTACGTGTATAACAATTCTGGCGGCGTCTTAACTATTATGTGGATGGGAAGCTCGATATATATGACCATTACCATATATGGGAGACATGATACGTTTGCGAAAACTGTTGATAATTTGCATCTGGTTCAAAATTGTAGTCGACAATTCTATCCCACTGTAGTAGCAGAACCTAGAAAGGATGACCCTCAACAGAATAGCGAAGCAGCACAAGTCTTGTCTAAAAGCGTTCCTGGATTCATAGAATATGTCGGGGCAAATCCGACTGACACTTTACATGAGCACACACCCCCGATACTGGACAAATTTCCTCATATAAGTGGAGAAGATATTCTAATCGAAGCGCTTCGCGAAGCGGATTTGCGGATGGAGGATTCACAGTGTTCCCCCGTCAATTATCCATCACCCATGCCATACGGCTTCACGGAAGACTCTTGTCTCCTGGAATCTGTGAAAATTTATCCCTGATCTAGTTCCAACTTTTTTACTTGCTGGTAACAAACTACCCCTGTACAAGGCACATAATAAAACACATCTATGCAATAAGTATTATAAGTCTCACTTTATTCATCTATACTATTATAACATACTTGTAGGTAATAAACAAACTACCCCTGTAAAAGGCAAGTAATAAAACACATCTATGCAATAAGTATTATAAGTCTCACTTTATTCATCTATACTATTATAACATACTTGTATCATTAAGTTCCATATCTCGGTTATGGGTGGACAGCGAAATAAGCAAATGTATATCGAATTCTTCGTCATCCTGTATACCATCTTCATGTACTAGCCGTTTTCGAAATAGTTGTTTTCGAAACTCTGTTGGACTTCTGCGTAATATGCTTGCTGGATTCAGGGGGAGCCATAATCTGCAGTTTGTAAACAGCTTGCCTAGTCGTATTCAAGAAAAGCATATAGTCTGAGGCAGATGCCAAAGACGCGGAGACTACAAACATTATTATATGCAAGCGAGGCACTCACGAACCAGAAGAATCTACTATCACGTTGTCTCGATGTAGACTGACAGTATCTATTGCAGCAAACTCATATACAAACACGGGTACTACTGGATGCGTGCTGCCATCTATAGCCCGAGTATAGTATTTCCTAGGTTTTCGAGCTTGGATTACCGCTTGTAATTGTGCTCGAATATGTTTAGCGTGCGCCCTACGACATAATATGAACATTTGCAAGCTCTTGTTACTCGGCTGAGTTCTAGGGCCCTTTTTTTTACGACCCTTTCTTGTAGCATATGATGAAGAGAATGAAGAAGTTTTCGTACAAGCGATGGTAAACTTGGCAAGTGAATGTCTCAAGTCTCTTCGTATAGTATCAGTCAGTTGACGTCTTCCCAATTCATCGATAGAGGAAACCATAAATAGAGTATCAAAATGGGTATATTCTTGATTTTTCGCGTGATCCTGATTTTTCACAAACGTCGTAGGTGGGCCGTTTTCCACATTCACCGGTTCGCAATAATCGCAACCTTGTGCTGAGGGCCCTTCTCGCAGGCATCCCTGCGTGGAACGCTCTAAGCATTGAGTTGCCGGACTGGATGATGCGCAATTCCAACCCCAGCTTGCTAACACAGTTAATACGGAAGGTGTGTTGGTATCCATTATGATTGATATCGATAGGTGTTTGTGACCCGGTCTTTTGTACATGTGAATGATTACACATCCCGTCACTTACGCGGTAAGGCTCCAGTCGATACAGCCTCTACCTATCTTACTGAGAAAATCGTTGGCTTCTTTGAAATGTGTACAGGTAGCAAACGGTTTTCTGGATAAGGGAGATGGATGGCTGTATTTCAGTACCAAGTGACGGTCGTCATAATCAGTCTGAAAATACATGGTTTGTGCTTGCGCTCCCCATAACATAAATACTATACCACGCGTTGTCGATGACAGTCGCCGAAGTATATTTCGGATGAAGAACTGCCATCCTACCGAATGGTGAGATCCAGGGTCTCCTCTCTTGACAGTTAAGACAGAATTTAGCAATAAAACTCCGCGTTTACTCCAAGCCTCCAAACATCCATGATTTCCCAGATCTGCTGAAGGATAGCATGCTTTGACCGCCAATAAAATATTTTTTAAGCTCGGGGGGATGGCAACTCCTTGTTTAACGCTAAACGCCAAGCCGTGCGCTTGACCCGGGTTAGCATACGGGTCCTGTCCTACGATTACTGCTTTAACAGACTCTGGAGCGCAATACCTGGTCCATGCGAAAATATCCATTTTGGGGGGATAGACTTCTTCGGTAATAGCTCTGCGCTCATACTCCGCTAAGATTTCTGATCCTCTAAGACAACACAGTTCGGGAAGTAGTAGTTGTTTCCAATTTTCATGGATGTTATACGCGTTCGCTATAATATCCCACGGTTGTACGCAACTGTCTCCATTCGTTAAGGATTGAATTGAATGTATGTGATTATTATCCGATGAAGGTGATGTATCACCGCGTGTCGATATAAAACCTTTGGGAGGTCCTGCAGGCCTACGACATTTTTTAGGCATTGGCTCGTCGGCTGCCAGAGGTGGTTCGGCGCATCGCTTTAGCTCGACATGGCATTCCCCGACTATCATCTTCGAAGTCTCGGTTAAACCTGTCAAGTCTAGTTGAGCCATAGCATGAAATATCGGCAGGCGCAATTAAATTGATGCAACCCGATCCGCGATTTCTAAGAGGTCCATTGGGTCCTTTTTCAGCTATCCGTTTTAGAAATGTAAGAAGTCCCACCTTCACAGAATTCTCCAATCCGCTTTTCAAAACGTCATTCATCATTAGAACAGTGCCCATAATAGGATTGATCCACGCTGCCATGGCTTTTTGTTCATACCATAGAATGAATTCGGGTATGCTGCAGTTGACCTTAATAAAAATGCCCGTGGGAATATCGTCTGATGGAAGTGCGGCATACCCCGCGTTCGAAGATAATAAGTTCGGAAGGCAGTCGAGCCGCATAATGGAGCTTATGTTCGCTACCCTCATAAAGCCGTGTACCAGGTCGTATTTCGACCATGCGAGAACCGTATTGGTCTTAGTAAACATACCTAGCACGAAGGAAAGATGCACGAGTACTCTATAAATTTTCATGCTACCGAGCAGCTCCGATTAAAACTGTTGGGATGTGTGAAAGGCTCTAAAATTAATATTTGTAACACGCCCTCGCCCACCCATAAATACCCATAACAATACGTGAAGGTGTAAACTTCGAACATTTTATTAAATTCTGACTATATAACCATACAGTGGATTTGCAATCACACAACATATACACAAATGCTATTCATCATCTGAACTCGACATCCCAAGAACCACAAGATCTCGTATAGTTGTAGCCGTACTCCTACGCCCAGGCCTAACTCGTGGCCGTCTTCGCCTACGCTCCCTAGATCGACTCCGGCTCCGACTACGGTTTGGATCTTCACTGTTATTTTCTCTGGACAATCTACGTTCCCCAACTTCACTATGTGATGGTCGACGTGTTTCGCCCTCAGACCAGTCTGCGCTATCATCCGTAATATCTGTTTGATCATCTGGAGTGCGTTCACGATTTGCTAATAGCAGTTCTTGTGTACCCCAAGGGTCGGGCTGAGCATAAATCTCCTCAGCAACTTCACTATCTGGGGAAGAATGGATTAATTGGGGAGTATATGAGAGATTTTCATCTTGGTTAGTATAATCTTCCTCAGGTGGGCTAGGAGAACGCGGACGACGATGTGTTACTGGGTGATCTCGAACGACAACGGTATCCAAGTCCAAAGTGGGAGTCCTTGGACGTGTATTTTGCCCCGAAGGACCCGGGCGTGGTCTCGGGTTCAAGCGAAGTTCAGGTTCATCCGTATCTGTTGGGTTCTGGATTGCAATTGGTCCGGGCCTGTGTATTTCTGTATCCAAAGGTCTAGTTTTGGGTACCTTTTGCTGAGCGACAAGAGGTCTTACACGTGCTACGGGAATGTTACGATGAGACGATGTCGATGGCTGAGGCTCAGGTTCGGATGATGTTGATGGTTGGGGATCAGGCTCCTTAGAATTTTGACGTATTGGGAATTCTCGGTAACATGAAATTGGACTCCATGTCATTACTACAGAATACAATCCCAAAATTGGTGCGAAAAAATGATTTTCGCCCTCTAGCCGGATTCCAATGCGTGGTGCTCCGAATTCACAACTGTGGTCATCAGGTGGGTGAAATGCGCAGCACCAATCTAAACATTTCCGCATCACTTGCCAAAATGGCCATGTAGCATGTCGTGGGTGAACCGTCCCAGAAATCATTACAATATATTCGCGACCTTCGCGGCATAAGCTATCGAGAGGCTCTTGATTACGATTGGGAGCGTGAATGGGATGCCAGGATAAAATCAATCTTATGGCCGTTAGCCAGGAAGTCGCTAGACGTTCTATTAATGCAATAGTTCCTCCTCCGGTAAACATGCATTCAGCAGCAAGACCTCGACAAGCTACCCATAACCCATCAACGATTGCTGTGGACTTCGGGAGCTGGGGACCTGGAGCATAAATGTGTGGGGCTTCATGGTGGGCTATTATACGTAGAAGTGTCGACAATTCCACCTTAGGCGGACGCTGACATTTTGCGCCCTCTATTTCTTTGACGGTGGTCAAGGTCCTTGGGAATAATCCTAAATAAAAAAAGTATAATTTTATAACAGAATGTCACGATAAAGATAATATACATTGAAATTTCAAACAATATAAACTCACGTTGTAAAATTTGGCGTACAAATTCACGACGGAAACTGAAATCGGCTTCATAAATATCTGCCGTCGAAACTTTACCAGGCGCGAGAGTAAGAGCTCTCTCGCTAGTCATTTTTCAAAAGCTGTTTGTTACCAACCTCTCGTTTTTATAACTGATCCGACGTAGGAAGTACAAAGCACCGCCCACACCCTAGATTATCTGTTTCTGCATAGATTGTGCGAGATTATTCCTTTTAAGGAATACTCCTTTTAAGGGAATATACGTTGTGAGTCGATATTACATGCTCATTCCATATGAGAAAAAATCTGTATTGTATAAGGCCGGCCGGACTTCAGCTGTCTATTAACTTGCATTATTACTCCTAGGTTTAAACGCAACTATGTTTGCATAACATCGTTATCTAGAGTTTGTATCTCATTGCCGATAGCACGATTTTCCATCCGTCGACCCAAAATTAATGTATTATATGCGTCTTTCTCAGAGTTGACATTTCTCACAATCTCTCACTCCTCAAATTGCATTTTCAGTGCTGTTAAATACATTCCCCAATGTTATAATTACCAGGCCATTTCGCAAGTGACGAATACGAAGATGATATTGCAGTTTTGATCATAGTAAATAAAACCGACACTGACGTGATTTGTCATACTTTATTATCGAATCGATTCATACCCGCGAAGTTGTGAGAGCTTGAGCAAATGAATTATTATAAGATACTCTTACTGGCATCTCAATTATCTCAAATGGGAAAAACCACCTAAGCGTGTATAGACCAGGTATCAGGACGGTAATGTTCATCGAAGTCTCAAGCCAATCATACTCGAAGTAGACAACCGATCTGATTTTGCTTTCACGACATACATCATGAAACGTTAACAAGGTCGTATTTGTGGCTGTATTATGATTTTCGAATGTTAAAGCCATCAGTTGTTTGTTACGTTGAAATGATGCTGTTATGTTATTCCACACTCCTATTTCTAATACAGGGCGTCTCCAAATAATGGCATTAGTGGGGCGATATGGCAGGCAATTGTTGGATGGATACACGGGAAAAATATGTCCCATTGAAAATATCTGACGCCAGACCGTAGTTGCATAAATAAGATCGGTAGGAATGCAGGTGTAGGTTCGATCTATATGCGTGCACTTATATTCCATTATTTCCTGTTCCGGAAGAGGGAGCGGATAATAACTACTATTATGCATGCGCCCTCTCCAAGCGTACGCTGATAGAATTGGCCCTAATGTTTCGAGCGTAACGGTGGGATAATAACGGGACGTATTTTTTAAAAATGCGGAATAAATTGTTATGTTCTTATAAATAGTGCTGCTCTGTTGTACGGCAGCTCGTACCCTAAGAGAGATGCTCGGAGGAGCGAATACAGTAAACACTGATGGTATAGAAAACCCTGTATCTCCTGCGCATATTGCACTCGAATACCATAAGCTATCGTTTTTTGCATATGTAGAGTATCTATAATCTTTACCTACTACGTAAATATTCCAAATTGATGGCAAATGCGTTACTTCATTGGACGCATCTGGAGGGGCAATACGTAACAAAGGGTATGAGGATTTTAGATCTAGTGATTGCAGTACTGCGATTATTGGAAGCATTCGCAGACATATTTGGGAACCATCTTCTACTACTCCAGGACTAGTGGTTACGTTGGCAGCCCCAAATCTCTCACATGATTTTAGTTCCCCATAACCTGTAGTACATAAGTGGATATTCCATTCATAGGGATTTGCACACACGCTATTCATAAAAACTGCATCATTGACTATTATATATTCATCGGCATCTGAATCGGATGTACTCAAATATTGCGAAGTCGTAGCAAAAATTGCAACATATTCCGCGTCCAAGCGTATGGTATCTACATGCATGCGTGCATATAAATCAGGTGCTGAGAATAACACTTCATACGGATTTATACCTAATATACCTTTACATATTCCCGACATAAGACTATGATATTGTCTGCAAATAGAACCGCAGACATATGATCCCAAGGAATGGCCCATACAATGGATTCGCAGTTGAGATGGCATGGCAGACAAGAACTGTGTAATGTTTACCCGCCGGGCCAACAGGATGGCATCGGCAGCTGTTCCAATTGCACCCTGGGATTCCCATGAAAGGTAGATTATACATGATGTTGGCATCATACGCGTCAGAAGCCTTACAGCAGATAAAAATATATGAGTGTCATTTGTAATTCCATGCCATCCATGGACGACAAAAAAAACGTCTTTATGCAACGTTTTATTAAACAAATGGGTTGTAGTTATCATATGGAAGCTTTCTGCAGTCGCTGCAAACGTTTTAAATGACCCTGCAAGTTCATCCCACATACTCATATGAGCAATCTGAGTAGATAATTCTTCTCCATTTAATCGTAAAATGGGTTTCCCATAGATTGGTACATGAACTGTGTTTGGACCATTCCTTGAAACTTGCCATGTATCCCCACCCATTGGATTATTGTGCGAAACTGCAATAGAAACAATATCAGTAGTAGGTGAAACAGAAATGGGGTGTCTATTCGTAGAAAATGAAAACTTAATATCCTTTGAATCCTTCTCATGCCCATTCTCGTTTGTCGTTTTTGTAGATGTTCTGGGCGATGATAAAGTAATATGTTCTTCATTTGTTTTTATATCAAGGGAATCGCCATGGAGTGGTTTCCTAGATGGAGGATTGATATCAGTCCACATTTCTGAATGTCCATGATCGGCTCCGGAAATATGCGAGGTATATGCGTCATAATTACTCGGATATGAAAGCTGGTCTTTTAGATCTTGAGGTTGCGATCCGACCTTAATATCTGAAAATATCTAATAGGAAAGCGTTTGTAAATAAAAATTAATAACATATAGAAACCAATCACTACATGAAAACACTCACCATAACCAATGCAGTTCCATGGATCAACAATAAAGCTACAATTGCGAGCGCTACCCCGTAACCAGCATGATGATCCGCAATACTTTTACTCGGCATTGTACATAGACGATCAATTCTGTATCATAGGAGTAGACTGACACGGTTTCATATTCCCTAAAAATTATATAACAGCAGAAACATCACAACAAGCACACAATTTCACGGCATGATAAGGTTTTCTGCACCTTTCCTGCGTTTGTTCTACTAAACAATGTATAGTTAATGTCGTGGCAAACCACGACTACCTAATGCAATGGTGAATAGACGCAACTATAATTACTCAATGATAAATCAAACATGTCGAGTCAGAAATCCCGCAAGAAAGGCCAGAGCTAGATTAGTGCTGTTGCAAACAGGAACTTGGATCTTTGTACCTTTCCCAATCAACGTTCCAGTTGCAAACATTATACATGTTCCGAACACTAATATTTTTGTGCTAACGTCAAGTATGATATTATATTTTTTTCGAAGATTTTTATTTTCCCGTTCAGCTTCGACAAGTAAATCCATATATTTCGCTTCTATGCGTTTTCGGGAAGTACTCTCTGTATGCTTATCCCCATGGTCCCTCTGGACCCGATCCAAAGCGCTCATCTCGGCGTCCCCGCATTTCTCGCCGTCCTCGGCGCATTCCGCTTCTGTTTTCCCATGCCCTGCCTCGTCGGCGACCCCTGCGCGGCCCTCCGCCCCTTTTCCACCCTGGGGAGCGGGGGCGACCCAAGACGCCGTCAGCCCTTCGTGTTCTGCTTCGAATTCCATCACCCCCTGCCGATCTTGCACGCGGGGACGAGCAAAGCGTGCGGTGCGGGCAGAAAGACAAGGATGGCTGTGGGTTGAAGATGAAAAACAAATCGCGGTTGTGGGTCATGAGTGGAGGGAGGGTGCCATCTGTGATGCCGAGAGGGTCAAACTATGTTATAAAGAAAAACGATGGGTGGGAAATATAATAAAGCAACCGAAATGGTACATAAAAACTAAAAATACCTACACGGTTACACCACCGATCAGGCGAAGAAGTTCCAAACGATTAACAACCGGGACGAGACGTTGCCGTTCGATCCAGGTCTCGCTTTTTTGTGATCTCTTATCCTATACCGCCGCCTTCCGTCCGACGAGAGCAAGTCGCACCGCCACTCGAGGCCACAAGAAATTACGATTCTTATACGGGTGGGCGTACCGCCTACTCGAACTATCACGTGATGTGTATGCAAATGAGCAGTGCGAACGCGTCAGCGTTCGCACTGCGAACCAATAATATATTATATTATATTATATTATTGGACTCTGGTGCGAACGCCGAGGTGAGCCAATCGGATATGGCGATATGTTATCACGTGACATGTACCGCCCCAAATTCGCACTTGAGTGTTGGGGGTACATGTGGGGGCGGCTCGGCTCTTGTGTATAAAAGAGCGGCGGTTGCGAGGTTCCTTCTCTCTTCGCGATGCTCTCTCAGAATGGCACGGCCGATCCCCGATATATTTCCTGTAAGGAACGCTACGCTAGGCGACGAACGAGCTGAATTTCTCCCTTCATCAAATAAGTAATAAAATTACTAGCATTCGATAAGCAAATAAAAAAAAGGATCTCAATTAATAGAACGGCGATTTTTTATTTACGGCGATATTTGATGATGAAGCGGTTCGTCGGTCAGTCCCGACGATCCGGGACCGCAGACCACCGTCAACATCGACCCGGGATGAGCCTGCTGGGCAGACCCATGGGTGTCGTTTCTGTATGGTCTCATTTGCTCATGTTATGGTCTTTTATCGGAGGAATGAGCGACGCGGCTGGGTCGTGCAATGTAGAAAGGATGGGCTGATATAATCCGATATTTTTTTTGTTGGGGGGACAGTTCCACAATATAGGACCGCGATCATTAAAATGGGAAGGTTTATTCTGCGAATGTTGATTACATGGAAAAATATGTATGTGTGGGAGAAAGTATGTCGATTTTAAATGTAGTTGGAGTTCGGTATTACTTCCTATATAGATTGAGACGTTAATATTTTAAAAAAAATGCGATGAAAGTGCTATGGAGGAATAAGGGGGTGGTGCTCGGCGAGCATGTTCTGTAACTGCCCTTGCTAGGGTTCTTCACACGAGCCTCGCCTTATTAAATGTGAGTTCGGCAATGCTTACGATCTGCCGAAACAAGTTTTTATGTCTACTTCCACAAGGGGGTGGTGCTCGGCGAGCATGTTCTGTAACTGCCCTTGCTAGGGTTCTTCACACGAGCCTCGCCTTATTAAATGTGAGTTCGGCAATGCTTACGATCTGCCGAAACAAGTTTTTATGTCTACTTCCACATTCAAGCGCTTTCTCATAGGGATTCTCATTAAAGACAAGTTCGGTAACGCTTTCGATTAGAAACTGTTTTAGGTGCCCTTATATTACACCTTACGAGGATCTCCTTAAATTCGAGTCCAGTAATTCCTTTGAGTGACGGGAAGCCTTACGAGTTGCCCCCCCCCCCCCAAAAAAAAAAACAAAAAAAAACTGTCTTATAAGGAGCATGGCTAAATGCGACTTCGGTAGTGCTTTCGACCTAGCAATCTCTTTTTTTTTTTGATTTAATCTCCCTTGTTAAGATATGATGCAATAAATACACGACATGAAACTTTCATTTATTGACGAATTGCACCATTTAAACTATTTGGGCGTTGTTGCACGATTATGGTTATACTTTACCTGCTTTTGCTGCGTAGCTGTTTTGTGACGTCAGGTTTGCAACTCCTCCATCAACGTCCCCGCGCTTCCGTCTTTGTACATGATAAATACTACGGCAGAAAGAAACCCTTCTCAGTTGTCGATTGACACGGCTCTGGGTGGGAACGGTATGCCATGACAGATTTGATTTAGTATGGAATGACCGAGTGTGTATTGCTGATATAATAGTTTTGAGACTGCAGGTGTAGGAGGCCTGTATTGGATATGTCTGTACAAGAGCTGTTGACACCTCTGATATAATCAAGTTATAGATATGTAACATGTTGATTGAATGTGTACTAATGAGGTGGGATTAATTTGAGATGTATCATCAGGCTATAGATATGTAACATGTTGATTGAATGTGTACTAATGAGGTGAGATTAATGTACGACGTAACAACGATAATATTGCTTCAAAGGATTTAGCTGAGGGGGCAAAGTCTGAAAATGTTGGCACAATGAACCTTAACAACTGAGAATAAATCGTATCGTGATCATACTCAGGTGTATATGTTTTTTTTTTTATGAGGTAATGTCACTGTTAGACTCAGAAGAGGGGATTATCTATAGTTTTTATACTACGGTAGTATGGAAGGCTATATGAGTTTTTCTGCTGAGATAGGAAGCGGGGGAAGGGGTATGTTTCATGAGACAGTAGATTTGTCTCATCATCGACAACTCCTCCCTCGTGGCTTCGCCCCATGTTTGCAGAGACTCCTGCAATCTATATAATCCCAAGTTCATTCTGGGACTTTCCCTACACCCGATTTTGGTTGGGGTCTCTACCTGACTTAGTAAGTGTGTCGGGAAGCTTGAATTTCACTCTCCCCTCAAAAAAAAAATGAGGTTTGGTTACCCAGGTAGTGCCCCCCCAGAAAGAATAATCACTGCTTCGAACGGAGCTCGATTCATCATCCGGGATTATGCTTTGGGGGATCCCAATTTTCGCAGAGGTAAATATCCATGCGTGATCTATTTGTGGTGGCAATGTGGACTTTTCTATGCCTCAGGAAGAACATATCTACTTTGTTGGATTTTGTGAGTGAGAATTAAGAACGTGTATATGAAGCAGGACTGAAAAAAAAAACTATTAAGTTCTACTAACAAAGTGTGCCGGTGTACCTACCATCCGTGTTGATTACAGCTGTGATATCGTTGCAGACCCCGGATGCATTGACTGCGGACCCACTTTCCATCTCGAAACGGATACTGCGACAACTAGGAACGGAACATCAAGTTTTGGTGATCGCATCAGAAGTTTTTGTGAGAGGGCTCGCTCCTTAATTTCCAACTTTGTAACATGGCGTAGTAGAAACGAGAGCTGTGAGGTTCTGGCAGAGATTCCACAAGAGAAAGAAGTGGAATCGACCCTCTGAATCCAGTATAAATAGTAGCTAGGCGGGATAATGAGTCGCTGTTTGCACATTATCAAAGCTACGCATTAGATAACTGCAGAAAGACGCTGCGTATAGTTATGTATTCTTAGAATACGTCTGTATATACGCACGAACATATAAGTCTGTAAGAATGTAATGCTTCGTACAGATCACTGTTTATTGAAGTTCAACGGTATGAAATTTGAGTATACCTAGAATTAGCAGGAATAATTGGCATCTCAATTTCTCGAGGCTTTTTTTTTTGCACATTGACATCTACCGGAAAAGTGTGTATGCGATTCGCTTACCCTTCCCCAACTTTCTCTGTCGGTCGTGGTATATTGAGGCCGGTGTATGTAGAGAGTCTACGATCTTCGATCTCCCTTCGGATCACATGGAGCGGAGATGTTGTAGGGTTCGAGAGGGGTGAGACCTAAACATGCAGTCGCATGCATGTGGAACACGATTGGCCGTTGTAGCATACAAGCAGTACACATGGCGAAAGTTTGCCGTCCGCCTGTTCGGTGTGACGTCATGTTTAGGTTTGAGCATGTAAGAAAAATGGAACTGTTAACTCTAAAAAGAAGTATCTCGCCCCATTTGTATCATTCGGCGGTGGGAAATATAGGTAATAGGAAAAATCATACCTACGTCAGGCTTCTTCGTCTGCGATCGCAGAAGTGTCTGGAGACGCGCAAAGAAGGTCTGGCGCATTCCGATATAGTTTGCAGCCAATGCTTGGTCCGCGGAATCGGGATCGGAGCCGATTATCGATAATACGGAAGCAAAGGGGATAACTTCCTTGTTTACATAGAATGTATGACCGGACACGACAACACGGAAATCCTGTCTCAAAGTCTTTGTTTGCGGAAATAGAACGGATATGACGCTTCTGTAAACGATTGCGGAAGTACGGCGGTCGCCGAGACGAACGCGGACGTGTAGCGGGGACGTTCATTGTCTTTGTTTTTCTAATTATTTTGAATGTATGTATATTTTTCAGCCTCATCCTGTAAATCGGTCGAGCATTAAAAGGTTACGGATATTGGTTCACTGTATGCGTGTTCATTTTATCTTTCGTATACTCCCCTTCGCGTACGGTACGATCAAGGTTAAAAAAAGTTACTGCAAATGTACAGTAACCGCCGTAAATTAACTTGCGGTGTCGGTTGCTTCATGCGTCTCGATATATGTTCTGTGCGCTTCTCAACTAGCTGGCGGCATCTACAATTTTTGTCTGTTTGTCGTTTGCCACTAAACTCAATGATTTCCGGACCAGTAGCGGCGGGGGAGGGGGTGTGTTATATTTCGAGAGCGTTCGGCCGGGTTTGATCCTGGAATTATGAAACCGTGCCGACTGCGTTTTTATTTTTGTTGTTGTTATTCTATACGTTCCAATGGCGCGAAATGGGGTAGTTTTTTTTTGCGGCAGCTCCTCAGGATTTATACGGAATTGTTTATAACGTCATTGGGTATTGAAGGTATTTCCTTTTATTATAAGTTTTTTTTTAAGTCGCTGTTCCCATGAGAAATTTTTGATAACTGATATTGCTTACTCATAGCTGATGCCCGGAATTTTAGCTTAAGTGAATCACCTTATAGTGCAGTGCCTTTGATGTCTGGGGCCCTGATAGACAGATGCCCTTTCTTAAGTGCTGATTTATCATCTCATTACCCCTCGCCTCAGCATAAATATGCGATCGGTGTGACGATTACTCAGAACCGCTCTTCCTAATTAGCAGAACCAGCGAATTATACTTTAGAGGCCTTTATGTCGAGAGGCCCTGTAAATTTTACCGCCCCCGAACACTTTCCAACTAACTGTCGATTTGTCATCTAGAGACTCTTATCGGTTGAAGGTGCGATCTGTGGGCTTGATTACGCATAATCGTGCGCGAATTGCCCTGTTCGGCCAATCGAATTTCTAATACATACCTTTCATACAGGATCTGGCTGCGCGCCAGTTATTCTACTTAAGGCTCAGTCCGTCCGCTCCCCGATCTTTTCGCCCGATCCCTCTACCAGCCGGCTTTTCGATCGTGACATTTAGAACCAAAGTGCGGGTAAGGTAATCATTCCCGGATAACTAAGAGACCTGATCTCCGGGAGTGTAACATATCGGGTAGATCTAATGAAGTGGGCCAAACAAAATGGGAAAGTAGATTTTAAACTTTTTCTAGTCTACTCATATACATTTCCGTACGCGGGCGATGCACGAGATAATTCTCATTCGGATATATAATTTGTGCCGGAGCGGTTTTTCTCCTTCCCCCCGGAGTTCACTGTATCGTACGTTGTAAACTCCGAGGGCAGGAAAAAGTGCCCCGACTCACATACTTCAAAATATAATTTTTGAAGGCTAATGAGCATCGTGGGGGAGGGGGGTTGTATGTGTGTGAGCAGTCGGTTGTAACCAATATTAGGAGAACGTGAAAAAAAAAAGAGGGGGGAGACGGACTCGAGCCTTTTAAAAGTTTATCAACTGTCATGAACCGTATGCGATCACATTGACACGGTTTAAAATACATACGTGTGTATCGTGGTCGTCTACTGTTTGTGGTGGTATTGAAACATCTTCAGGGTTTCAGACATAGTTGTTGTTAGGATAAAAGAATAGTTGGTGCGATAAATACAATCGATACATTATTTTCTTCCCCCCCCCCCCGTGTTACAAATTCGCGTTGTTTGAGATATGGGACGGTGGGTGAGCAGGATGGGAAAATGATCAAGGCCTGGCGGTATAATTAATGGAGAGGGGATAATGCCCTCGCCGATCAAGGCCCTCCGTATAATGTAAATGTCCAAAGGTTTGCATAATACGGAGGGTTCTGATCCGAGTGGCCGATCGTACGCGAGGCCAAAAGTCCTTAGCGATGATATGAGCCAGACTTACTGTGGCCACGTACTGACGAATTTAGTACCTGTCGTCTGCATTGTTCTTGATCAGGATTCACTACAGGCGGCATGAAAATGTGAAACCTCTCCCGCTAGAAATAGAATCTGCTGGGGGGTTCACATTTTTAAGTTGTATGTAGTGTATCGGTCTTCGTGACACCGCGTATCGCGAGAGCGATCCGACGGCCGCATTGTACTTTGTATATTCTCCTAAAAGAAAGTTGTATTCTGCCCGGTAGTCCGTTTGTAAGGTCTTGGAACGGACTGCCGCAGAATAGCTTTCTTGAGGGGAGCGATCGACTCGAGACGTGTTCCACGTGACGGCTCTGGGCTTGTTTTGAATGTCCCCTGTGAAGTTTAATGCTGTATCGGAACCCTTCGTTCGGTGACCACGAATGGTTCTGACAGCATGACCTTTCTGGGGGAAATGATCGCTGGAAAACCATCGTAGAACGTCTATACACCGTTGAAGTGATGTAATATTGAATCGGATTTGGAATAACCGAATTCGGTGATATAAAGACGATAGTCATGCATGACGTGGGGGGCTGGATCGACTGATATCTAATGGTTCGGGAGTGATACGGAGACGGGGGGGGGGGAAATGATCGATTTATACCTACCTCTTAAATAAACTATTGCTCCTTTATAAAATGACAGGTGAATTGTGACCGTTCGCGAACGTGTAATTCTTCAATACTTTCGGGTCTGTGGGTGTTGCTTTTTTAATTATTATTTTGGTTCGGGGAGGTTGGTGCTGGAATGTTAAGAATAAATTCCGCACACTGATTCCTAGGCAGGCGTCTCTTGCAGGTGTATACCAGGGAGAAGGCGGGCACGGTACAGGTGTAAAGAGATGTCTCAGGAGCCAGAGCCGGGCGCTATGCCCTACAGTCCCGCTGACGATCCGTCCCCCCTCGATCTTTCTCTCGGGTCGACTTCGAGACGGAAAAAAAGGAAAAGTCACGACATCCCCAACAGCCCCTCCAAACACCCCTTCCCTGACGGCCTATCTGAGGAGGAGAAACAGAAGCTGGAAAGGAGGAGAAAAAGGAATCGTGACGCCGCTCGGAGAAGACGCAGGAAGCAGACGGACTATGTAGACAAACTCCATGAAGCATGTGAAGAGCTGCAGAGGGCCAATGAACACCTACGTAAGGAAATTCGAGATCTAAGGACTGAGTGCACGTCCCTGCGTGTACAGTTGGCTTGTCATGAGCCAGTTTGCCCTATGGCGGTACCCCTAACGGTGACCCTTGGACTGCTTACCACCCCGCACGATCCCGTTCCTGAACCTCCCATTTGCACTCCTCCACCTCCCTCACCGGATGAACCTAACGCTCCACATTGCTCCGGTTCCCAACCTCCTATCTGTACCCCCCCTCCTCCCGATACGGAGGAACTTTGCGCCCAGCTCTGCTCGACCCCACCACCTCCCATCTCTACTCCCCATATTATCTACGCTCCGGGGCCTTCCCCCCTCCAACCTCCTATCTGTACCCCCGCTCCTCCCGATGCGGAGGAGCTTTGCGCCCAGCTCTGCTCGACCCCACCACCTCCCATCTGTACTCCCCATTCCCTCTTCTGCCCTCCCCAGCCTCCATCTCCGGAGGGCATCTTCCCTGCATTGTGTCCTGTTACCGAGCCGTGTACCCCTCCATCGCCGGGGACGGTTTACGCTCAGCTTTGTCCTGTTGGCCAGGTTCCCCTTTTTACCCCATCTCCCCCACATCCGGCTCCGGAGCCGGAGAGGCTTTATGCTCGTCTTACCGAGGATCCCGAACAGGATTCCTTGTATTCGGGCCAGATTTATACTCAGTTTCCCTCGGATACTCAGTCTACGGTCTGGTGGTTTCCAGGTGACGGGAGACCCTGATGATCCGCATTGTGACTCTCAGCAGCACATCGTCTATGCCCCATGTTTCTTCTCCCCTAGTTATATATAATAGTTTTCATAGTTTCGGGAAGATCAACATAAAGGAAAGGGTTAAAGGCATTATTTATCGATTTACTGACATAAAAAAATCCTCTGGGGTAACAAATTTTCCTTACCGTGTAGCTTAGACTCGGAAGAACTATTTTGAGTTACATGGTCAGGGGATTTGTTGGCTCCAGGAGTTCCGAAGTATGAGATAAACTTAGCTATGTGGAAAACTTCTGGGGCAACATCTCTCGGCCCCAGACTGCTTAAATGGCAAATTCTCGTTCTATACAGAACGGTTGGGGAAGGGGAGGGGGGGTATATGGAGTATTATTCGGGATATGGCTTCTATGAAGCCTGCGGTAAGTTTTCCAGGCTCAAAAACTATGCCTGGCTGTTTTTTTTTTAAGAAGGGATATGGACATCGCACATTAAGGAATATTAAAGATAACAGGATGGACATTCGGATGTAAAAGGAATAAGCGAAACCTTTAGCAGATGTGAGTTAATGCAGTCTCGTATAATTCGGTGGTGCTGATTAGGTTATCGTAAGGAACAACACGATTGATCTCTCATCCGCGTCCCAGCAATCAGGCCTATGTCCCTCTCCTGTGGCCAGCTCACTGGCTGTGCACTGTGCGATTCTAAGTGCTACAGTCGTGAGCAGATCAATGGATCGGGGCTCGCGCAACACTACTGTAATTAAATATTCGTTTATGAATTATGCAAATATGCACAGATAATATATACAGGGATGCACAGACATACTCCTATGCACCGATACACAGGCACATAGGCAGATGTCGACATTAACGAATATACAGGCACGGACCTCCAGGAACATATGGAAAATACCTCATCGCAGAGACGCTTATGCAGGAGTAATCTGCGTTAAGTCGTTACTGGATTGTAACGGCTATCCGGAGACTCTCTTCCCCTTTTGCTTGTTCACTGTGCGGCATTATTACATTTACACCGGTAATGCTGCGCATGAAAGAGCGAACGGAACGAGGCTCGTACGACATTACAAGAATAGTTTGAATTCTCGGGATAATCTCCCGATGGCCTCCCCCTTATGCTTTCTCTACGATGTGGCATTGTTTACGCGGCAGTGCCACGTGTGAGGGGACGATCGGGACGGGATCCATTACGTAAAATTTAGATCTTTTGTAGAAATTCAATTCCCTTCCCCTTTTACTTTGTTTGATGTGTGCCACTGTTGTACCGATAGTGCCGCGCGTGAAAGAGTGAACGGGAAGGGCTTACGTAAAGAACTGTCGGTGCCGGTACGGGGGGAAGCTGTAACGCATTTCGAGTCTTGATAAAGCAGAGCATGAAAATTAAATCGTAGCTCCTAAAAACTAACGGTTCGTGGTTTTTTTTTTTACCTTAGTGCGTTTGTTGACGGAAATGTCCGCCATTATTTGAACGTCTGTGCGCATGCGCGATGAGTGCGCAGGGCGTATATAGCGCAAGCGCGCAGGGCTGGTTCGGGTAAGGCGTTCACGCATGCGCCAGTTATGCATGACGCGCATGCGTACGGTGGAGTGTATCTGCGCATGCGCGTGTGTCGAAAACCAGGCATGCGCAGATAACCATACTTACGGCGCATGCTTGTTTTGGGTAATTGGTCTGCGCATGCGTTTTGTGTGTAGAGGGCGCATGCGTACTGCCGTAAGCGGTCTGCGCATGCGTTTTGGACTGCGCATGCGTTTTGTGTGTAGAGGGCGCATGCGTACTGCAGTAAGTGGTCAGCGCATGCGGGTCGTGTGTAGAGGGCGCATGCGTACTGCAAAATTTATTGTGGTCCTGGTTTTCTGCTATGCAGGGGTCGTGGGAATTTTCTCATATACATTTAAGGGTCCTCATAGTCTTGTGTTCCAGTATTATCACCTTTTGATGCAAACTCCTGTTCATTTTAGTGTTTCGATGCTATAGTTTATGCCCCATCGAATGGAAATTTTCAATAAACAAAATGCATCTCACGGTCGTGGAATTTTAAGTTGGGGGTCTCCAATATCACGTGTTGGTGGAGACCCAATAACAGGGAAATCGCCCGAGGCATTACGGGTACGGTTCCATGGATATATAATGCAGGGGGTGTGGGTTTGATGAGCAGTTGGGGCGGCAAAAATGCAGGCGTTGTTGCTAGTATTGGTTCTATTCATAGTACAGATCTATTTGTTGCCTGGAAATGGTAAGTAGGGGAAGAGAACTCTAGACTGGAGGTTGTGGAATACGCTATACTGATGTAACCAGTACTCGTAAAAGCTGAGGGGTTTCGTCTCTGGCATGTCCAGCAATGGTGGTATAAGGAAAGGTAGCACGGGGGATGGTGTTGTTCTGATAAATGCATGCTCTTAATAATGTAGGCATATCACTGGAGAGTCTCGCTGTCGACAAGAGGTGCAAGTGCGTGAAAGTCACTAATCGGCCTACTGGCTTGGGGCCTATTATCGCTGTTGACGTGATACCACCGGGTATACACTGCAGGAGGACTGAAATTATGTAAGTAAGCTCTATTACTTGGCCAAAATATGGGGTTGTCATCTTAGGTGTAGTGTCTGGCTGTAAAGCTAATTTGGTTAAGGTTTTCCCTTTTGTAGCTTTGCTCTCAAGAAGAACAGGAAGGTATGTGTGGACCCTGAGGCGCCTTGGGTACAGCAGTTTATTAAAAAACTAGAACGACAGCATCGCACAAGGAAGGAAAATCTGATGGTTGGAGAAGATGGTGGCAAATCGACCGTGGGACCGGTAAAAAACACAATTGAGCCCACACCTCCTACTATTGGTTCCCATATCTGTCTTTGATTAATTGCTACCTCCTGTAATTAAAAGAAGGCACTTTTTTTTCCGATTTTGACTCCTCGTACATATATCGATAATGTAGCTATTGGATGGAGCAGGGATACGGTCTACGAACTGGATGTAGTAATGCAGGCAGGTGTACAACTGTCTGTCGGCCGCGAGAGGTTTTAGGGCCCCGCGGGTTTATTCAGTGCTGCGCCGATTCTACCCGCAGGACTCGCACATTTCTGAGGGTATCGGACTTCTCTATCCCCACATATTCTAGCAACGGTTCTCCATCGCGCAATTAAAGCACGATTAAGTACCCCAAGTTCACTGACTCTTCGTGCAAAAGGGGGAAAAAAGAAAGCCGAGACCACAAGATGGCACTGACCCCGTGCACGGGGATCTGCGGGACGGGTGATGACCCGGGGGCATCGCACTGCGCTCAGCCCAAGCCCCAGGGCCACGTCTTTGTGCACGCTCATGCCCTGCACGGCCCACACGTTTGCCCACGCTTATTGCGGAGCGTGCCGAGGCAGAGGACGGCTCCTGCCGGGACAGGGCTCCGCGCTGCGCACCGCCACACGTCCAGGCCAGGACTCGGCGCCTGGGCGCCCGGCACGGCCGCGGACGGACCCCGGTAGCCCCGAGCGGCGCCCAGCGGGCACCACCTGCGCAGGGACCGGGCTCGAGCGCCCACCTCCGCGGGGGGCCCGTTCGGTCTACTCACAGAGCCCCGCGCGCGGCTCAACGGCTCCAACGGTCGTGCGCGCGGGGCCGCGCGTGTGGGAGCGACGCCGTCCGCGCGCCCCACGGCGCAGGGGGGCGCGGGGGTTGCCCCGGGGGCGCCGCTCCCGTGTTGCTCTGCTGGGGGCGCGGGGCCGCGCGCCGCATCTCCCGGGCGCCGCCGAGGCTGACAGAGGCGAACTCTTCGCGGCGGCAATGGCGGGTGCCGGCCGACCGCGGCCTGCGGGCGAGGACCCCAGGGCGGATGGGGGCGAGAGGACCCCTCGCTGACGTTTTTTTTTGTTTGCCGTGGAGCCCCTTTCGGTCCTTTCTCCCGCGTCCGCCCCACCCCCTCCCCGCCGCGGCGCCCCCTGGGGCGGCTCCCCTAGCCCGCTGAAAGTCAGCGAGTAAACAGCGGGCGGAGGGAGCGCGGCGACAGTACCATCAATACCTCCGATTAGGGTTAGACACAGCGGAGCCTTCCACCCGCCACGTGTGCCGGGGGAACCCCGCGTGGGGCTCTTGTAGCTTCCTCCGCCTACGCCCACCGCGCGCCTATTGGCCGGGCTGTACGCTGCCGCGTAGCTATTGGCGGCGGGGAGGAGAGCGAGCAGAGAGGGGCCGGTGCGGGAGTTTGGAACTCCGCGGTCATTCATCTCCCGCCACGCCCCATGCACGTGCCCCGCCCCTTCCTGTGGGCCGGGGTCTGCGGGATCGGATCCGGGGGCTGCGAGATGCGGGCTGAGCTTTCCCGCCCTGGATTTAGCGCAGAACCTCGTTAAAACATGTCCTGTATCTACCTATAGGAAGAGCGTTCGAGTTATTGGATGGAGCAGGGATGTGGTCTACGGACCGGATGTAGTAGTGCAGGCAGGTGTACAACTGCCTGTCGGCCGCGAGAGGTTTTTGGGGGTTAGGGTTAGGGTTAGGGTTAGGGTTAGGGTTAGGGTGGGGGGTCGAGAAACAGGGGGGGTCTAATTTCACACCACGGAGTCACCACTTGCATAATCCAAGTTTGCGTCACATCACAGGTGGTATGTGCCGGTTCCAGTGTGGATTTCCGTGCTTTGAGCTCGGGATCGAGACTAGGTTCACGGTTAAGACATCTTCAGTATGAGTGGGAAAGTGTCTTATCGCCCCCGGATTCTCCCATCCTCTACATTATATTTGGCTTATTTTGGATGGGGGTGAGGGGGGGTGAAAATTTGGGGGGTTAGGGTTAGGGTTAGGGTTAGGGTTAGGGTTAGGGTTAGGGTTAGGGTTAGGGTTAGGGTTCAGGGTTAGGGTTAGGGTTAGGGTTAGGGTTAGGGTTAGGGTTAGGGTTAGGGTTAGGGTTAGGGTTAGGGTTAGGGTTAGGGTTAGGGTTAGGGTTAGGGTTAGGGTTAGGGTTAGGGTTAGGGTTAGGCCTAGGGTTCAGGCCTAGGGTTAGGGTTAGGGTTAGGGTTAGGGTTAGGGTTAGGGTTAGGGTTAGGGTTAGGGTTCAGGCCTAGGGTTAGGGTTAGGGTTAGGGTTAGGGTTAGGGTTAGGGTTAGGGTTAGGGTTAGGGTTCAGGCCTAGGGTTAGGGTTAGGGTTCAGGCCTAGGGTTAGGGATCGGTTGGCCGCTAGGGGTTCGACGAAATTTTTTTTTTATACAGTGTGTGGCCGCGAGAGGGTTAGAGGGCGCGTGCGCAGTCGGAGTTTTCCTATTTTCGGCCCCGCGCATGCGCGGTCATGTAGAGGGCGCGTGCGCAGTCGGAGTTTTCCTATTTTCGGCCCCGCGCATGCGCGGTCATGTAGAGGGCGCGTGCGCAGTCGGAGTTTTCCTATTTTCGGCCCCGCGCATGCGCGGTCATGTAGAGGGCGCGTGCGCAGTCGGAGTTTTCCTATTTTCGGCCCCGCGCATGCGCGGTCATGTAGAGGGCGCGTGCGCAGTCGGAGTTTTCCTATTTTCGGCCCCGCGCATGCGCGGTCATGTAGAGGGCGCGTGCGCAGTCGGAGTTTTCCTATTTTCGGCCCCGCGCATGCGCGGTCATGTAGAGGGCGCGTGCGCAGTCGGAGTTTTCCTATTTTCGGCCCCGCGCATGCGCGGTCATGTAGAGGGCGCGTTCCTGATTTCCTTCCGCTACCCGTGCGTTTGGCACAAGTTTGGCGGCAGCTCCAGCATCCGTTTTTGGAACTCGATTCCGATTACC